AGTCAGCTTACCTGGAACTTTCTTAGCTTTGCCCAGCTTACCGTCAGCAACTGGACCGATGCTCCACTGCATGCGGACACCTGGGGTCGTGCTACCGGTCGGAATTTTAGCACCGGACGAATCGAATTTGAAACTGCCATCGCTGTTACGCTCATACTGAGCAATATCAGTTTGCAGCACATCGAGGTACAGTCCGATAGTGGCCGGCTCTGGTGCATCATCAGGTTGGATACGCTGAAGAACCATCGCGTTACTACGAGCGAACATACGTTCGATCAGAGGCCATTGGTGAGTGGTGTATTGGCTACGCGGCTCGAAAGTCGCCTGCCCATACGTGTTGTTCGCTGTGGAGCCTAATGCCAGCAAAGGTTCGGTTGGACCCCAAGCCGCGTAAATGAATACGTGCGGCAGGTGAATCGGCACTACGCTCGATTCGTATGGGACCGTCCTTTTAGACTGGTCATCGACACCCAGTAGCACTGCGTTCGGCATCGCATTCTGAATTTGAGACATCGATAAATCTCCTGGGAGGAATAATGCTAAATCAATACACCGGTGTATTACTTAGCTACTACTACTGTTACTAACTTTGTGCATCTAACCGCCAACCACTCCGGAGTGAGACACCGTAAGGTGTAAATGTTATGGTTCAGGCGATTTACCACATCATAGTCATTAGTAAAAAATAACACAGTATTTATCATCTACACGAGGTATTAGTCCATGTTTAAAAGTCCATATGAAGCGACTGCGATTCCTCCCTACGACGTTCGTGGGCTATTTAAGGACGTTGAGGTCGCACGCACGGAAGGTAGCTTGGTATCGGGGCTAATCCCTGACGCGCCCGCTATCCTCTCCATTTTGAACGATGCAGATGTTCCGGTCATTGCGCACCCTATCACTTTCACCTCGGTAGTTGATCGCAAAACTTACACAGCGGTAGACCTGCGTCCTTACCGTTCTCAGATTCGTCGTATCGGTGAGGCCAACGTAGAACTGCCTAACAGCGGCCCGGTCCCTTTCAACCTGATGCGTGCTCGTTTGCAACAGCTATGGAATCAGACACCAACTCCTGACTTCCTGAATGTCAGCAGCTTACCGGCTACCGTGTACTCCAACTGGATTGCAAACACACTGGCTAACAAACTGTCACTGGATGTTCAGACGACTATTGCTATTCAGGCGTTAGCTGCATTCTGGTTCTTATGTCAGTTTGAAGACGGTCCGCAACGTGAACTTGATGAGCGTGAGCGTACCATGTACTCGAAGGCAGTTGACCGTTTGACCCGTATCCCGCAGATGCGTGTTTACGATATTCTTTCCGGTTATGGTAAAACTATCAACAACGCGAAAGAATTCATTGAAGCCGTTAAGACGCTTAACAGTGTTCGGGCGGGTGGTCTGACAGTTGGTTTGCTTTTCACCACCATTGCGACTAGCTGGTTTGGTAGCACTGCTGTGCGTGAAGTTGTTGGTGTTGCGGTTGAATACCCACCGACCTTCCTTGCTATGCTTTGGGCTGCTTGTCAGGAAAGAACGTATCGCAATACACCGATCGGTCAGTTGGTTCAACGTCTCGGTCGCGATGGCGAAGATAAACGTTTCGTGAACGGACTGGGGCTGTTGCTTAAACAAAACGAGGGCTAAAGATGGACCTCAAGGAAAAGATGCTTGACTTTGTCACGAAGAACATCTGGTGCAGTCCCAAACAGGACCGTCAGGCTATCTTCAAGTTGGCAAGGTTGACTGAGTTCGGTGGTTCTCGCCACCGGTTCAGCTACGGCTGGACAAACCTCACGTTGCCAACTGACGATTCACTTTACCACGTATACGAGATCGGACAGAACTGCCCCATTGAGCTGGGCCTGTTCCCTCAACGCGGTACATGGATTACGTTGGCTGACTTGTGTACCACTCAGGGTATGGTCGCTGACCTTTACCTTAATAACGGCGTTCAACTCCCACGCACACAAGCGTACATTTGTCGTACCCACGATAAGAGCTTTGTTCTGTGTGTGAAGGAGATGTTACGCATTTCTGACCTTAATAATGAAGACCTGAATCTACGCATCTATACAGATGCTTACTTTGGGTCATCTCGTGGTGAAGACAAACGAGATCTGCTGGTTTGTCGCGGTGGTCTGATGAAGACCGTGGCGGATATCAATGCTTTACAGGCTGAAATCCAAGAGATCAAACCAAAGGTGGGTTACGTCAACATTTGGCATAACGGTCGCTATGTTAATAATGTATCGACTGCTAAAGTTAAACCGGGCGATTACGTTGAGTATTTCTACGATCCGTCTATCGCAGCGGTTATTGACTTCCCTATGTCCTCACTCCCGTCGTTCACGTCAAGCCTGGACAAGCTAGCCAAGTTTATCCTGCATCCGCCTAAGCGCGGCGATGAGGAAATTTACTTCCGAGACGACATCGACATCTACCTTATAAAGAAAGAGTCAAACGGAAACTACGATGGTGTTTACTATCATCGCAACCGTGAGAACTCGCTTCGTATGGTAACGCATCGCGACTATTCGATTCCTTCTACTTATGTAAAAGGGTTCGTGAAGGACGACACCGTCTGGCAGAACGACGCGAAGAATCTGATCATCCGTGTTCAGGTACGAGAATCGGGCTATGCAAGACCACTGGTGCACGAAGCTAACCGAATCCATGAGTTGTATAAGCTTTCGGATAAAGACATCCTGCGTGGTTTACAGGGCCTTGACAGCGTGCTGAAAGAATGGACCGCCGATTGGCTGGAAAGTTCGATGTACACGTACCTGATGTCGTGCTGGTATCACGAACTGAATGCTGACGATTCGATCACTGCATTGGGTCACAACAGCATGACGGAAATCGTGGGTCAAACACCACAGAAAGTTATTCATCTTCCGGGTGGGTTTAACTACGTGGAGTTACCATGGGGTCTTCAGCTCAACTCGACAGTCTACGAGTACGATGCTGATGGTCTGCTGTTGGGTTGGTATCGCCATACCTCAGGGTTGCGCTATTATCCACGTAACAGTAATGCTGAACTGGTTGAAGGGATTTCTGGTGAGGGCACTCAAAACGTTGAGGCGTATTATGGCAAGGTTGATCTGACGTTAGATCCACTTAAGAGCTATCGCTTCTATGTTTCTGATGTGCGTAACTCGGCAACGAAGAACAACTGGAAACAAATCACTGAAGACGATGGCTACTACAAGATCGTTGACGGGGTGGTAGAGTGGCTCTACGACGAATCGCGTAAGGTCTGCGTCACTGTTACCGACAGCAAGTTCCTGGCGTATCGTCTGACCATGGAGCAGGACGACGGTTTCTTCCGCTTCCATTTAAACTACACTGACGTACAGGGTGTGGTCTTGGAAGTTCCGGTGGGTAAGATCGAACTTTGGCTTAATAGGCACAGCTTGATTCCTAACCTGGACTTCTTTGTCAACTATCCAGAAATTGTGGTGGTCAACAAAGAGTGGTTGAATGTCGATGGTGAAAATAACATCGATATCCGTTGTACGGATTGGGCGCAACCCGATGGTACGATGAGACCATTTCCAGATTACGGCTTCGTTCAACATGGCGTTCTTTCAAACGACCGCATCTACCAGATTCGCGACGATCACGTTATTCGTGTGGTGGCTGACGGTAGAACATTCCATCGGGATGATTTGGTGTTTGCTGAGCAGCGCTACGGGGTGCGCGTAAAGGAAACTGCTGCGGTTGAGGACGGTCGTCCGTATTGGATCTCTGACGTGCATGTTCCGTTACCAGGCATCACTGACTACGATGGCGATGTGTTACGTGAACAGGCTGAGGATTTGGATAAGCGGGTAGGTGACTATCTGATGACCAAACTGAATCCACCAACCTTCACTGATTTGGCCACCACTAAATGGCGTTATCGTCTGTTCAGTCCGATCATTACCAAACTCATTTCTGACATTCAGAAAGGGTGGTTCGATCCGCCACAGATGCCCGCACCAGATCAAACAGTTATGGAATCGCTGAAGGACTATGAGTATATCCTTGAGTATGAGCCAACAAGAAACGGTGTTGACCTCGAGTATGTTACCGTTCACCCGCATCCGTGGGCTAAGACGAGAACAGTGACTCGCAGTCAGTATCTGTTCCTTGAAAGGATTTGTCAGCTTTACCTTAGCGGTGCTGTTGACTTGACCCAGTTCGTCACAATCAAAGGTTAATGACAATGACCGATTCTACTCAGTACCCACCGATTGGTACGTTAGATCCCAATACGGATACTATCCCGGAGCGCGACTCAGAGCGTGGCTTCCGTTGGTGGCATATCCGTGAGATCTATACCGGACCGAACGGTAAGGGCAAGTATGTACCCAATCCTGACGACGGTGTCATTGATTGGGAGAATGGTATCAAGCGCGTGCTGGAAGTTGACTACACCACGGGTGAGTCTCGACTGGAGCGTTGGTACATGCCACGAGACCCAAATGCTGATACCGACTATGACATCATTCTCGGTTCTGGCCCAGGACTGTTCCAGTCTGAAAGCTCGCGTATCTACTTCAATGGTGCGGTAACGCCACACACACTGAACATTGACCGCCAGCTGTATATCTACGGTCGTGAAGCTAAATGGGCTAAGATCTTCCGTGGTTATAATACCGGTGAAGGTTATACCCCAATCGGTATCTGGTACGACGGTAACGGTGTAAGTCCTAACGAGAACATTCCACTGGAACTCGTTGGCACTAACAACATCACTAACGATGCAATCTACGTGGCTGTACAGGCTTACACGACGACCACGCTGAAAGAGGGTGAACCGTGTACTGTTGTGTTCTACGGTGAAGACGGTAGCGTTCTGAGCCGCTCTGTGCTGTTCACTTCAGTAACCACATTTACCCGTCCAGTCGAAATCGGACAACGCGTTATTACTGGCATCGAGCTGGTTTCTCCGAACCTCAATAAGTCTGATAAGACTGTGTTGAACGTTCCGTTGAACACCACCATCGAAAGTCTGATGATGATGTGCCGTGTTTACTTTAACGACGGCTATCAGGATTACCCAATCGACGGCAGTAAGGTCAAACTCGAAGGTATGGAGCAATACGTCTCCACAATCGAGGGCGAGCGTATTCCGTTGGTGCTGACGTATATCCTGAGCGATGAAGAATCCAGCATCGTGGGCAGTGAGAACGTTAAGCGCTTTATTGCTAAGGCGTATAATGCTCGCAGTGTGGCAGCCGAAGGTGCGTATAGCCTCAAGCTGTTCCCAATCCCTGTCTGGGTTAACGAGTTCGTTGGCTATGAAATCGAATGGTATCTGTATAACGCAGATCGTAAGCGCGCGTACTACGCAACGCCATACGTCGAGTGGAACCCGAACACGCCGGCCTTCCGTCCGCTCAAATACGGTATCCTGCAAGACCTGGGTGTTTCTGTCGAGGTGTCTAAAGTTGACCCTTCACTGAACCCGCATTTACATACCCAAAACCTGGGCATTACGCTCATGGGTAATCCATTATCTAGCGACACGCCGTGGCTTCTCCGCTACAGTCAGAACGCAGATAAGGAATATGGTATGAATCTGTCTGCTGATTTCACTTTCAACAAAGTCGGCAACTGGTCTGTAGATATCTCCTGTGGTATCACATCGCTCGACCTGTGGTTAGATCAGGTGTTCTATCGTACCCAGCCTCTGTTCATCGAGGGTGAGGAACTGAAAGCACCTACACCGACCCACTTCCGTCTGGTGATGAACGATATCGTTACTGAGTATCCTGTCGGTTCCTGGAACGCTACAATTGCGTCGCGTACTGGAATGAACGTCGGTGAGTCTGTTGTGATTCAGTTTATCCAACGCCTCGCTAACGTTGATCTGCAATTGGGTAGTTCACCACTCGTTGTGCATCATCTGAACACGACTAAGACCAGCTAAGCAAAGGGCGTAGGGGTTTCCCCCTACGCCCAGTGCCTTGCCTCTATGGAGTCTTAACAATGATTTTATTCGAACAAGATTGGAAGCTCTACCCTACTGCTGTCGTCCATTGGGAGACCAGTAACCAGTCCTTTAAGGACATGGCAGAGCTGTACAAAGCAATGGGTGTACGTAACTGTACTTTCATGCTGTCATTACTTCAGCCCGAACTCAGACACGTCGATCCTTTTGCGGCAGACCTTCCAGCCGAGATTAAGAATAAGATCGCCATTGAGTGTCGGTTTAACCCCTGGTATTACTATCGTGAGATTGTACGATTTGAAGCCGGTAGTGTTCCGCGTCGCTTCGTAGCAAACCGTGCAAACATTAGTCTGATCTGGAGCTTCTACAACCACATCGACTACATGTTAATCCAGCCACGTCAGACAGGTAAGTCTGGTTCGTCAGATACCATCAGTATCAACCTGATGTATTTCACGATGTATAAAGGGAAGATCTATCTGATTACAAAGGATGACGCGCTGCGTCGTTCTAACATCGACCGCTTAAAAGCAATCCGTGACCTGCTCCCTTCCTACCTCTGGGTGAAAGACCGGGCGGATGCTGATAACCAGTCAGAACTGACCTACAACCTGTTAGGTAATGCTTACGTGACAGGGGTGGCTCAGAAAACAGAGTCGGGTGCGTTAAACTTGGGGCGTGGATCTACGTGTCAGGTAACGCATATCGATGAGGTGCCCTTCTGTTCAAACATTGACATCACCATTCCTGCTGCTCTGGCTGCTGGTACAATGGCACGTCAGATTGCGCGTGAGAACGACCAGCCATACTCAAACATCTTTACAACAACGGCAGGTAAGAAGGATACCCGTGAGGGCGCATATGTCTACGAGATGCTCTCTGACGCTGCTGTGTTCGATGAGTCATACTACGACCTGAAAGATCAAGATGAACTGCGACGTGTGCTGATCAAACGTATCGGCAAGAAAGGCGCGCGTATCATGATCAACGGTACGTGGAGCTATCGCCAGTTAGGCTTGACTGAAGAATGGCTGCGTGACGCGTTACAGAACTCCGGTGCAAAAGGTGAAGAGGCCGACCGTGACTTCTTCAACCGCTGGACGTCGGGTTCACTCCGTTCGCCGCTGTCAACTGAGCTTAACAACATTATCCGTGATTCTGAGCGCGACCCTTTGTGGACCGAGTACAGTAAGGATGGTTATAGCATCGGGTGGCATATCCCTAAAGCCCAACACGAGAAGTTCATGGAGAGTTCGCATGTCCTGCTCGGAATGGATACCTCGGAAGCGGTAGGTCGAGATGCCATCGGGATGGTATTTGCAGATATCCGCGATATGGGCACTATCGGGGCGGGGCGTTGTAATGAGACGAACCTGATTAAGTTTGCTGACTACATCGGTGAACTGCTAATTAAGTATCCGAACATTACCCTGATCATTGAACGTAAGTCTACAGCACAGACAATGATTGATGCCTTGTTACTCCGTTTACCACTGCAAGGCATAGATCCATTTAAACGTATCTTCAACTGGGTTGTTGAAGAGATGAAAGTGGATAAAAATGCAGCGGCTATGGTAAACTCACCGGTTCGTTCTCGTGGTAGTTATTTCTACGATGACGTACGTAACAAGTTTGGATTCAATACGACAGCTGAAAGTCGCATGACGCTTTACGGTGAAGTTTTGCCAGAAGCGGCCAAACGCGCTGGTCGAGTTACTCGCGATAAAACACTCATCAATGAGATTACTTCTCTCGTTGTTAAGAACGGGCGTATCGACCATAAAGCATCTGGGCATGATGACATGGTAATCAGTTGGTTGTTGAACTTCTGGTTTGTCATGAAAGCTTCTAACCTATCTCACTACGGTATTCCTCGTGGTGCGATTATGTCGAAGACTATGGCGGATGCGGCTACTCCTGAAGAACGCCGTGCAGCAGCTGAAGCTGAACTCCAGAAGGCTTATCGTGAGGAACTGGACGAAGTCGTTGACGAGTTAAAAAGTACAACCAACATGTATGTTGTAAGTAAACTCGAACACAAACTAAACGTTCTGAATACTAAGATCAAAGCAATGGGTGGTGAAAGCTTCTCACTGAACGAACTCTTAGAGGACATTAAGGATGCTCGTACCAAAGCCATGCGTGTGCGTAGATTCTAACAGGACGTGCCCTCCACAGGCATAAAACCCCGGACTATTTGTTTGATTCATAAATCAATGCGGGCTGGTACAAAAATACCAGCCCTGGAGATTTCCATGTTTAAGCTACTTGACTATTTCAAGACGCAATTCACAGCAAACACTTTCGAGGTCGAGCACGGTGCTGTACCGCATCGCCTTGATACAGCTACGCTTTCAGAACTGCGCATGTCAGTGATTGTTATGGCATTACCGGGCACCGTATTGGTTAAATGTCGTAGCCAGCGCAAACGGGTACCCGCAGTGCGCGTGTGGTGCGTTGAGGGACAGGAACACCGAATGTCTGGCCATATGGATGCCTTGAAACCAAAAGACGGCACAACGCTTCACAGCAAGGTTTATTTGGGTACGGACATCATGGCTAACATGCGTGACTTTATCCTCGCAATTAACAAAGCTCGAGCAGTAGAACGCATCCTCGCTTTAGAGAAATAGTATGCTGTCCTCTTTAGGAGGGACGAAGCATGCTGAAGCTACTCAAGCTTTATTTGCGTAAAATAAAAATAGTGTTCGATATCATACGAACGAGCCTACGTAAACGACGTAAACCCGTACTCCTCCATGGGGAGCTAGTATATCGTTTACACAGCGTTCGGTTTCTTGGTGAGAGCCTTCCAGTAACAATTCTGATCTGTTGTTTTCAGCAACAGTATTGGCATTACAATGGTCGGGTCTATGTACCGTCCGGAATCTATAAGGACTGGGTGATGTTCTATCAAGATCCAAAAGCGCCAACTGCAAGGGCACGCACCATAGTGGTGTATCCCTCAGCGCATCAATTAACAAATGTATTTGACCATTACGTGGCGTATCTGGAAACAACGACCAGAGGAGGTTACACGTAATGTAGGAGAGACTTACATGAACATCGATCGGAGATTCCTGGATCAGTGCGATCTAGTTATGGGTCCAGCGATTGCATTGGCCCATGGCGAGGAACGCCAGCGTATTTTGACTTTGTCACCTTTTGCGGTGCCTATGGAACAAGGCATCTGTGTTATTCAGAACCCAACAGGGAGAATGGTTTTCTATGGCGTATCGGTATCCAATCTGTCACTGGGTATTCCTGAGTGTCTGGTAGGGTATATTGCCGATCGGGCTACTCGTGAAAATGGGGGGCTGTGGAAATTGTGTGGTTACGGGTTAGGCTTTAGCATTACCCGTGCCGGTGATCGCTGGATGGCGACCCTCGGTAATTCACCAATGGCTACCTTTGATGCCCCACACGTTAACGGCGTAGCTAAAGTAACCAATCTGCAACTGTTAGGCTTTGGACCGTCTGAAGGTATTGATGGATTCACTGCGCAGCTCGCTGGTCTGATTGAACGTTATCTGTAGTCCACTGTGGAGACTCTCCTTCGGGGGAGTCTCCTATGCCCCATCGCATTTTCAGATATATACTACCCCGGTGCGAAGGACATCTATTTAAGGAATCATCCATGCAAACACTATTTGATAATTGGGAGGCGATCACTAAGGCCGACCGTGCACTAAAACGAATTGGCGGTAAATGGCTTGACTACAAAAATGAAGTTGTAGGAGAGTTATACACCCCAACCGACGAAGAAGCACCTAAGGCTTTCTGGGTACTGATTGGTTATTACCATGAAGACTACAGCGGACCGGTGTTGTACGACTTACTAGCGTTTCGTGGAAACGGCGACGTGGGTGAGTTGGATAATCAGCTATTGACACTACTGAGCATTACCACACCGCCATTTATCGAATACGATCTGCTTGCATGTGGGGATATGGAGATCATTGACACTGGAGAGGGGTCAGTCGAGTTCCTGTTAGAAGACGAACGTTTTGCCGAGGTGTGGGTCAATGATGACAAACATCCGGAAGTCGAGTCGGAATTATTAACAGGTCGCTCCGTGGACTTCTTACGAGAAAAAGTCTGGAGTGCATATGAAAACGCCAACGGGATCTTTAACCAATAACGAGATCCTAGGAGTAGTTGATCGTTTCGTCATAACGCGAGTAAGCAAACGTATGATCTTTGGCTGCGGGAATAAAGAGATGAAATTCACGCCCGCTGGATTACGACATTTAAAAGCCGAAGTAGGTGACACCTTTTACATGTTCCAAGGTGGTTTGGTTGGTATAGCCAAACCCGACATGTTTATGACTACTGCCAAACTCAATGAAAATGCTAGGTTCTTTAGTGGTTTCATTGACGCCAGGCGTCGCAGCATCCGAAGTGAGTTTTATGTACGCGCAATATACGAAAACGACAGGCACCATTGGATAGCAGCATTCCCGTACAGTGTACTGAACGGAATGTGACGGCATAAGGCAAGGGACCGTTGGGTCCCTTGCCTCAGCCTTTTCTTTTTTGTTAGAAATTGTGCTTAGTTAAAGTACGCAGCACAATGTAAAGCAACACGGCACCACGATCTGGTGCAACGACGTTGCTACGCCCTGGTGGTAGCGCGGCAAGTACGAGTTCATCGCCTAACTTACGCATCTTCAACACACCAGGGTGTGTCTCACGAGAAGCCATGTAGCTTTTCTTCAGCGTATCCATAATAAGCGGATAATCGTTAGTGCGAATGTTCTTACTTGTCATTACTTCGAAGGCATGTAACAGTGTCTCTTTGCAGAGTTCCTGCACACCGGGATACTTAGGATCACCGTAACGATCGGACAACAGATTCAGCGATGCTTCCACCAACCAGTCGCGCGACGTAGACATCTTACGGTTAACCAAACGCAGAATCTCTTTACGAACGAATCCACGTTTGTCGTTAACGATGCTGGTCAGATAGTTCATGCCGTCACGGATAGCAGAGGTTTTGTCTTTGAGGTACATACCATCCTCACCTTCCACCATCGTTGATTCTGACAGCACACCTTTACCTGCATCTTTAACCGTATAGAACACGGCAGTGATGTTCTTAACGATACTGCGCAGACGCCCCTGCACGTCAGTGATAATGTAAACCACTGCTTTGGAGTCGGTGAAGTCGGTGAAGGCTTTCCGGTGGATGCTCTTAGGCGCAATGATATCGATTGCACGCTCTTTAATCAGTGCACCCCAACTACCAGTCACCTTCAGGTCGAACTTCTTCGAGAGAGCGTTATACGTCGCCTGAGCAACAGATAATGCTGCGGGGTGTGGGAAGTAGTGGAACATCAGGCTCGATAAGAACTTGTACTGGAGAATCTCCATCGCTGCAATCTGTGCTTCCAGTTTCAATTTGGCTGGAATGTTTGCGTGCTCAAGCAGGTGCAAGCAATAGATCATCGAGTGGTTAGTCTCGTCAGCACCACGTACCCAACTTGCATCAATGCCTGGTACAGCGTGCAGTTCTTTCCGAATGGCAATCTCATCGGCACCATTCAGAATTACATCGTACCACTTATCGAGATCGGAGTTCACCCAACGCAATGGGTAAACACCAATGAGCGCTCCGCCAAAGAACCGGACATGGTCAGGATTCTTATTAACGAAGGCTTTTGCATAGTCAATGATCTTCTGTGCAAACTTAGCATCAGCAACAATATCAGGACATTGTCGATCAAAGACCGCCTTTAACGTATCAGCCATAGCGGTTCCTTAGACATCATTCATTTTTCAAATACATATTATTTCCGTGTAGATAGCCCAATAAGAGGAGAGAATTAATGGCTACCCTGTATTATGATCAGAACAAAGGCGTAATGCGCTTTGTTAAACAAACGCTGGTACCCCGACCGGGCATTGTAATTCTCGCTTCAGGTGAAGCAACCATTGTCTGCAATATGGCTGGTGGTAACTATTACGTTAGCGTTGGGGACGTAAAAGAAGCACTGGTAATTCGCCCGCTGATAATGAATCGAAAGATCTCATTCCAGGTTAGCACAAACGGTTTAGCAAAACTTAGCTTGAACCATTATACGATGGAGATCGCTCGTTCGCTGGAAACTCTGCGCAATGGCTCCTATCTCCACCGTATGTTCTGGGACTTCGTTGGCGTTCCTAATCGCGCGGTCGTTGACCTTGATACGGTTGTAAGTGTGCGTCTGATCGAACCACTGGTCAAAGGTCAAAACCCGCTGCGAGTTTGCGAGGGTTACTTCCTTAGTACACGCACCTTGTTCTTTGCTACCCCTGCTACCCGTGGCCTGGCTACCGTAACGCGTTATCGTATTAACCGCATCGATGCCGACACCGTGGAAGCAATTATCCCGGACCGCGAGCATGCTGCCTAATCACATTGTCAAAGCTTTCAATAACTACATTGTCGGTTCTAAGATCGCCAGTGCTAAACCACGTTTAAAATCATTTATGCACACTATGCTATATCAGTGCCGTAAGGACCTGGTTGCATGTAAGCATGAAAACTATAGCGTAGAGGTTTCACCTAAACGCATTACCGTTACTTTATCAGGTGACAAGTTCACCATCCAGACCTAACTCTCATAAGGAATACGAACATGATTACTGCACACGCTAAAATCCCTACCTTTGCTACTGAATACGCTCTGTCAGTTTTCCCGATCCAAGATAAGAACCTTGGCGTAGGTGGACGTAGCACGTACGACATCAATCTGGACAATGCGCAGTTTGTTCGCATTATCCGTGATATTGCAAATGATCCTCTGGTAACGAAAGAGACCACTACGGCGGAGCTGTACAAACTCTACCCTCGCCTGAAGAAAGTTGCACGTAACGTACTGTGGACTACACCACTCAAGATTAACTGGGATTTGGAAAGCCCACTGGCTATCGAAGGTTTTGTGATGTATCGCGAAACACCGAAATCCAAAACCGTGTGCATCGACATTGGTAAAACAACGCTGAGGTTCTAATGCAGACTTATCGCTGGGTTAAGACCTCTAAATCGGATTTCTTAGAGATGCGTGAAAACAATGCAGTGATCATGCGACTGAACAAAGAAATCAAGTTGAAAGACATTGTCGTCCTTTTTACCGCGAATGATGTGGTCCACGTATACGCACTGGAAAACGGTGATGCTGTTATACCGGAAGATTACGGTAAAGTAGCAGATCGTGCTCGCCTTCTTGTTGCCAATGCAGCAAAGGGAACAGTTCGGGTTATGGGTCAACTTTGGATGAATAAAGTTGCCAGCTCCATAACTATCGCTAACGTGACTTTAGGCTCGATCACTGACGGACGATTCACGTTTAGCACCACGGGGTTAACTAACCTCTCGTGTCGGGGTGTGAAAGTGTCGGACAGTGAGCGCTCACTCAATCGCGTGGCTCGTTTGGAACTTCTCCATAGCGAGGCATGTTAAGAGGACACTAACGTGCTTTTCTCAATCTTCGAACCTGAAATAAAATCAGCAAGTGTAGTTTCGACACCGGGCGGTGGTTTTACCTTGGGTTTTACCCTTGGCTATAAAACCTCCAGTTCGACGCGTGCCGATGCACACGTACCAGTTAGTCAGATCCCGCATCCTGGTCGACCCTCTGAACTCCTGGCATGGGAAGAGTCTTACATTCTCAAGCCGGGCACTATCAGTGGTCACTATGGCGTGCTGGCTCAGTCTAACCAAAGCCTGGTTGCCAATCGTCTTGAGTTAGTCGGTAAACGACGCATTCAAAACGCTGGCGTTAGCATTCAGATTAACGAACCTACCGTCGGCGTGTTAGCTGGCTGGCTTGGTGTTGATCAGAATTACATCAGTATCTTTGCCGATAGTGTGCTGGGTGACAAACTCACTAAGCAACTGTTGCGTGCATTCGCTGACTTAAAGCATCCTACTGTCCGTGTATTGGACGCAGGTGTTTACAGTCTGTTTGCTCCTAATCTTGATGAGACCTTTTATCCTCATCATGCCTCTTTCAATACCAAGACCGTTGCAACCTTCACACAGTTCGGACTGAACTTAAACTTCCGTCTGGCTGAAAGTGTTCTGGTGGAATACGATCTCTCTGTCGACACAACAGATGAGATCTACTACCTCGATGCAGAAGGTCGCGTCGTGTCACCCAACTTCTTTAGTTGGCTTTCACGCTACTAATAAGGAATAGCTATGCAAACTCGTTACCCGGAATATGCTCAGATCAACGCCGTTCGTCAGCGCACCATGGATTTCCTTTATCAGAACGGTCGTTCGCTGCCACCGGTTATCGTTGATTTCATCAATGCCCTTCACGCAGTACCTGGCTTTGCTGTTGAGTATCAACCTGCCCCTGATCACCTGCTTCGTGTTTATACCACCGAAGACTGCAATCAGCATATGGTCGCCATCCATCTGGATACGATCGCACGTCTGAACACTGCCATGAACGGTGCCTACGATTGGTACCTGCCGGGTGCTTGTAACTTCACAATGAACTATTTCGCGTTACCTACTCGCGACGGTGGTGTATGGCTGCCGGTGTGGGAAGCGCGTACTGGTTCTATGGAGCATGGTCAGATGAGTATGACATTTACCCGCGCCTGGGGCGATGCCATCTTCAACTACCTGCGTGCTGCACGGTTTATTAACTAAACCGACGTTTCAATAAATTTTCAGATATATAAGACCCTTGTGAATGTGGAGAGTTAGTTCTCCACTTCCCTGGGTTTTATGCCCTTACTCCATTCATTTTTATAAGGTGTCAAATTATGTCTTCTACCGCTAAAAACGTAACTATCGCTACTTGTGTTGTTGTTGGTGTCGCTGCTATTGCTGGCGTTGGCTATTGGGCATGGAAACGTGCTAATGGTGACGCAGAGAGCCTGACCGAGAGCGTGGCGGCTGCTGTTGATGCAGCCGGTGATGCAGCAGCTGATGTTGTGCGTGAAGCGCAGCAGTAAGTACTGCAAGTCGGGGACCATAGTGTCCCCATCCTAAACTGAAAGAGAGGTTGTTTTTATGATGGCTCGCATCGCATGTGCTGTAGCGGGTGGTCTCACGAGTTATGTCGTAGATCGCGAATCCCGCAAATATGTCGGCGAGGAACATGAGCTGCTTCGCCGGGCAGCTGTGATTACTTCCGGCGTTGTCGTAAGTGTGGTTGTTGAGAAAGTCATTCGCTCAGTGACCGAATAAAGGAGGAGTTAACTATGATTGACTTCGATCTGAAAAACGTCTCGACCATCCTGGTGGGTGTGTCAATGGGACTGGGTGCTGCTGCTGCTACAACGGTCATCGTGTCCCCTAAGAAGGAAGGCGATGAACCAGCTAGCCAGTTTGAAACCCTGGGCGTTATGGTTGCTTGCACCGCAGTTGGTGCAGCGGCAGGTGTCGCAATCGATAGCCTGTTCCGTAAGCTCTAAACGTTTTACTTAAACTAGGCTGTATTTAAATACAGCCTAAACTCTTATTATGAAAAGGATCACCACATGTACCCTGAATTTCAGATGCGTTCTAAAGTCCCCGGTGCTAATACACTGCGTGACTGGATTAAGTCATGTACGGACTTAAACATCGTCGTGTACGCTAACCCGCGCAACGCTAGTCTCCTTAATGTGAGCGAAGTGGTTGGTCACATCGTCTGTGGTAAGTGTGACCCGGAGGAGTTGAAGAAGCTCACCCCCGGACCAGATGGCTATTATGTCATCGAGACGCACGACACTGATGCAGAGGACGGAGTGCATTTTAGCGAAGTCGGCCACTATGACAAGAACGTCGCTGTCAAGCATCTGAGGAACGGAAACAGTTCTATCTGCGCGATGATCCGTAGAACATACATCACAGGTAACGGGGCACATAACCAAGTCACGATGTTGGTAGAGCTGCTGAAGAAGATCGATGGCATTACCGTCATCGGTTGTCCTTTTGTTAAGTATCGGCTTATTGTAGTTGATACTAACGAAAACGAACAGATCGGGTATATCGATAACGACTATACCACCGATCGCCATGTTGTGATCTATGCAGGCAATCGAGAGCTTGCTGAAAAGATCGTCTTATACGTATAAAAGGAACACCACTATGAACGCATCAAATACTATCATCCTGAACGCAGACAACGATTTCAATGCAGAGATCGTTTTGAGCAGTGAACTGAGCATCAATACAGTGACCGCACTCGTTCAGCAGAACGGTGAGTTAGTACTGATGCGGGCATACCCAATGGTAGATCCATCTGATCGCCTGCTCCCAGAGTCGGTAATCGAAGCAGCTGTTGATTACGCAAAAGCTAACCGTATCCCATTTAAAGTATGGGCCGTTGGTGAAATGCGTATGAAGGACGGCGAAGTTAAGCTGGGTAAAACTGTAGTCGGTAAAGTCATTGGTGAGTCTATCGAGTTATTCGATATTCAGACCATGATTAAACGCTGCTTTCATTAATCCGCATCTGCGGGCATAAACTAGCCTCCCACAAGGGAGGCTAGCCTAAGACTATTTTTTTTTTTGGTGAGATTATGGAAACTAAAGCTGTTGAACCTGAAGTGGATGAAAACCTCAGTGTCATGGAAACCGAAGACGGTAAAGTTACCTTTAGTCTCGACTACGAGGTTGGTAATTTAGTGGCACTGTTAGTAGACGAAGCTAAGAACTATACCTTCGTTAAAATGGATCGTAGTCAGGACCGTTCAACGGGAAGCTACTACGAGCTGTTGCGTAAGTGGGTTGATAGTCGAGTTGAGGAACCCCATGCGTTACTTGACGCTGGTGAACTGATGCTAGACGATTCCGATCCGTTTACGCATTATCTCTACCTGGATGATAATCTGGTAGCGGTGGTCACTACGTACCCTATTCCTGGTCCAGCTACGTGCACGGCGTTGTACCGTATCAGGCAACCGGACCACTTGTATTACATGCACATTGCACATCAACTGATTGTGCCTGGCACTGAATATACCAGTGAGTTTGCCGGACGCCTGGCGGTAGCGTACTTTACCGAGCGAAACCGAACAGCCCGCGTATAATGCGGTTGGATGTCACGTAGTCAGCAGACACTTGAGCCTTACGCCACGTAGTGTCTTTGTACTCCTGGTACATCTCTTCCGCACTGGAATAGCGATCGATGATCTCTTTGAACTTGCCAACCGCCATACCGGACCAGACTTCATTTCGATCGATGATGATCTCCATGTTGTTAAAGATCCAGGCTTTGGTGGCCAACACACAGAGCTTAGCAAATGCACCATACAGCTCTGGTTTGATGTTAGAGAATTGATCGTCGTGGGCCAGTTTAACGTGCGCACCACCTGCAACTACTAGCCCGGAGTTATCGTTGATAAAGATAACGTTCTCACCAATAACCTGGGCATTAGCTGTAGAGATCTGTGCAATGTTACCATCGACGTCGCGCAGTGCCTTACCTGCCTGAAGGATAGGTGAGTTCTCACAGTTAGAGTTAAGCGAGTTAACCATACTGTAGGAACCACCGTAGGCAACTAATCCCTGTGCTACGTAATAAACTACATCCAACACAGACATTATGCTACGACCGTTAGTCATGCTCTTAGGAATGCGATAGATAAAGGAATACGCATCCGGTTGCATGGGTTTCAATTCACGGAATGGGATCAGTACTTGCTGCGCACCTTGCAGGCTACAGTCAGCCCAGACACGCTGAGAAATGACCTGATCACGAATAACACTGTCCAGGGAAACGTTTAACATCTGGTAGTGTTCGATTGTGTTAATAAAGGCGCGCTGTAGAATCGGAAGCGGAATGGTCGCTCTGATTTCTTGCAGTGCCTTATCAATGGCGTTCATACAACCTCCAATGGTATGGACTATTTTACAAAAATGAGGCTTACAATGAGTTTAGGATCTGTACGTATCTATGGGGTTGGCGGTTTTGGTATTAACACCACTCGCCCATGGGATCTGTCGCTGCCAGAAAACAAAGAACTGATCGAAGCCACTAATCTGCCGGAAATTAAGGTGGGTTACGTCGACACCAGTAAAACCGCTAACCTGCGCGGTGACGAACGTGACGAAGACGTGTATGTCGTTCCAGGTATGGACGGTGCAGGTAAACTGCGCATTGAGTCCCACAAAGCATTTACCGCAGATAACTCAACAAATCAGATTTTGTTGAACATGCCGCCGGAAGCAATGAACATCGTTGCCTTCTCTCTGTCTGGTGGTTCCGGTAACACCGAAGGTACTAACGTACTGATGGAGCTGATCAAACGCGGCGAGCGTGCGATTGGTATCGTTGTCGGCAGTAGCGAAAATGCGCTGACCGTTAAGAACACCCTGGATGCGTTAAAGACGCTGGACGGCAAAGCTCGTTCTAACGGGATGTTCATTCCGGTTGCCTACGAAGACAATGGTGATAACTCAGAACGTGCTGCGGTGGATGCTAAAGTAAAAGCAATCATTGCTGCTGTCAGTGTTATGTGTGGCCCGCGCATTACCGAGCTGGACACCGCAGACATCCTGAACTTCCTGCGCCCTGATCGTATCCCAGGCATCAACGTTAAACCACAGCTGGCACTGCTTGAAGTCGTTACCGACGCATCGCAGCTTTCTTCTGTGGCTGATCCAATTTCAATCGCATCTGTTATCAGCAATGCGGCTGAAACTCTGGGTGGCGTAATGCCAGACTATAGCACCGTCGGTTATCATCCGAAAGATGGTCGCGATTATCAGAGCTATCACTTTGTAGTGAGCGTTCAGGCGATCCCGGCTATTGCTGACATGGTCAAAGGCAAGCTCGAAGAAGTCGAAAAGCGCCGCGCTGCTCGTAAAGACAACCGCAGCATTATCGACGAGAAAGACCAGGCCACTGACGACGGTTTCTTTATGTAAAAACTGAGGCGGGTGAAAGCCCGCCGTTAAGGAGTTTGTAATGGGTATTCGTGAAGCACTTGCTGCTGAAGGCAATGCTCCAGTCGTCTTTATGGGCGGCACGAGCACTGGTCCGAAGTGGCGTGAGCGTCTCTGCCAGCAAGTAGGACAAAGTTTCCGTTGGTTCAATCCGATCGTAAGTGAGTGGACTGAGGAAGCCAAGGAAACCGAGCTGGCTGTTCGCGAAGAAGCGGACGTTATCCTTTATGCTATTACGCCGTATCAGGAAGGTTGCTACAGTTTCCTCGAGATGACTGAAGACGCGATCCGCTCTGAGAAAACGGTTGTGGTGGCATTCCTACCAAGCTTCGAAGACAAAGCCTTTAGTGAACAACAGTGGAGTTCCATTGTTTCCGCTAAGCGTCTTCTTGAGCGTAACAATGCAACTGTTCTGCTGAGCATGGAAGAAACGATTGACTGGTTCAATCGCTTTAACGATAAAACGCCTGACGGTAAGTTACTGGACACCCAGGAACTCGTGCGTAAGGCAGTCGAGCAGGAAGAGAAGCCAGCCGATGGACAGAAACAGGCACCGGTCACAGCGGCGGGTTTGGTTAGCGCAGTGCAGGAAGAACGCGCAGCAGAGTTCTCACAACCAGCACAAGCTGAACCAGGGACTTCCCCAGCCACAGGAAATACCGGTACTGTTAACACCCAACCTTCGACTGAGTCATTCTCAGTGTCCCAGGAAGGTATCTTCGACGGTATCGTAGCGATGTTCAAGGGTTATAACAAACCCTCACCAGGTGACGAGAAAGACGGTAAGAAACTTACTGATTCTCGCTGGGCACAAGAGCAACGCAAAGAGATCGAAAAGACCTTTGCCAATCCGGGTTGGGTTAAACACAACTACCATCCGCTGAGCAAGGCTATCGATAAAGAGCTGGCATGTCGTCTTTCTGTGGACGGTAAGGTTCTTCCTCCAGCACAGGGCGTCACTGAAGCGCTGTCTCGAATTCGTAAGCTACTCGAAACTATCCTGCCTGCGTGTAAAGCATACGGCCAGGGTCTGAGCGATCTGGAAGAAGACGCACAGAAACGTATCGAGAAGGGTGAAGATGCCGAGGCTGTGGCTAAAGACACTTTAGCAAAAGCACAGCGTCTTCCGTATCCGTTCAAAGCCAACTTCACCAGTGACGAACTGATGGGTGGCTACGTGTTACGCTATAACCCTAAGGCTAAGTTCAATGCCGTAGAAGAAATCAAGGTTACGTACAAAGAAGCACCTGACGTACCTGAGCTTTCAGAAGACGACGTTGTGGCGGCCGGTAAGGCATTACTGGACTTCGCCAACGAATACAGCAAACTGCATGACCTCATCCCAATGATGGGTTCTGGCTGCGATTCTGGTGTATGGGAAAATGACGAATTTGGCTACGACTCAAAATACGGCGAAGAGCTGTACGATGAGTTCTATTTCCAGTCTCGTCCGGACACCGCGAATGACTTTGCGTATTCACCGCTGTTTATGTTCTGCCATTATCTGCGTGACGTGGGTCGCTGGTTGCAGCTGTATACCAAATAAGACTAACCCACTCCTTCGGGGGTGGGTTTTATGCCATCTAATTTTTAGATATACATTATCTTTACGTAAGACTATCTTAAAAGGAACAAAAACATGCACCGTGATTTAGTTGAGTTGAAATCTAAATGGGACTTCAGTTCTTCCAGTCTGTCTAAGCGGGCTAAGTACTCCAGTCGAGTATCTATCAGCAGAAACCGCAGACCACGCACTATCCACGTTAAGGACTTTAGTATCTACGTGGACGGTGGACTCGCATTCTTTGCAAGTGAAACGCTGGTTAGTTTCCAGAAACCTGTTGGTTGGCTACTAATGAAGATAACGCCTACTCGCTATGCTAGCGTGTGGTTGTTTCAGGTTAACCCATGCGACCTTAAGTTAGAGAACATCGCATTTGCGGTTTCAACCTGGTACCACGACTCGTATGGTACGGTGGGCGAACGACCGATTGTAGCGTATTTCTCATCTACGCTGGAGGTAAGAAAGCACGAAAGTTGGTATACATTGTATGCAAAGCACCCGCTTGTACGTAGTTGTCAGGGTGAGTTGACAATGTCTCGTTCTAAGAAGACAAACATTGATTGGGAAGGCGACGGTGTCCAGGAGATTCTTACTCGACTCTACAAACGAGTCTTAGCATCCCCTGGTAATAAAGTACACTTCGACCCCATCGTATAGATAACTTAAATGTCGTAAATAAGGATAAAACGTAAGCGACACATACACAGCAATCCTGCTAACCTGAACGCATGGCCTTCGCTGGGCCGAAAACGCTAAGGAACATCTGAAAATGAAAACCACTAACTTCTGTAAAAGAATGGGCGTAGGCTTCTTTGCCTACATCGTGCTTGTCTTTGCAGCACTCATGCTTTTACAATCTCACGCACAGGCATCTGTGTCAACTGCCAACCCACATTACGCTAACTGGTCTAAGCATCAGGCCGTTATCGTAAAGGCAAGCGTCAAAGCTAAAGTAGATCCATCCAACATGGCTGCTGTTGCTTTTATTGAATCAAAATTCAAAGGCGACACCAAGCGAGGATTATTTCAGTTTGAACCAGCCACCTGGCGCGCTATGCTCAAAGAGTTTGGACCTAAGTACGGCCTGAGCCGGAATACCAAAATGTCCAACCCGATGGCTAACGCGTTAATGAGTGCTGAATTGTGGAAGAAGAATCGTGGAATTCTTACCGCTCGATTACACCGAAACGTTTCACCATCAGAGGTATACATTGCGCACTTCCTTGGGATAGGCGGCGCACTGAACATGCTTAAGGCCAAAAACAATAGACTCGCGCGTGACGTCACGCCGATGCAGGCTAAGCATAATCGCAATCACTTTTATCGTAATGGTAAGGCATTAACTGTCGCTCAGTTTAAAGCCAAGATGACATCAATGATGAATGCGCCCAAAACTACATTTGGGTCTGAGGCACGCGCCCGTGCATTGATGACTTACGATTACGCCTACAACTACTCAACTCAAAACGTCCGTTACAATTAATACCAAGAGGAGCAGTGGCCACTGCTCCTCGCTTTATGCCCCATATAAGGAAAAGAAATGCAAAATACAGACAAAACGTTCTTCGCTAAAGATGGCGCTATGTCTATCTACGGCTGTATCGGTAAACATGGTGAAGTAGTTACCGCTACCATCTATAGTCGAGAAAGACCAATCATCAGCATAACAGGCGACATGCACCAGATTGCTGACTTTGACGGACTCATGGTTTTTAATCCGCAGGGAGAGCTGACACAGCTGTTAGGTATCTATTATCACGGTGATCTTTATCCGCTTTCTCGCAAGTTGGTCTGTGATGCTATTTCCCGCATGGTACACCTCGGGTGTGGGAAAGGTCGCGCAACTCGTAAGAACATCTACCGCCTCAAACTGATTACCAAACCAGAGGACGACCTTCGCATCAGCGACGGCGAAGTGGAGCTATTCACTCTCCGCATGGGTAATGTCCTTATTGCTCGCGAGTTAGATGTTTCCTTGTTCGGCAAAAATAAGGCATACCTCAAGATACAAGGACGGGTAATCTTCGAAGTGCTTTCACGCCCTAGTGCTAAGAGCATTACCTATAGCAAGAAAACTCGTCTGGTGAGTAAACACGAAACCTTTGACGCTCTGGCAAAGATGGCATAAAAGACTCCTCTACCCCAACGGGTAGAGGAGCACTTGAGTTTATTTTTTTTTATGCAGCGACAGCGAAGTACGGACGTTGGATGCCGTAGATATTTTCGGTAACGTTGTTGTAGCCGAAAGATTCCATTGCCAGCTCAACCGTGTAACCTGCTTTCTCACCCATGATCTGATCGACCTGGTCTTTAGACCAACGCAAGATATCAACTGTACGGCCAGTGATATTCTCCATCTTGCCAGTATCCAGCATGATGTTGATAATCTCTGTTGGGGTATCCTGGTTGATACGGTCAATGCGTCCAACTGCCTGTTGGTAGTCGTGCTCGCGGAATGGGAGGTTCAGTGCGATCATCGTTGATGCCGAAGTTAACGGCACCGCCGTAGACAGCGACTGATACGTAGCAATCAGTGGGTTGGCATTCGGGTCGTTCAAGAACTGATCTGTGATAGCCTTCAGATTCTTGTTGGTATCGCCGTAAACAACCAATGGCTTAAGACCAGCCTGCCGACAGATTGACTCAGCCATCTGCACACCCTCGATATAAGAGGTGAAGATAACCGTCTTCTTCTGCGCACCACGAACAATCTCAGGAATGCGGGCATGTGGTATAGTGGCTAAAACTGCCTCTGTACGACGACGCCCTACAATCCTGCCCAAACACTCGCCACGTACCTTCAAGTCAACATACTTGATTACAGAACGACTATCTTTGAATATAGCTCGCATCTGCTGTGGGAGAGAAGGCATGATCTTGTTCAGCTCGTACTTGTTACAGAATGCCGCCATATCGACCATCGTGGCTGGGTCATAACCCTTGCGAATGATGTTGACGTATTCGTTATAGGTACGGAAGTTTTCCATCTCTTCTTTGCTACGCAGTGACTGTTGGTGGATAACCAGCGACCGATTGTAGATATCTTCGAATTGCTTAAAGTTCGCCTTGTAGTAGTTCATGCGCTCTTTAATGAAACGAATCATATCGTCTTTCAGCTGGTCCAACGTGAACGGCGTCGGGTTCGGTATCTGGATAGGTACGTCATTATAGCTAGGCTTAGACTTAACCACTTCGACTTTATAACTAACCACACCCATGCGGTTGTTAATGATGTCGGTCCCTTTGGAACTGTTCTTACCGAAGATCTGCTTGAATCGCATTTCAACATCTGGCGTGAACAGCGGGTCAAAGCTGCGCAGCATTGGAATCATTTCTGAACCCAGTGCCTTAATCGGTGTAGCCGAACACCATAGCGTGGCGATTGGGTTGAGTCCCTCTACAGCATTCAGCATCATCTGCGTACGTTCAGCTGTTAACTCGTTGAGGTTATGTGACTCATCAAGTATTACAGCAACACGTTTTCCACGGAAGGTCTTGATACACTCTTTCAAGTATGCCAATGACTCATAATGGAAGATGCTATAACGCGGTGGTTTGTTAGGGAACGGCTTACCATCTGACGCTACCCAAACATCGTTGGGCTTTTTGTACTCATCTTTGAGTGTCGGTATCCAGACCGTCTTCACCGCACGAGCCGGCGGTATCATGATAATACAATCGACATCCAAACATTCAGCAAGATAAAGAGAGGCAAGTGTTTTACCTGTACCCACGCCCATCGCCACCACATACCCGTTCAGATTGTAACGTGGGGTGATGTCTTCATAGGAGTCCAGGAACTCCCTCTGATGTTTTAATGGCTGTTTGATGAACAGACCCAGACGACTGCGATTCAAGAAACGTGGCACGTTATCGGCAGTGATGCCAGATAGCCAGGTTTTCTCAATGAGTTCTTTTCGAATGTTATTTAGCGTTCGTGCAGAAGTTCGTCCAGTATTAGAACGACGAAGTTCATCGAGCATATAAAGAAACTCAAGCGCGAAGAACTTGGGAAGTATGATTTTAGACTTACCCTGGAAGCTGAACATATTGGAGGCAATTTTGCTTGTGCGCCAGTAGCGATAAATATCTGCAACGATATCATCGCCTGGCAGACCCGAAATAATGACGTTATTGCCTTCCTCTTTAACGTCTATCATCCCGAGCAATCTACTCAGGTAATCATGCATTTGTGTACTCCGACCAGGGTAGGTTAAAATGGGGTTAGTTCATATTATGAACGAAGACAATGAGGACAGGGCTATGGCACTGCGTGAAGTAAGATTAGACATCAATCAGCCAATCAAGTTGGTTGACGCTTTCATGGGTATTGGACTGCACAGCAAATACGTGTCTGGCAGTGTCACCGGTGTGAACGTTGACGGTACGGCTGTTAAGTATACTGTCGAGAAAGTGGACAGACCAAAAGAGACGGTTGAACAAACCGACGTGGGCACAGTCACGAGCTGTGTGCGGGTTAAGGTCACCGCAGATGGGTTATATGGCGAGAAGCTCCAGTTAGAGTTTATCTACAGTAAGGTGAAGGATAAAATCTATAAACAGGAGCGCCCGGAGTTAGCCACAGTTGAGCTTCGCTGTGTAAACCTCGACGAACTGAAGTATCCACCAAACGAAGTGTTTGTTATGGCAAGCGCTACGTTCAGTGAGATTTAGAGTATACAATACTTAAGGGAGGGATAAAACCTTCCCTTTTATGCCGTTTTAAATTACAACCCCGAACCATTATCTGACACTTATATAAGGATACAAAACATGAGCCAGAATCAGAAAGAAATCGTTGTTCCGAACTTCCTGCCGTACTTTGCAGAAGCTTCGCACCGCTGGATCAGCGAATTCGACACGCCCTTTGTTCAGCTGTACGCTGACGTCGTAACCGACCCGATGTTGTTAGGTTTTACCATCCCCGCACCAGCAGAAGGCGGGCTACCGACGATTGTTCTTAACGTGTCCTCGACTGCCACAGGTAACCTTAATTTTGGACCTGAGTTCATTACCTTCAATTGTCGCTTCGGTGGGAAAGAGCACAGCATCGTTCTGGCCTATCAACAAATCGCTGCGATGTATGGTCGTGAAACCGGTATCGGTCAGCCTATCTGCGACTACGCTTCGGCTAAGTCCTGGTTTGAAAACTTCGGTAACGGCCAGTCTAAAGAGGACGTGCCGGTTAAAGCTAAACCTTCACTGAAACTGGTCCACTAATCGCTGTCGTAGATCAACCCAACCAACGCGTGATAAAACAGACACGCCAACCAAGTTTAAAGGATTTGAATATGTCCCAAGATGAAAAAGGTTACTTCCATTTTCCAGTGGTCCTAACCAACCAGTATACCAAAGAGTCGCTGGAAAAGGCAGTTGCTGAATTTAACGCTCGTCCTATCGAACAACGTTGGGGCGAAGATCGTCTGTCTGGTTATAGTCCCGATGAAGCCAGTTTCCTACTGGAGCCAGTCAAGTCTAAACTGTTGCTTGGTGACGTAACTGTAGAGCTGACAAAGGATGGTGCTACTGTTAAGTGTGTAGACGTTGGTCAACTCCCTGCGGCTTTACTGGCGCGGCCATATGGTTGTGAATTCGCCATTCGCGGTACTGCCAACTCTTACGGCAACGGAAAGAAAGAGCTGATCAATCTGGTCTCAATCGACCTGGTAAAGACTAAAACCCTTTACCCTACTCTGGATGTAGTGGGTAAGGTATTGGGTTGGTCTACCGAGCGTAAGATCCTGACTTGTGGTAAAATCAACGGTCAGATTTCTAAGTACTACGAAGAAGTCGGTGAGCTGGCTTCCGGCATCTGCCGCAACAAACTTCCGCTGATCGTTGATAGCATCGGCGACAGTATTGTTGTTCTGACCAACGTGTTGGGTATTGCCAAGCGCGATCTCCGCGTGCACCTGCGTCGCGTTGAAGACGAAGTAGCTAAAACTCAGGGTACTACTCTGAGCGATGACCCACATGAGCTGTTGCAGATGCACATGAAGGCCATGGTTAATGTCCTGGGCAACTTTGCTGTGCATGGTGGTCGCATGGCTGAACGTCTGTCAAAAGACGATATCGAAATCGCGCTGCTTTGTCTGTACGATCTGGCCGACGTCTACGATATCACCGTGGACGAGTGTATGTCAGATGCCTGGCACGAAATCAAAGACCGTAAAGGCTACATGAACAGCGACGGCGTGTTCATCAAAGAATCCGACGCATAAGGAAGCCAGCATGTCGCACGCGGTAATCCGTAGAGTATTGACTGATCTTAACAGTTGCCTCTCGCCCAGCGTGCGCATGTTGTCATGCTACGCGTTTGGGTATGAGTGCAGTGAGGAGCCTAAGGCAGACGACGGCACACCTATCCCTATCGATACCTACATTAATAATGGTCTGTGTCATGCTTACGCATTACTCGCACGGGCACGTTTGAAAGAGATGGGTATCGACTGTCATCTAACTGGGTCCCCGACCCACGTTTGGATTGAGTGGGAAGGTGAGTGGTTTGATTCCGCAGGTACACCAGAAACCCGTTGGCCACATGACCAGTTATTCGACTATGACGATCGGAAGACGTTAGTGGCGGAGTTCCCGTTTGTCTACGAGGCACTAATAGTGTTATCGATGGCGCTTGAGGTAACACCGTCCGAACACAACTGGGCATGGTTGGCTAAATACACTCTTAGGGAATTAGATGATTAACGTTAACAAGTTAAGTGGTGGCGCGATCGATACTCTGTTCGCTTTGTTTTGGTTTGGTCCTCGTGAAGCAGGCGAGATCCCTGCTAAGTCAGGTGAAGCCGAGTTGGCAGCATTAGGTTTGTGTAAACGTGTTGATGTGGCGTCCGCACCTAAGGGTAAAGACACGCATCTGTGTGTGCTGACCGCCGAAGGTTATGCCGTGGCTAAACTTCACTACGCGCCGGAGTAATCATGACGTACCTACCTGTGAAGGTTAATGAGCGTAAGGCGGAACCCGCTACTCACTTTGTTAGCATGACTCCACAGGGTGGGATGCGACTCAACATCAATGTTAGACAGGCCATTGAGCAGACCGGCTATCCGTGCCTTGAGATTCAATATGATCCCGAGGCATGCAAGCTCCGTTTTAGACCGAGCGAGTCTGGCCATCGTCTGAGATACAACCAGGTGTCGATAGGTAAAGAGATAGCCAGGCATTATACCTACTATCGCGATCTGGATGTGCACAGGACTCGCAGACATGTGGTGGGTCTGGCCGATGATGGGTGGTGGTACATCACTAAAAGCCCTCGACGTTGGAGAGATAAAGATGGGGTGGGTTAAAACCAGAGAAATACCGGAGGACACCAAAGCGCCGGAACCGTTTACCGTTAGTGTTAATAAGTGGAGTGGCCTTCGCATTAACATGGCGGTATATAAAGCAATGGGTTCACCTCGCTGGGTGGAAGTTGAGTTTGATCAAGAGACGTCAACTCTTCGCTTCAAACCGGGCGAGAACATTATCACTGACGAGGTTATTAACCAGATCGTGAAACTACCCACCGCCGTGCGGGCAATCATGTCTCGCTACGATAAGCGTGTGGCTGCGACTCAGCGGTACAACGTTGAGTTGAACAAAGATGGTTGGTGGTATACAACAACGCCAGCTAAATAAAAGTACATTACCGCTAAAATAAGGAAAGCGATATGTCATACCAAAGTCATTTTGATAAAGAACTATCTTACCTTCCGAAGTCCACGTTGACCGAAGAGCAAGTTGCGGCAGCGCATCGCTGTTTGGCATACTCATCCCGTGAGGGCGGCGCAGCAGGAAATCTTTACGCCCTGCGCGATGTCGTTAATACTGTCGCTGAACTCACAATGGGTATTATGGAAGCGCGAGCTGAGTTTGGCCAGTCACCGGAGATCGAAAAGCTCTACTCCAAAATCGGTAGCGATTATCCCGAGTTGGTTGATGCAATAGATGTGGAAAAACCGGTCTACCGCGAGCTGATTCAGTTTAACCTGCCGGCCATGGCGCAATTGATTCAGTTCCTCATTGCTGCCGTAACGTTCCGTCCGTTTACACCACTCCAGGGTACGGATGACGAATGGATGTCGCATGGTCCTGGCAACTCAGACCAGAACAAGCGGTTCGGCACTATCTTCCGTGACCCAGTAAGTAAGGAAGCCTACTGGCTGGACCGCTTTGCCGTTGAGTTCCCTTCGCCGTGGCACGATTTTCAGGCATGGTCTGGACACACCCGCCGTGGTAAGATCTCGTTCCCGTTCAACCACGAAGCAAAGTCACAGCGTATTCACTATACGGATGAGACAATGCGTCTGCGCATGCCGGTAGATACCGACCCGGCTCGTCAGATGATTACCTACATGGCGCTGGCTACCGCATCGGGTCAGCGCATTGAACCGGTAGTGTATCGTGAGACTGAGGAGATCACCCCTCACTTAGCGCAGTTGGTAGAACAAGCCACTCTGGATATTTGGGCGCATGCGGAGCTGGAGATCCCAGAAATAACGCATCCGTATGAACGACACATGAGTGTGTTGAGCGACCTTCGCTGGGCAAGTATGTATGACAGCGACGCACCCGAGCCGGACGAAGTTGAGATCGTTGGTGTGAGTCTCTCGTATGACTTAATCCAGCATGTCAAGCGTGCGATAGCCATGATCCCCGCTGGCGTTGTTGTGCGTGCAGGTCAGTTCTACAGTGACGCCGGTGACTTGCGTGGTGGTTGCTTTAAAGCACTGCCGGTTTACCATGTCAAAGACGATATGTCGGACTGGGAGAAAACCGAATTGGTTTGTTTACGTTGGGATGACGTACTCACCAGCGAAAGTAATGTGTATCACGTTACGCAGGATGCCGGTCATGTCCTGGTGGTTGCAGGCGATCAGACTGATTGGCTGTGGCGTATGCGTGACACACTGAACATCCCACATCCTAAGCGCGATATCAAATACGATACCGTGCCGGAAGCTAACTGCGATAACCCGCCGTCAAACTAACTGGAGGGGGAGTTTAGGCTCCCCGTTTAACTATGTCGGATAATACTGCTAACATACGACTAATTGGTCCGCGTACCGATGTGATAACAGCACGGCCGATGGATTTGACCTTCACTGTGCCATTTAAACTCGAAGACGTAGATCCATCCGAGCGTGACCTTGCAACAGGTGTGCCCTCGTATTGGTCTACCGAGTTCTTTGATGAATATGATGGTCTCATCAATTTCGTCATCGCCACTAACAGACCGGGCGGTAGCTATCACTCTACGCACCACTTAATCGGGGTGGCGTGGATTGCATTTATGTTGGCTAAGGCTGGCGGTGGTGAAGTTTGGCCACCACTGATCTATGCGGCTCTGCTGCACGATTACAACCACGCGGCTAGTTACGACGATGCGTTCAACATCGCCAACACCATCAGTTCGATCAATGAGTGTGGTGCTCTGGATGTCATATATCCCAAGTGGCACGCCGAGACCCTTCGGTTGATTGGCGATACCATCTGGCCATTGCCAGAAGGGCACACGATCGATCTACCTGCCGGGCTATTGCGTGACGCCGACCAAATCTACGCAACGTACTTCCTTAACCGGGAACTGTCAAATCGACTGTTCGAAGAGTTAGGTCCACGGTTCGGGGTGTCGGATTACGGCGAGTGGTTGAAACGCAATATCGATTACGGCATGAGTTTATCGGGGACGTTCCAGACGGTGCCAGGCGAGAAGATGTTTAAGTCGGTTCTGCCTGGTGCCATTCGTCTGCAAGTCGATGAACTCGTTCGGCATATGAGGAAACAAAATGGATGACGTGATTGATATCCAGTTAACTGTACGTAGTGAAATGTCGTCTGGCGTACTTTCAGTTTTGTTCTTAACGGAAAGTAGTGTGCGTGCAATGAACGCATTTAACCGTGAGGTGGTGATTCCGGTTTTAGGCCGCCGGCCGAGTTCTGTTCGGGAGACTATTGAGTTTCCACTTGACGGACCTAACGGACCACGGGAAACCTTCCGGACACACTTTAAAGCCATGTCGAAACTGTTCGCAAATGGTGGGTTAAATGTGGGTCAGGTCATCGATACCGAAAGTCGTTATCACGCCGCCTGCCTAATGGGACTTAACAGCCCAACCGTTGACATCACCAATTGGAAAGCTGGCGTCGTTACTGAACAACAGTACAACGCTGCTCTCGATGAAGCTGACGTCCCTGAGTATTGGATTTACGTATAAACTAAGCCAGGACTTCGGTCCTGGTTTTATGCTCTTTAACAAGGAAAAGAAATGACCACTAAAATTCCACTGATTCTGTTTTCTGGCGGACTGGACTCCACTGCGTTGGTATACAAGCAACTCCAAATCGGACCGTGCGATGTAATGTACGCCGACGGTGGACAGCATCCCGCTAAGATCGCATCTGAGCTAGTTGCTCGTGAGAAAATCATCTCCTATTTAAATAAAACCTGCCCACACAAAGTGCAGAAAGATTTTCGTGCCCCACACATCAGCTTTGCACAAACGCCGGGGAATCGCTACTCACAACCGGCCGCGTGGTTGTTTGCTGCACTGTCAGTTATTGACAATGACCGACACAGCGAGTTGCAAGTGGGATACGTTTATAGTGACGGTGGTTTCTGTCGTTGGCTGCCCAATATAGAAAATGCCTGGCGTGAACTCCAACGCTTTACACGATGGCATGACCCGATCCCAGTTAACTGGCCACTGATTGATCTTGAGAAGTATCAGATACTCGATGCAATCGATCCAGAGTTGGTGAACATGATCTGGGTGTGTGAAATGCCTAACAGTGAGGGTGAGAATAAATACAGTCAGTGTGGGAAGTGCAGACCATGTAAAATGGCTAAGCAGACGCTCGCTGCTTACAAGGAAACGTATGGCCACACTATCCACACCAAACTGTTGATCAATCGACAGAGACGGGCTGAGGACGTTAAAGACCGCACTAAAACAGATAGCGAGTATGTCAGTAAGTCTGCTGCTATGGGGAGACCGTTTACTCAGGTTCGTGACAACATGCCCCCGACCAACCACGACCCACGTCCAAACTGGTGGTTCACCTCAAACGCAGATACTGTAGACAAATAACAAAAAACAGACACCAGTAATCTATTGATATTATTAACAAGGACTCGAAACCATGAAAAGCATTTTAACCAAAGCAGATATTCGTGAGATCTGTTTAGACAATGGATTCTCACTCAAAGAACAACCTGGTGGGGAGATGGACCTGAATCCCTACGTCTACAATGCCGCAGCAGCGTTAGTAGAGCGCGCATTAAAATCAACGTTGGTGTCTAACCAGCGCAACTTACAGACCATCGTAGAGAAAGGTCCGGGTGCAGCACTCTCGCATTACTCCTATACTGACGTATGTCCTCAGTATGTGAAAGACCATCGCACCCTTTGGGCTATGGTTGAAAAGCTACAGGGGTCTCTGGTATTGCGTCGTATCAGTAGCACCAACCTGTACAATGCAGTTGTGGTTGATAAGCACGACATGCCTATCGCAGCCGCATTGAACAAACCGCTGGGTGAGGCTATGGCCGAATTAATCCAACACACCCGCGACCTATTAGTAAAGGCAGAGTCAGTTCCTAACCAACCGTTCTTTCCCGCAGGACGTGAAGTGAATGGTGTGGTGGTAACTGGTGATGAGGCGTTGGTCCATACGGCACTGACTACCATCTCGGGTTTCTCTCGCCAACTTCGCCAGCCGGTGGTGCGGGAGAACTACGAAGAAAACAAAATGACGGTAATTACCGTAGCTGGTGACCCAGTAGACCTTGGTGATGTTAAGATAATTGTACCATCGCCAGATTACAACTACAATACGTTCGATACGCCAGATTTCCTCTGCGACTGTGATGCGTTGAATTGCGCAGCAGACTATCGCGGGATTTCTATCGATATCGGATTTGAACTGCGTGACTTTAACATTCGCGTGGGTGGGTTGACGGTTAAAGGTAAAACTATCTGCGATACCTTTACAGCGGCGCTGGCACTTGTACTGTTCCAGAGGGACTTAGTATGATTGAACATTTGCTTGCGGTTTATCAGCTGCTGCTGGACTATGCCAAACCATGGCCAGCGGCACAGGCAGCGATTGTAACGACCAGCTCCCTGGTATTCACAGGAGGCATCGGTTTCATCCTGTGGAAACTACCCAACCGGGTGATGCATTTTGTTCGTACACAGTGCATGACTAAGTTGAGTTTCTCTACTGCGTCTACAAACTGGTCCGAATACAACAGTCGTCAGTACATTGCCTTCTTAGCGTGGTTTGCTAAGAACTCCTGGTTCAACTGGAGTCGCGTCATTACACTGGATGGTAATGGAGGCAAAGGGTCGGTTGGTCCAGGCGTGGGAACACACTTCTTCATCTACCAGCGTCGGTTCTATTTCTTCACCATCGCAGAAGACCAAGCCAATCAGTCTAACCAGTCTAAGTACCGTGTTAGCATATCGACGCTAGGTCGAAGCAAGGAACCACTTTATCGTCTCATGGATGCGTTCATGGAAAAGGACGACAGCGATAATCAGGTTACGGTGTTTGAAAGTGCTAAGTCTGATTGGAACTGGATTAGTCGGATGAACAAACGTTCTCCCGAAACAGTCATTGTGAGCGATAAGGTTCAGAAAGAGCTTATCGAACCCCTACGTAAATTCCAGACCAATCGTGAGTGGTATGTCAAGCGTGGCTTTAACTATAAGTTCACGGTACTACTGTACGGACCACCGGGTACGGGTAAAAGCTCACTGGCGGCAGCTATTGCGTCGATGCTAAATCGATCTGTGCATATCCTACGCCCAGACGGCAGTTTGTCATACAACTCACTGTTCCAGAGCGCCAAGGGTGGTGTTGTGTTGATGGAAGATATCGACACCTACTCAGTATCACGGCGTCGTGACAACGCTGAGACTGACCCAGAGTTTGGGGTAGTCAAGAAGATCAAGAAAGAACGGGACGGTGAGCAGCTGCCAGAAGCTCCAGCGAATGGGGAATCTCGTGACGCTGTGGACGAATATCTGACCGGTAATCTTTCTGACATGTTAAATGGTCTGGACGGTGTTCTCGGCCTTGATGATGTTATTGTCATCATGACTACCAACCATCCTGAGAAATTAGATGAGGCATTGATTCGCGATGAGCGTGTTGATGCTCGTGTCTACATCGGTTATCTGGAAGACGCCGAACTGCGTCGGTATATCGAGCTGATGTTCCCAGGCGAAGCATACAACGCACCAGACATCTTCAATCCGCTGCCCGGTGCAACGGTGCAGAAAACCTTTAAAACCAATAGCGATAGCGTACAGGGCTTTGTGGATGCTCTCTACAAAGAAGGTACACTTCGCATTCAACTTGTTGCGTGAGGATATAAATGAAAAGATTCACTGTTTTGATTGCTGCAATCGTAGCGCTGTGCGGCTACGCAATGCCGGTGCAGGCTGTGACAGTAGTCACGTCAGCTGCGGTAACGGCATCGATGGCGGCAGTAACTGCGTCCAATGCGGCGATTGTCGCCAATAACGCACGCCTGGCTTCCGAAGAGTCCAGTCGTCAACTGAAGGTAGCTCAAGAGCGACAGAAGAAACTCGAAGCTCAGCGGAAAGCGACCGAAGAACCAGTCCAGCACGCACAGTCTGCCAACGGCTACAATTCTCCGGACAGCAAATACGCGAAGGTGTGTGCTGGTGACGCCCGTGGTAAAGTGAATACCATTGGTGCTACCTATGCGGAAGCAGCTGGCTACGACTTCGGACCATCCATGAGCAGTACCAGTACGCCATCCTTCCCACCCGCGTTCAGAAACCCGGTGCGTAAAGAACAGTACATCCACCCAATTGAATTCAAAGTTCGTATGGTTCGCGGCTTTGAAACTCGGGTTCGTGTAATGTATTCTAACGCAGATGTCCAGTCTAGCTCTGGTTGCGTATTCCAGGGCATTGAATTCCTGGATATGACCGATGCAAATTAGCGCTGGTACGCCAGTTTCCATAGAGCGTGCATTTGAGATTATCAGCACGAACTCTGGCTTTGTGCAGTGCGGTGGGTATGTACTGTATAAAAACGGATACTTTGCTGCTGGTGAATTCCCGGGCTGCATGCGGGGTGGCAAGTCCTATGAGACTCTTGAAGAGTTTCGTAAGTTCTGTGGTAATACTCACACCGAGTGGTTAGAGCTTAGCCCGGATGATATTATCGCTAATCACGGATACTGGCCGGTTCACTACGGTATCTGGGTTGCGACTCGCGATATGAATGTGTCTGAAGAGTTCAAGAATAGAGCATTCGCATTAGATGAAAAGCTATTGCGATACATGGTCGATTCTGAGCATAAGACGGCAGACTTCAAGAGCGGGTTTGCTAGCAGAAACATCTGGGTCGGCTATTTCGATTGACGTCATAGAGAGGAGACCATTTCGGTCTCCTCTTTTCTATTTATCTTTTTTGTTAAGGACTTCCAATGGACTTATTTACACTGCTTAAACTCACCGTTTTACTGATTGCGTTTAACGCACTCTTTGTTTTTGTTATGTGCCTGGGTGAGCTTCGTCGCCTTATCAAACAAACTGCGTGGTACATCAAACGCGAACGCCGCAAAAGCATCGACCGTGTGGTTGAATACGCACAGAATCTTAATAAAGAACTCCATGTCATCGAGACGTGCGGTTTTACGCAATACGGCGGTGGTGTTGATCTGGCATCGTACGAACCGCGTCGGGTGTTATCGCGTGCGGTAGATTTTTACAAAAACAATGAATTATCTGCATCCGGTACAGCAGATGAAATTGAAAAGCTTGTACATCCGGAACGTTTCTCGAACCCGCATTACGTTAGCGTAGCAACCAGTGGCATACCCGGCGCACCTTTCTTAGTGATGCAACAGGTAATGTCTAATTCGAAAGTCAGTGCAGACAAAAAGCGTGAAGCATTACGGGTACTTCAACTGAGCATTGCTAAACGTATCACCGAATACCTGAAAGAACGGGAGGCACTTTGATTAGACCAATGACTCGGGAAAATATCTGTCCCGCATTTAGTATCAATGGCGAATTTATTCAGGATGGTGCGCTTGCCGCCGCCATCATCGAATCCGTCAAGGAAATTCCGGTTGGGAGCTTAGAGCACTATCGTGAGTTTTATCTCGCGATGGCAAAGTCTCGCTCCGCCTTTGTTGGTTTTAATGTAAGTCAAGGTCCCCTGCTGGTAAACTGGACTGAGATGTACTGTAACACCCCGATGTCGGCGATCGTTGCGGTGCAAGCGTATGAATTGACTGCGGCGTTGCTAAGTCTACGTATTCGTTACCATGGCACGTTAGATAAAATCGTTATGGACGGCTTTGGGCACGACACTCCCTGCACACTGCGCATCATTCCGGCGTTTAAAGCTAATATCGATACCAGAACCCGCCATACTCTGACTAGCGCTAAACAAGTCGGATGGTACGTAATGGCTCTACCGGAAGAAGAAACGGTGGAGCAGATCTGGTTTACTGAGGATTGCAGTACTCGGTTTATTGGTACCAGCGAGGCGGAGGCCAAAAAGTTCATCGCTATTGCAAACCATTTGAATAGCGAGCCTGAATGATGGACGTTAAATGGCAGTTCTTCTATTGGCCGTTAGGTAATTGGGTTGACCCTGAGGGTAACGCAGTGGCTGTGGAGATGCCCTTCAGAGCGAAGCATTGCGATCGAGTGCTGTTGGTGACACCGTCTGGTATCTCTGGCGGTGGAGGGCACGGTGAACCATCCATGTCTGGCGTCGAGCCAAAGTACTTCGACAGCGAAACCCTGAAGCCCTTCACTTTACCGGATGGCGATTTTATCACTGTAATCAATAAGGAAGCATAATGGATAAGTTAACCATTGGTTTTAATTACGAAGACCTGGTCGTTGCCAATCTCTGCCAGATTATTCTGGGTGAAGCTGAATTGGGTGACGCGGTGCAGATTCAGGAGGCACTGAATATCGCTGACCGTCTGGGTATCAGCACCTCAACAGAGAATATCCAGGCCGCAACATCTTTTGCACGTCGTCGTACGCTGACGTACACGTTGCTCTCGCCTATTCTACAGCAGGTAGAAAATATCTTGGCCAACCCGGACTATTTCCCGGAGAGCAAAGACGACTTCATTGCGATCGTCACTGCCAATGAAGACCGTGAGCTGACCACTGACGAACAGGCAATGGTTGGCGCGCACGGCGAGTTGTTGGAATTCTGGAAACGTTTTGCTCTGCATACCAGCGCACAAGACGTAATCACTGGCATGGTTGAATCATACGGTATCATGAACGTGGCTGTGTTCGATGATAGCGATTGGCCGTGTCTCTATCACCGTGGAATGACGAATCTTGAACCAGGTATCCAGATTGTTGTGGACACCTATAACCAGTACAAGACGTTCCTCGGCTTCACCCCAGCCATGTTGCCTGGTAATGAACTCGTATTGCCTTCACTCACTAAGTTACTTATCGACGTAGCTACGGCTGACGTTAAGGTAAGTGGCTTGAGTTTGGCTGGTCGATTCTGGTTCGAAGGTAAACCTACCGACGACCTTCCAGGGAGCGCACACTTACAGGTGCATTAATGACTCGACTGGTAGTCAAACAACCCGAAGAGGTCTATAAAAGGATCGACGGGTCAAAGTACCGAAACATCATCGTCGTGGGTGATGTCCACGGTCAATACGAAAAGCTGATGCAGCAATTGGATGACGTCGAGTTCGATCGCGAACAAGACCTTCTTATTTCTGTAGGTGACATTATTGATCGTGGCCCTGACTCCGTGAGAATGATCGCGCTGATCGACGAGCCTTGGTTTGTCATGACGCGCGGTAATCACGAAGATCTGGCTACGTCCGCTATTGAACAGCTAGAAGAGAACGCTGTAGGTCTCTGGCTGTATAACGGCGGTACGTGGATCTTAGATCTTGACGTCGGTGAAGTACGTGACCACGTAGTTGGCAAATTAATGAAGACGGCAGATTTCCCGTTTATCATTGAGGTCAACTGCAAGGACCAAAAGGTGGTGGTCGTACACGCCACCTACCCACACGATCATTACGAATATGGCAAGAAGGTCGATACCTTTGCCTGTACGTGGGATCGTGATTATTACCTGGCTCGAAAGAAAGGTGGTGGTAAGGCCACAACCGGTGCAGACCTATTTGTACACGGGCACAACCACACCGATGAAGTCGAGTTCTACCATAACCACATGTACATTGCGACGGGGGCATATAAGAAAGACCAGCCCTTAACGCTTTTGAAGATTCAAGAAGGTTCTTGATAATGTTTACTACACCCATCACAACAACTGACTTGTTTAATGCGCATGCGAAACTACCGTATCCATTTCTCGAGGAAGGTGAGTCGTACCTGACACCGACTCTAACCCCACGCAACCAATTGATCACACGAACGATCAATGAACTGCGTTCTGTGTTGTCACCCCTACGGTCGAAGCTGTTACCGTTTATGGCTGTTAAAGCAACAGTCGCTGACATTACAGACTTAGTTAACTGTGGATTGTGTCACACCTTCGCAGCTCTGGTGCGTGGGCAGTTGGAACTGATGGGTGTAGATCTTATTTTACTGGGTGACCCCTTTCATGTGTGGTTATGCGACCCGGTAGAAGGCATTCATTACGATGCACATTTTACTATGGGTACACGCTATCGTGAAGACATCGATGGCGGGTATTCGCTTAGCCGGGATGCCGGCGAACCTTGGACACGCGAGCATTTGGCCAGTGAGTACGAGGATTTCGAATATAAACTGGCTGCGGTATGTAAGATCATTCGTAACGCAGATCCAGAGTGTTCCTTTTTAGCAGCAGAGACTATGGGGTTCTAATGCAACAGTATATCGATTTAGTTAAGGACGTGCGCGACAACGGTATCAACAAAGGCGATCGTACCGGCACAGGCACCGTGTCTGTATTTCATCGCACCATGCGCTTTAATCTGCGTGAAGGTTTCCCAATGGTTGGTGTTAAGAGCACACCGTTCCGTCCAATCGTTGAAGAAAACCTCTGGTTCTTAAATGGGGATACCAACAACGAAACTCTGCGTGCTAAGAATGTCAAGATATGGAATGAATGGGCAGTGGCTATCGAAGACATCACTTGGGCACAGGTTGATGTTGAGAAACTAAAGAGCTTCGTTCCACCACATCTCCTGGATATGTCACATCACCGTATGCCTACTAAAGCGCTGTTGTGGTTGCAGGGTGAGCAGGTAGGCGGTGACGTCAACATGGTTCTGAAAGACGGTCTGCGTATTGGCGATCTGGGGCCGGTCTATGGCAAGCAAATGCGTCAGTGGAACAAAGGTTTCATCAATCGCCGTGTGCTGGAAGATAAAATCCGTCGTGCTGAGTTTGACGGTAAGATCGATCTCGCTCGCTTAAGCCAGTTGATGGACTACAGCGATGCGGCCCGTGACCAAATTGCAGAACTGCTGTATCTGCTGAAGGCTCGTCCCGATTCCCGTCGTCACATCGTGAACAACTGGAATGCCAGTGAATTACCAGATGAGATGAACTTGTCTCCTCAGGAAAACGTGCTGGTTGGCAATGCAGCGTTAGCATGGTGTCACACCTTACTACAGGCTTATACTCGTGAGCTTAGTTATGAAGAGCGTAAGGCGTCTTATGCGGCACGGAGTGGTGTAGAGCTACCGGCGATGTGGAATGAAGACAAGGACTACACTCCTCTGCTTAACCGCATGAACGTACCTACTCGTGCGCTGTCTCTTTCTGTGTACTGTCGTTCTCAGGATATCTTACTGGGTACGCCATTTAACATTGCGGGCTATGCGTTGCTGTGTCACATGTTCGCACACATCCTGAACTATGAAGTCGAAGATCTGATTTGGATCGGTGGTGACGTCCACATCTATAATAACCAGCTGGATAAGATCCCAGAGTTTATTGATCGCGAACCTCGTCCATTGCCGAAGCTGATCATTAACACCCATGGTCGTGTGGTGACTGACCCGAAAGACTTCCGCTTTGAAGACTTCACGCTGGAAGGTTACGACCCATACCCGCGTGTTAATATCCCGGTGAGCAAGTGATGGTAAAACACCTTCGTAACATAGCCACCGTTGTGTTGGGCGGAGCAGCCGTTGTCTGTTTTGGTATTGCTGGACACTATCCGGGGTTACTGGGTGAGTTTGCGGTGTCCGGTTGGGTATTGATTGTAGCCACCATCGCAGTAGCGGTGATGTAATAACATAAAACGGGGAGCTTTTTGCTCCCCGCTTATTCCGTCTTTCTTTTTTGGACTCATCTGGGTTTTAGATATACATTACCTAAGTGAAATTTACCCACCAATCGATTAAGGAAACAAAATGAACAAAACTAATCTTGTATTTTGGCTGGCTGTACCTATTGACACCCTGCCCACCATGACCATGTTAATGTCAGACGAAGGTGAACACCCCATCTACATCCCTGGTCTGGGGTTTGAAGCGGCGCTCTGCAACGAGACAGAGATCTTAAGTGGTGGGCGTGAAGAATTTGAACATTGTGGGCGCTGGATCGATGCGGATAACAAAGTAGCCGAGTGGGCTAAGTCACTCGAGTTCAATAACGCATTCCTCAACCTCGCTACGTATATTAACCTCGTGCCAGAACACGTAGCCGTTGTGTTGGCAGATGCATTTAACACCGCCTATTCCTCACACGACCCAGACCATGGCGTACACCGCCACACGTTGGAAAAGGTCGACGGTGTATGGGCAATCGATGGTAACACTTCACCGCTCAGTGACGATGACCTGGCGAAGATGACGTACCACTATCGTTTGCACAACTCCACGCCTAAGCCCACTTCTGTATAAGGAAAGCCCATGTACGAGTATTCCTACCTTTATAGCGCAGAGCCGCTTTTAGGCGCTATGGTCGGTCGGCCAGAGTTTGCGGTTTGTCGCCACCCCGGCACTAAGCTGGCAAGTCTCTGCTATAACATCGCTGAGCGCGATACCTTTGACAGCCACCTGCGTCGTGAGATTCGTGGTGTTTTAATCGACACCGAAACGAACGAGATTATTTTGCGTCCATTCCACAAGTTCTTTAACGTGGGTGAGAAAGCAGAGTCTCAGTTGCCTTTAGTTCGAGCTATGTTCCCCAAGCGACATCAGGGTTATTGCATTGAGCACAAAAGCGACGGGTCGATGGTCGCGGCCACCATTTACAACGATGGGCTGCTGGTTGCCACTAAGCGCGCTTTAGTTAAAGATCCATTTTACAATCGCGCCATTCCTGTAGTTCGGCACATCCGTGAGCATTACGGTAACGTCACCGTTATCTTTGAACGCGTCTATAAGAAGCTGGGGCCTGACCATCAGCATCTGCTGGAATACGATGAAGACCATCTGGTTCTGCTGGCCATTCGTGATAACGTCACTGGTGAGTACAAAGACATCTACGAGTGGGAAGAGAACTCCGACTTCAACCTGCAAGTAGAAACCGGTTACATCCGGCTGAAGGACTTCGATGTATTCAAAGACTTTGACGAGTTGATGGAAGCACAACGCACTCGTGAGAACTTTGAAGGCTGGGTGCTGCAAGTCGATGGTCAGATGTTCAAACTCAAAACTGACTGGTACATCAAGCGCCATCACTTAGTGGGTAACTTAAGCGAGCGTTCGATTGCCAAGCTGGTACTGGGTGAGAACATCGACGATGCGTTGGCGTATTTAGCGCAACGCTTTGCCGGTAGCCCAGTACTAGAGCAGGCTGAGCTTGCCGCGACTAAGGTTGCTACCGACTACCGTCTCTGGTTAGCGACTATCGATGCAATGGTCGAGAAGTACGCTGGCATGGAGGGTCGTGAGTTATCCCAGATTCTCAGTAAGAGCGACCTGTTCCTATTGAATCGGCGTAGCAAGGCCCAGAAGTTCGATTGGCCAGCGCAGTTCTTCAAAGAGTTCAAAGATCGTTATAGCTGCGAACTCTTTTACCGTATGGAGATTGACTAATGGGGACCACCTTTAAAAAATGGAAACACGAGCGCACATTAGCCGAGAACGAGCCGTTCATTCCGGACCATGCTGAAGGCTTCGATATGTTTACCATGGTAGACGTATGGGGTCCACATGAACGTCGAACTGCGCATGGTCTCGACTGGGTGTGGCGTACGTTCGAAGGTCGGTTGTTCTACCCTGAGTTAATCGAGCGTTATTACAGTGCTATCGTAACTGAGGGTGAGCTAATCAAACCCAAGGACAACTACCAGCGTCCAGCGCACCTGATCGAAATGCTTATCAAATTGGACACTGACGAAACAATGCCACTTACCAAAAAGCATCGTTGGTTAGGCTACATTCAGGGTGTCCTTTGTGCAAACGGTGTGATCTCGGTTGACGACGAACGTGACCACACTCGCGGTATCTTTAACGGAGCGTAAAATGACTGATGTTGCAAATGTAAGTTGGCCGGAAGGTATGCGTGTAGATAAAGCTACCTTTAAGAAAGGCTGGACACAGATTCGCGATGAGTTGGGTTTGGGATATATCAACTTCGATGTCAATGGTAAAATCGAAAGTGCGGGCGGTTGCAATAGCTGCTACAGCGATGGTCCGAAAGATCCAAAGGCTTACGACGAACAGCTTCTGAAGTTCACTGGGTTGTTCTACATGCCGGACATCTCACTGGTGTTGTATAAAGGTCAGTTGATCTTTGGCTTCGGGTGTATGTTCCCGGTGGCAACTACGTTGATTCTTCAACACTACAGGACAGATGGGGGCACGTTACCAGAATCCTCAGGCCACACACTGAGCCTGCCCGATGAACTGGCTGACGAATTTAAACGCATCGTCGAGCACTATGAGGCCGGTTTGCGTAAACCGCGTGAGTTTCCACTGCTCATGTCTGATCTGGTCGACACTGAAAGTCCATTGTATCATCGTTGGGAAAACTGTCCAGATGAAGACTACTGGCTGGAGCTGTGTGAAGAGGTTCGTGTAGGATATCAGACCGGTAAAGCCAGCCTTGAAGACCAGTATGGCCTTGAGCATGAATTTAAATGTTCTCCGGCGAAATGGAGTATCGAATGAAACAGGTCATCATCTACGGTGAACTGCACACCAAAGCAGAACGCGAGCGTGTTGAGCAGCTGATTCGCATGGATAATCGTGCTGCACCTTTCGACTTTATTCTGTCGGAAGAAGCCGGCAACAATATCCTCGACACACCCGATAAACTGCGTCGCGCTATTAAAGAGCGCAACTACGCTATCGGTCCGGGTAGCTACGAACTCGCATTGAAGTTTGGTATCCCGTGCATTGGTATTGATGTATGGGACGACAAAATCCATCAGCTTGATCGTAAAGACAAAGACGGGTTATATGTCGATTGCTCCTACAGTTTCGCTGTTCGAGAAAAGCAAATGCTGAGCGTAATTCGCGAGTATGCGGAAAAGGGTCGCTGTGCGGTCCTGTTGGGCGATTCCCATATTCGCACTAAACCCAATCGCGTTATGGGACCAGCGTCAGTAATCTATACTGAACTGCGCAACAACCCAAACATCTTCTTCGTGCGTAGCCCTATAGCCGAAGCAGAGTAGTTTTATTTAACAAAGGTAGGTAATAGAATGTCAGACATCAAACAGTCTATTCGGGAAATTAACGAACTGATTGACTTGGTTCTCACACTTCGCATCTGCCAGGCTAACCATCGTAAGTCTAACTCTAAGCTGCGCAAGTGCGCAGCTATGGTTAAAAAGCGTTGCAAGGAACCGTTTGTTCGTGACGTATGCGATAAGCTGGCAGTTTCAGACGACGTCGTTGCTGACGTTGCCGCCATTCAACGTAATGCATTAGGGGCTTAGTCGCCTCACTTCAACTTAAAATAAGGTAGCGAAATGAATCGTGAAAACAAGAAACTGATTACTGTAGATATCCGCAGTACTCGACCGCATAGCGGAAAGACGTTTATGGGTCGCGTGCTTTGGTATGGACTGAAGAAGCTCGGGTATGATCCAAACAACACGCTGGTTTCAGTCGACTGCACTGACCGCGATCTCACCTTGGGCGGTAATTGTACGGGTGAGATGGATGAAGCCTGGATGCGTAAGATCGTTGAGAAGCTTAACGCTGATGGCACCCGACTGCATCTGATCGATCTAAACCTTCCCGTATCTGGTAGTAGCACATTCCAGTCCGGACAAATCTACCAGATTCGCAGTCGCACCCACAACGGCCAATGGACCTTTTGGAAGCCGTGCTCTCTGGATACCTACATGGCCAGATTGAGCGAGCCGGAAGTGAACAACACGATTTACGAAGTTCGTTCTATTTCCCACCACCCAGACGGTCCAACTGTTCCAGTGCCAGAGCGTAGTTTAGTCGCCATCGCTGAGTTCTGTGAACGACTGGAAAAGGCCACAGCTAACCTGGGGTATGATAAGAGCTACGCCGGCGAAGAGCCTGGTGCCTTAAAACGTAACGTGCGCGCGATGCATCACCTTATCCGTTCTCTGATGAATCAGACCTATGCTGAATCTGGTCAGGTGGACAAAGAAGCGGTGGATCAGTTAATGAGCAAAGCACTCAACGACTCTAACGACTCCAATTAACTACTCAGGTCCGGGTTGTTTGCCCGGACCTTTGTATGATGTCGAGGTTATTCCGATGACGTTAAAAGAAGCTTACCCTGAAATCTTTAATCTGTACGTGACCTATCCTCTTTTATTGGATCGTGCCTGCTTCTATGCCATTGAGTTGGATAAGAAGCGGCTGATGTCTGGCGTGCTACAAGACCTCGCTACTCGATCTCGCTATGCTAAAGTGTCTTGTCAGTTCGATGCGTTTGCAGTTTGGCTTTTTGATACTGACGCCATTAGTCAAGAAAAGGCTGAAGGGATGGAACCCGTACCGGTGGAATTTCAGGAAACCTGCATAGGAAACGCGCAGTCTCTGTTAGCCGTTCTTCGGGCAATTGAAACAGCAACACACCGAAACGGCGATAAGGATAAAGTTCTTAATGCCTTGGTTGTCGAACTCGGTCAGCTGTATAAAATCTTCAACGCTACATTACTCCAATAAGGAAAGAAAATGAACATCGATCAATTACTGACGCTGCTGAACGGCTTAAAGGCCGCTGGTGTTCCAGGCACAACACCGGTCGTTGTCGCGCACGGCGACGAAGATGAAAACGCGGTAACATTAACCGAGTTGGACGACCAATGTATTCTCGAGAACGTGCAGTATGAGATTGCCAGTGAGAAGATGGCGGTCATCCGTCGCAACGGTAGTCCGCTTGTGTTATCTGGTGCAGCTTGTCCGGCATATCAGAACACCACCGCTTTCCGGGCAACGCAGGGTGCTAATGTAGTGCACCACTCGGTTGATGTACGCACCCGTGAAGGCGCAGACGTCACTGACCTGTGCGGTGTGGGCGAGGCCATCGCCATGGGTCCATCTGTTACCCTGCCGAAATCTGTTTGGGTAGACACCAAGCTGTCAGCCGACCGTTGGAACGCAATGCTCTCTGCTCCGGGCATTCGTATCCTGGGCTGTGCTGGGTTGCGCGATACAGACGGTGCTCTTTCCGATGACTACGGACACTTCGGTATGGAAATCTGGACGCATCACTCTGGTTCTTACGACAACGTCAAAAACGGCGGGATCGTTACCAACTTCGCCGATAAGATGATTCGTAACAACGCCCGCATCGAGGGTATGAAAGTAACGCTGCCCGATAACCTGGAGTGGGCGCGCGTACCGTTCCGTGCGGAGTTCGTTGGTGAACAGACACACATGGGTCTTCGTGACAAGGCGTTGGCTTCCCTGTTGGACGAACATGGTTATATCACTGAAGAGACTGCTAAAGCAGCGGCAGTTCGCCAGGGTGTAACGCGTGACGTCAAATTGGTCGTCGACTACCGCACTGACACCATCAAACTGATCGTTGAAGACGCCGAAGAAACTGACGATCGTTTTATCGTAACTGGCAAATTTGTCTGTGACGGTAAAGAAGTCGAGTTCACTAACGAAGCGTTCGACGCGTACAATCGTTTCGGTTGCCGCGACGACCGCGATCCAGACATTGCGCGTCTGACTGAGGAAGCTAAAGTCGCTGGACTTTATGGTGTAGTTCGTGTGGTACCTGTTTACGCATCAGTAAATGATTAATTACACCGCCACCCATTGCTTTGATAAAGAAGCCGAATCATTAATTTAAAGGAAATAAAATGAAAGTATCCTCTGTTACCGAAAGTTTAAGTGTTCAACTCGATGACACCACTAACATCCACCTTGATCTGCGTGAAGCATACGGTCTGATGATGTTTGCCACTGGGGTGGCTTGGTCTAAAGACGGACTTACTAACTATAACGGCTCGCTCGCTAAGCCATTTGTGTTTAAAGATACCGACAATGCATGGCCACCGCAAACCACCCAACGCTTTGTCGCCAGCGGAAACGCTGTGGACACCGAAGGCGAAAACGTCCCATACCAGACAGTTAACTTCATCCTGGGACCACACGTTGACCAACTCTTTGTAGTTGAGCGCGTCGAACTGATGCGCCTGCTGAGCAAGGCACTGATCGATGTCACGGGTATCGCTAAGCTTGCGCTCATTGCTGACAACTATCATCTTTCGGAAGAAAAATACATTCCGACCGGACCGGATGGCGTCTTTATTTCGAACGCTTCGTACGTTAACCTGTATGTCAACGACCAGTATGGCATACCACGTCGTTTGGTTGATGTAGATGCGTTCAACGGCAACAAGAACCTGAAGCGCGCACCACACGTTGATAAGCTGGTGTTTGCAACAGACACGTACTTCGGTGAGTTCCATCGCACTGAGGAGCGTTCGATGCTTCAGCTTTTATTGTCCTCTGGCCCCACTTTAATGAAGGACGCATAATGTCTGAACGTAAACACCCATTCACGGCTGCACAGCTGCAAGACCAGCAACATATCAACGTCGAAGCAGCATACCCGTATAGCTCACTGGGACTAAGCGGTATTGTTGTAGACCGTCGTGTAACCAAACTGTTATTAGTAGTGAAGGTGCGCGGCGAAGATCTGCTCCCAGCTGCGCTGGAAAATCACGAAACAATATTGCAGGCCATTAAAGAGCTTCGTGATGTTGTTGAAGTGGATAAGCTGGAACTGGAAGACACACAGATCAATGATGATCGTCTGATCGAACAAATTCCGCTGAAAGTCGTAAGTGCAATTAGTATTGCGTCTCACGCAATCGGTCGCGTTTTAAACACCGAGCGACTGGTGTTGGATAACGGCGATTATGTGCCGTCAATGAGTCGTTTTATCAACGACGTTCAAATCACCATCGATGAGAGTAGTTATACCCTCACTCGCACTAAGCTGTACAAAAGTGGCACTCCGGTGCGCATCGATTAAACAACTAACTAAAGAGAGGAAGTTTCTATGACCCGCGTAAACTATAACGCAGTGGTGGAAGAACTGTTAAAGGGTGTGGTCGCATTAGACTCTGAACGAGCCATGTGTATCAACAGTCCACGCTACAGGGCGATTGCTGAGTTCAGAACGATCGGCTTTCGGGGTACAAGACAGACTGGTATGACTCACACCGTGCGTAATCTGGCTCTGAAAGACAACGGGAAGACGCTCATTGTTTTCCCCGATCGGACCTTGCGGGAGTCTTTCGAACAACGCTGGGAGCAGGAACTCAGTGGTGTACCCAAACCCTTTATCTGGAGTGGTGCGTTTTACAGCGAGCAGGAACGTCGCGGTAAATCACCTATTATCGGTGATTGCAATCAGTTCGATACAATCATCATTGATGAAGCCTCTCGTTACTTTGGGTTGTTCTCCTACGACAAAACGTTTCGTGCAATTTCTGGCGTAGCCAGCGATAACGTGGTTGTCTATCTGGCGGGATAATACTACAGGGGCGCTAGTCGCCCCTTCTTCGGAAAAGCGCTATGGGCATTTATTGGTTTCTTATCGCAGCGCCGAGCGTACTCGTTGCGATCTTTACTAAGGTCTTATGGCCACACGAGATAACTCTAAAAGAGTGGGGCTATCAGTTACTCGCTTGTCTTTTCACTACAGTTCTCTGTGTCGGGTTCTTGTCCATTGGTAAGTACCACGCGATGACGGACTTCGATGTTCTGAACGGAGTGGTGACAAAGAAGTACTCGGAACACGTCACCTGCGAACACGAACACAAGTGCGGTGAAACATGTAGTGGATCAGGAAAGCACCGCACATGCCATCCTATCTATTGTAAAGATCACGCCTACGATGTGGATTGGAATGTTAATACCACGGTAGGCAATAGCACCATCGATCGCATTGACAGACGTGGACTAACACCACCTCCTCGCTGGTTAGCAGTGAAGATTGGTGAAGCGGCCTCTGCGGAAGAAAGCGTGCGTAGTTATCTGATGGTTGACGAAGATCGATTCAAAACGTCATCCACGGTGCGGGAGAAATATAAGGGCGTTACATTACCTGACTATCCTCGCGTATACGACTACTATCGCTTCAATCGCATTGTCAACGAAACTGCATTGGATGTGTCGATTATTAAGGATTATCTCGATGATGCCCTTAAGGTAGATGGTAAGGCGAAACAGTTGAATATCACGATGTTGGTAACGCCGAAAGACGATGACTACTTCGAGGTAATCAACGAACATTGGAAAGGTGTTCGTAAGAACGACACGGTTCTGGTGTATGGCGTAGAACCGGATGGTAAAATCAAATGGTTCCGTGCAATGACGTATGGTGACGGACAGGGTAATCAGATACTGTTGTCGGAGTTGGCTACCTTAGCGGCTGGACACACACTGAACCTTGAACTCGTTACCAAGCAGTATGCGTTAATAAAAGGAAAGTACGAGCGGTTGCCTGCACAGACCTTTGCATACCTGGAAGACAGCTACCAGCCTAGTTGGTGGGGCGTGCTGATCTTTGTAGTAATTAACCTCGCCGCAAGTATCTGGGTGAGTCTGTATATGAAACGAAATGATTTCGCTTAAAGGAAAGTAAGATGACTGATAAAAAGAAAGGTTTGGGTCTGGGCGCATTGATTGCTATTGCTTTGGTTCTGCTCCTGGCAGTTGGTGTAGTGGGTGTGGTGGTTAGTTATATCTCTGCATCTAACACCGGCGCAACGATGGAAGCAAATATCGAAGCGTTGAACAGCGACAGTGAGAACGTGCTTTCCTCAGTGACCACGAACATCCAGGAACAGGCTGGGATCGTTAACGTTTATGCTAAGGACTTCCAGGACTCTCTGGCGGCAGCAATGTCAGGCCGCTACGGTGCTGAAGGCTCTAAGGCGACTATGCAGTGGATTAAAGAGCAAAACCCGACGCTCGATTCTTCTGTGTATGCCAAGGTGCAAGACATTATTAACGGCGGTCGTAAAGAGTTCCAGATCTCACAGTCTCGCAAGATCGAATCTTGCCGTGATTATCAGAAACGCCTGAACTACGTCATCGGCGGTGCTTTCCTGCGCTTTGCCGGATATCCGAAGATCGATCTGAAAGACGTCTGTAAGGTCGTAAGTGATTCACGCTCACGTAAGGCTTTTGAAACCGGACTGAATGAACCTGTGAGCTTCTCACGGTCGTCCAGTAGTAAGTAACAGCATACAGCCAGGTACGGGTTTCCGTACCTGGTTTTATTACGCCACATTGTTATTAGGGAACCGATATGTCTAATTTATTTCCGGGCGACAAACTGTTTCAACTCAAGGCGACCCACGGTCTACCGCTTGATGTTTCTTTAAACGAGATCATCGTAAAAAGAAAATTGCGAATAGACTGGATAGACTTTATTACGGCAGCTCGACTGGACGGTCGTTGGGATTTCCAAACCTTACCGGACATCGAAACCGGTCTGTTGGATGCTGGCGTGGATCGCGATGACGTGGAAGCTGTCATGGAACGCTGTAAACAATGGGTTATCACAAATCCACATCCGGGGGTCTTATGAACAACGCAAATCCAATCCAAGTAACTAAGCGCCAGTTTACGGTTTGGGACACGGCATTGTTGTATAAAGCCACTCGTGTTGTGGACCGGAAGTACACCACACCGTCACACTCGTTCATGGTTCACTTTGAAGACCCATATGACAAAGTGAATGCCATAGCCCTGCTCAAAGGCAACACCACATATACTCTACCTAGCTGGTTAGCCCGACGCACCATTGAGTTGTTGCTGGAAGGCGAGTCTAACGGTCTGGAGGTGGAAGATGCGTTGCTGTATGCCGCAGGACTGGCAGATATGGATGGCGAGGTTCTGGTGTTAATTAAGGAGTAGCGATGACGGTCATTGTTCAACGTGGTGGTGTTTTCTATGCCGACTCCCGAACAGTATCTCGTGGGGTTTCTCAACACGAGAACATCGTGAAGATAACATCATATCCCAGTTACAAGTTAGAAAACAAACTTGCGGTTTGGGACAAGGAAGTCATTTTGGCGGTTGCTGGTGCCGGGGCTTCTGAGGCTATTACCATAGCAACCGATATATTGATGAAGGGCGGGAAAGAAGCATTAGACTCGTACAAAATACTCCGCAATACAAAGGCGGCTATCGGGTTGGATTGTGTCATGCTGGTATTGACTGCTAACCATTGTTACGAGGTTAATTTCCGTCGCTCAACAGAAGGTCCTCCTTTTATAGTTAAAAATCACAAGCGAGATGAATTGGTATGCATTGGATCTGGGCGTGCTCCAGTGGAGGTCATTACCCGGTTCTTCAAGACTGACGAAATCGGTACCGTGTGCGCTGCCCTAGCGCTTTCGGATACGTGTGGTGGGTACTTAAGGATCTACGACACGAATGCCAGAGAACCGAAGATGATGACTAAGTTATATCGCCGTCCAATGCTTCGCGTGTTCTACGGTTGCCTGCTTAGCTATGCAGCTAGGGTCGGTACGTGGTACAACAACACATTTAAATGCTAAGGAACCAGAATGGATAGTTTAATCAAAGCAAAGGCGTGGTTGGATGAAAACCCCGCTGCCCCGGATTGGTGGCACGATAACGTACCTGACCACGTTAAGGATTCCCTTCGCATTGATTACCTGTATGACCCAGGTGCAATGCACGATGAAGTAGCACGCAACTATCCAGACTGGGAACTCAAAGAGATCAAGGATAAGCCCGGCGATCCTCACGGGTGGTATGTGGCATTACACACTCCATATGGACAAGTGGATGTGTTCTCCAACTCGGAAGTGTTTAAAGAAATGGGTGAGTCGGTCCAGATGTTTACCAAACTCAATAAGTATTGGTGGGGTCGGCTTTGGTTAAGGTTTATATTCTGGTTAGACAATGGTAGAAATAAGAAAACTTAAAACATTGGAGGAGCTTCGGCTCCTCACCCCTTCACTGCTAACCCTCGATCAGTATTACCCGAACATTGACAACTGGTATCGCAACAAAGTCCTATCCGACCCCGCCAACGAGAGCAACCTAGCAATAGGGGCTTTTGTTGGCGGGGACTTGGTCGGTTTTGTTTTGGCCAAAAAAGCAGAGGAAACCAAACTGCGCTGTGTTCGTGTGAACCCGCAGTGTCAGAACACGGGCTTGGGTCTGAGGTTATTAGAGCATGCGATGGATGCACTCGAATGCGACAAGCCGTTAGTGACGGTCTCAGAAGAACTGCTGGGTCACTACAGCCGTATCTTCGTCAACCGCTACGGATATGACCTGAACGAAGTTGTTAAGGGCGCATACAGACGTGGCAAGTTGGAATACGTTTTCAATGGGAGTTTACAATGAGAGTAATGCTTTCTTCGTCTGGTGTGCCGGATAGCGCAACCCAATTGTGTTTTGCGTATAGCAAAAACGGACCGGATGCTTATTGGGCAGGTAGTAAGATTATCATGGTGGGTGTGTATTGTTTCAAGGAACACATCGACCAACTGTTAGATGGTTATCTTGAGCGGGGCGATAAGTATTACGGTGGTATGACACATCGTGCACTGATCGTAACCTACGACGGTACCTGGCTTGTCAATGACGTAGCTGGGCACAAACACCCAGGGGTTCTGGTGTCGCCTGTATGGACGCCTGAGAACATTGAAGCGGGCAAGCGTCATCCGTATGACTTACCTGGACTTAACCCACTCAAGAGCGATGAGCACGCTATTTTAACCAATTGCATACTCGCTGCTCAGGCATGCCACACGGTTGCTGAATTCTTCGAGTTCTTCAAACCTGTGGAGAAAGAGCAACCCACCTTTTCTGAAAAGTTAAAGAGGATGTTAAGATGGCAAAATCAGAATTAAAGCCGGGCGTTAAAATGACACGTCAGGAGAAGAAGAAACTCCACCGTAAAAACCCAACGCGGGTAATCCCAAAAGGGCGTCGCAAATATCAGAGCATTGCTTTCAAATGCAAAGACCTGATTCGTAGTATGGAATTAGATAAACGCGAAGTGGACTGGACTGCCATTGCCTCCGTTCCGTCACTGCTAGTCCCAGGCGATGGTGACGTGTACAAGCAGAGCGGTGGTGCGGTATGATAAAGACAACTGATGATTTCGTCTTCTTCTATTATGGGGACGATATCTACAGCAACTTCTACCTCTGTAACTTTAGTATGGCAGGCGTCGATTTCTTCTGCTCTGAGCAGGCGTTTATGTGGTTGAAAGCCATGCACTTCAAAGACTACAAAACCGCTGCCAAGATTGCTGCCGTTGAACCGATCAAACGCAATGCGCCATTTGTCTGCAAGATGCTTGGTCGTGAGGTCTCGCCTTATAATGACCAGGTATGGGCTGGTGAACGCTTTGCTACAATGTGCGACGTATTGTCTGCTAAGTTCGAACAGAATCCCGAGTTGATGGCACAACTGAAAGCTACCGGTAAACGTGTCTTGGTGGAAGCATCTCCCACAGATACGCTTTGGGGCATCGGTATGGATATCGATCATCCAGACCATATGGACCAGACGTGTTGGCGTGGGCTGAATATGTTGGGCGATGCGTTAATGCGCGTGCGCGATCGTTAACCACCGTTTCAGCAAATTTTCAGATATATAGTACTCGAGTGAATAGTAACAGCACTGTTCACTCAACTTACTCTTTATAAGGAAGCAAAACAATGATCGCATTAACTACTTTCATTCTGAGCAACACCACCACCGTATCTATCGTGCCTGAGTTCCCAACCGCAAACCTTGGTCACGTTGTAGTCAGTGCCACTGACACTGGCGTAGAGAAATCAAAAACTGTAATCACCGATTCCAAACCTCTGGAGCAGCTGGACGTTGAACATCTGGATCGCATCATCTATGTACAGTCGCACAACAGTGAACTGGATCTGACCGACGCACAGCGTGAAGAACTGCGTCGCGACCTGGCCCGCATGTACAGCAACAAACCATGGATGTCCGAAGATCACTGGGAATACTTCGAAACCAACAATGGCGTGATCGGTGGTCTTATGCTCGACCGCATCGATGGCAAGCTGACGCAAGTTACAGTTGTAGTTCGCTGTAAAGAACTCGAGGTTGATGTGATGTCTGCGGTGCATCTGGAAAACGGACCGGTGGACTTCACTGAGACATATCTGAGCGATGCTAATTTTGTTAACGCTATGGCTAAAATCACACGCCACTTTATGGATAACGCGTAACATACAGAGGAGACCTTCGGGTCTCCTCTTTTCTATCCTTTTCTTTTTTGTTCAATAAACTTTGAAGTATACATTATCCTAGTGCATATGACGTAGTAAATTACACGCACGAGAAATACTCTGATTAACCCATATAAGGAAACGCAATGAAATCTACAGTCCCATGTCAAACGTTTACCGGTGAAGAGCTGCAAGAGATGTTAAACAACTCACTCAGCGGTCTGGATAAGCATCCCCTAAACCCGGTGATTCGCACTGTGACTTTCGTGATGCTGCCAAGTCAGTCTATTCTCTGTGAGATCATCATGGGTGAGGGACACGCTGTGGTTAACTTCTCTCGACCGATTGATCCAGAGATGTATAATGAAGGTAAAGGCATTATCTCTGCGTTTACCAAAACCCGCGACGATTTGTGGGGTGTTCTGGCGTATCGCGCCAAACTCGAAAACGACCCTAAACTGGTCTCGAAACTGACTGAGCTTTACAAGGCGTAATATGGATACTCAAATTGAAGCACTGCGTAAGTACTACGACGAACTTCAGGTCAAGTTGACTGAATATAGTCGTCAGTATTATGCGGATGGTTCGAGTCCCGTTACCGATGCCACGTTTGACCGTCTGATGCTTACGGTGCGTGAACTGGAGACTCGATTTCCTGCATGGGTTACACCAAACAGCATCACACAGCGCGTGTCTGGTCACGTAGCGAGCATTACCGACATTGAGCACCTCACCCGGATGTACAGTCTGGATAACCTCTTTACTGAGGAAGGGTTGATCGAGTGGTGTGAAAGTCGGCGGCCCTTTATCCACGCAGAAGCCACCTGTACGCTGGAATACAAACTCGATGGTCTGGCCATTAACCTGGTCTATGAGAATGGAGTATTGGTTACAGCGGCTACACGCGGTGACGGGTTCGTTGGTGAAGACGTAACGCGCAATGTTCCGTTCATCCAAGGTATTCCGTTAGTCCTTGATACTAAGGACCCACCCGAGCTACTCGAAGTGCGTGGTGAAGTCTTTATGCCTCGTGCGGTCTTCGAAGCGCGTCGTCGTGAGATAGAAGAGAGCGGTAAAGGTAAGGTGCTCGCTAATCCACGTAACGGGGCGGCGGGCGGTTTGCGTCTGAAGGACCCAGAACGTGTTAAGGAACGCGGCCTGGTGTTTAATGCGTATGGCATAGGGAAGGGCGCAGCGCACGCTAAGGTTACACTGCAACATGAACTCTATTACTATCTGGAGCGCATCGGGTTCCAGACCAGTGAAGGTGTACGCGTTGCGGACTTCCACCCGAATGCCATTATGGCGCGGTATCGGGAACTTATCGAAAAGCGTGATTCTCTGCCAATGGATATCGATGGGATGGTCATTAAGATCAGCTCACTGAGCATTCAAGAGCAGCTGGGTTATGTCGGTAAGTATCCTAAGTGGGCCATGGCGTTTAAGTTCCCTGCTGAAGAAATGGAGACTATCTTAAATGATATTGACTTTCAAGTGGGCCGAACGGGAGTTATTACGCCAACTGCCAAGTTCGACGCTGTTCCGTTAAGCGGGGCTGTGGTCACAAGTGCGACACTCCACAACGAAGACTTCATTGACAATCTCGATCTGCACTGGGGTGACACCATCATCGTTCGTCGTTCTGGCGATGTCATCCCACAAGTCATGGGTGTAGTTAAAACACACCGTATGCCTAACCCGGAGAAAGTGAAGTTTCCGGAAGTGTGTCCGAGCTGTGGTAGTGAGTTGTATCGCGATCCCGCACAGGCAGCCGTTAAGTGTGTGGCTAAAACAACATGTCCGGCACAGTTAGTTGAAGGGGTAACGCACTTTGTCTCTCGCGATGCGATGGATATTGATGGCGTTGGTCCGAATCTGGTTGAGACGCTGATCAGTTGTGGTGCTGTCAAAACACCGGCTGACTTGTTCACAGTGGCCCTTGCTCACGTAGACAATGTGATGGGCGCTAACACTAAATCTGCCATCAACTTCCGTAAGGCAGTCAATGCCGCTAAGTCCCCACCGTTGAACAAGTTTATCTTTGCGTTAGGCATCCCATTCGTTGGTTCTTCGACCGCCACTACTTTGGCACGTCACTATAAGAACATCGATGAGTTAGCCGATGCGACGGTAGATGAGTTAAAGCGTTTACCTGATATTGGGGAAATCACGGCGCGTGGAATTGTTGACTGGTTCGACAGCGAGAACAATATTGTCTTACTGGACGACCTCAAAACGGCAGGTGTTATTCCCAAGCAGTTGACTAAGCCAACTGCGGTGGGTCCATTTACTGATAAAGTCTTCTGCATTACTGGATCGTTCGACAACTACAAGCGTCCTGAGTTGAAAGAGATGATTGAGATGTTGGGTGGTAAAGTAACCGGCAGTGTTTCGGCGAAGACAGATTATCTGTTGGCCGGAGCAAATGCTGGTACCAAACTGAGTGACGCCGACCGTCTCGGTGTGGCCATTATGTCTGAAGAGCAATTCGTAACCATGCTGGAGTCGTAAGACTCCATTTACCAATAGGAATGAAAAGATGCAACTGATTATCGATAACAAATTCAAACAGCTCCTGGATGTTGAAGAAGGCAAAGCTGGTTCTGTTACCACCGCGAAAGCTGAAGTGGTTTCCATCAATAAGAAAGGCGTCTTTATCTCCGGTCAGGACCATTGCCAGATCCCGGTGAAGGTCGAGTATCTGGATGGTGAGAGTCGTCTGTCTGTTGGCGATTCCATCACGTTTCAGGTTGAAGGCGGCCTGCTGATTGGTCGCACTGCGGTCAAGGCAACTGCGCGTACTCCTGAGCGTACCGGTCGCGGTAGCCCAGATCGTAACATGAAGTCTAACGGCTACTAAGGCATAAGAGAGTGGGTGAAAACCCACTCTCATTCTATTTTGTTGGATAAGGAATCGAAACAATGACAACGATTGTTGTTAACTCTAAATGCATTGCAGCAGATCGCCAATTACTCATCAAGGGCGACGATGGCGGTACGCATTTCGCAGATGGTCCCAAGATCAAACTCTCGCCGTGCGGAACATTCGCATATGGATCTACGGGGATCGACCTCAGTAAGAACCACACCGAAGATCTGGAAAAGCTCTTTCGTGCGGTAGCTCATCACTTTAGCGGGGGCGGTCAGTTAACGGACGAAGGTTTCACAGAGATGGCGTTGGCGATTAACAAGCGCGTGAAAAAGCCTACCTTGATACTGACGCGTAAACTCTTCATCAGCATCATCGAAGGACTGATCGCTGTGTCCGATGAGTTTATTGACTACTACACCGTTGGCACTGGGGCTACGTTTGCATCATCTGCTATGCTCGCCGGTAAAACGCCTAAGCAAGCTGTTGAGTTTGCCAACCGATACGATGCGCTGTCTGGATATGGTGTAGACGTTATTAACGCAAACAAACTGAAAGCAATTAAGGCAGGTTAAGATGTCAAACGTTTATATGGTCAGAGACGACCGCATTGCTTTCGTGTGTGGTGAGGTTCGTCCTAATGCGATGTACACGCACATCCCGGTACAAAACTTAGTGACTCAGTTTGGTGTGTTGATCCCAACTAGTCCGGTCTTTGCCAACTTCCTGGACTATCGCGCTGGCGGTGTTTCAGATAACATCAATCACGATAGCCGTTGGTTGACAGGGGTAGTGGACGAACACGGCATACTGCGCGATTACTTTATCGACAAGGAAGCCGGCTTCCTTTCTGAAGCTCGTCTCATAAACGGACCGGGCGTGTTACGTTGTCGTTCACAACACCTCACCGTTGAGGAACATGGTTTCTCGGCGTTACATTTAACTGACACTCTGGAAGATGCAGTGAAGTTGTTCTGTAAAGCGACCGATGCTAAAGAACATCAGTTTGCCATCTTCACATTTGCAGAGCTGGCGGCCATGGCCTCTAACTTTAAGAAACAAAGGAAACCGAAATGAAAGAGATCGAACTGGTAAGAAATAGCTGGTATCTGTGGAACGATCCGGATGGTGGCATTTGCACTAAATCAGTACTTTATCTCGGTCCAGGTAACGAACCGGGTGTTGTCACTGTGGAAGACTCCCTGGGTGTAGAGTTCTACGTGCACGTTGAGGAACTTACCACAATACCCACCGAAGCGCCAACCGTCGCCATTAGCAATGATTTCGACGCGATGCAGTTTGTACCGTTTATGCAGTTCCCCAACATCAACAACCTGCGTGTCTCTAAGACCGGGTATGTGTTGATGGTTGTCAACGCCCCAAGCGAATACGACTGGAATGTGCGTACACCGAGCGAATTTGGTTTTAACCTAACTGGCTGCTATCGCCTAGCGTTGGAAAACCCAAGGGAGGTAAATGGCGAGCGTCTACCGCCGGAACCGACCATCTGCATCGGGTTCCAGGGGGGTCACTGTACATTTACAGCGGGTAAGCCTGAGAAGACTAAGTTGTTGTACGACGTACTGTACAAACTTCGCCTCTACTTCATGGGTTTCTTAGAGCTGCCCATTGAAGACGAAAGCGACATTGATCTCACCGCTGAGCAGACACCTCAGTCTTGGGCAGTGCCATCTGACGTTATGCCGGTCTTGGTTAAGCACCATCGGCACGGTGTGGCCGTTGCGTTACGTCATGAGAGTAAAGAGTTAGTCGAAGCATATGCGGGTTTACTGCGTGATGAAAACTTCGGTTATACCCACACCGTTGAAGTACGTCATAACGCTGAAGCCGGGTACTATTTTATAGCGATCGTCGTTACTATGTACCCGATAATCGCGCAATCCAGCATCCGCGTGATTGACTTCGGTCGCGATAATACTTACAACCATGCGCAAGCTCGCCTGAGCAAAACTGCGGTGGAAAACTAAGGAACGATAAATGTCTTTTATAGTCTTATCGTTCTTCGATTCTGACCTAGAAGACAAACTCGTTGGGGTGTGTTCGTATCCACAATACGACACCCCCTTAGACGACGTCAGTCGGACTCTGAAGAACTTTCTGGCTGAGGTAGTACATCGGCTAGATCGCAGAGTAAAGTTGATTATAGACGAGTCTAAGGGGTTGGAAGTGGATTTGTTCTTCTGTAGTAACGAGAACCCACCCGACCCAAAAGCCGGTAGTCGTTTTATCAATAACGCCTTTGGCCTTTCACTCGATTACTTTTATAAGGAACAAAATGGAACAACTCCCGCTACCCCAGATGGGACATGAGTTATCCACTGCGCTCTTAGCTATCTCCACTCAGATGCGTGAACTCGACGAACCTAATTGCAAGAAACCGAAGAATCGCACCATGCGTGCTTTGGCCACTGAATTAGGTAAGAAGGCCACGAATCAACAAGTGCGTGAGATCATGTACTATATCAGTAGCGATAACTTCTTTGCGCACAGCAGAGCGCAGGAGGTATTAACTACACTACAAGGCTTGTTGGACGGTTCGATCGACGTTACGTTCAAAGATGCCAATGGTATGCTGATTAGCAATCCCAACTGTAAGGAAAATAAAGATGAGTAAGGTAGACGATATCCTGGCTAAAGCTTCGGACGGTTCTTTCGATATGGATGCCGCGCTGGGTAATCTGGATTTCGAAGCATCGGAAGCCAAAGTCGATCAGATGCGTTCTGGCGGCGGTGAAGCGATCGAAGTAGCAGCCGGCGATAACGACTGTGGCGATGGCTGCAAAATCTAATTAGGGGGCGTCAATGGATAAGTCGGGACGGCGACATACTCGCCTGGCGTTAAGAGACCTTGTATCGGCAGATGCCACATACGACAAGACCAAGGACGCCACTGATTTAACACTCAAGTTCGGCAATGATGAAACAGCCATTCTTTCATTACCCAGTGACGAGTCACGTTACCTTGGTAAGATAGGCGAGTGGTTGGTTCAGTATCAGAGCCGAGCAACGATCGGGACTTCGTGATGGCTGAAATCGTATTAGGTTATCCGGGTGTTGGGCTAAAGGCATGGACAGAACAGGCTGAAGACCCAAGCACTGTGGAATGGAAAGACGAATTCCAGATCGACAGTGTAGCGGAAGCACCCGAAGGCGTGCAGTATATCTGCGCACCTCTCAAGCTGAGCGTACTCAAAGAAATCGTGGCAGCTAAACTCAACGTAAAAGTTGTGTATCCTGCTACGGTGGCGATGGGTGAATACGCTGAACGTCAGAAAGCGGAAGGGCTTTCAGATGAACAAGTTGCCACAAATATGGCGACGTTCAATTCGGATCTTCGCGACATTCGTGAGTTCGAATCAAAGCGCGTTCGACACCTAGTCCTTGGGCGTGGTGAAGACGTTAGCGCCGTACTTTAAATACCAGCCCTCCTTTCGAGGAGGGTTTTATGCCGGTTAGTATTTTAAAATAAAGGAACCAGAATATATGTTAGGCGCTGACTTTGACGGCGATCATCTGCACAAATCGCTCAGAAAACCGTACGTGACAAAGGAATATATTTACGTGTTGATTGCCTTAGGGACAATTCACACAATACTTCCCTCGTTCGGGTTAGCCATAGATACTCTGTTGACCCTAGGTTCAACCGGGTTGGCTATTGTTTTGTTCATGATGGATCGCATGGTGCTCCGTAAGGCAGGACACACACCACCGCACTGGATATGGTTCTTGTTTATACCAGTCTATGCGTGGAAGCGTGACAACCTGACTGGGCGACATCACCAGGTCTTCCATGTCTCAATGGCAGCGTTAGTTTTCAGTGTCGTTTTGCTGAGCTATAATCAACTGAAGGTAGACAAAGCGGGTATTGCGGACACAGCCTGTCAGACTGTAACTGGGTTAACCAAGAAAGCTGACGGCGTTGATGCTCCAGGTTGTGTGAAGGTCAATCTCATTGAAGAGGTTAGCCCCAATCACTGGAACGCGATCGCCACTATGGAAAACGGCACCAATAAACACCTTACTGTTATATACGACACTAAGGTAAACTTTGTTAATGTCAAACTCGCCGGTTACACTGGCTATATTGAATAAGGAATCATTATGACCGAACACGTTAAACAAATTGCCGACATCGTTATTACTCGTGACACTGTCATTGGCGACAGCGGGCAAGATGCGATGCAGGTAAAAGTTACCCGTGCGGATGGCAAGTTCATTGCGGACTTTAAAATCGATATGGGTCAGGATATCCCTGACTACACCGACAATAAAGTACTGATCGTGACCTGGCTGGGACTCGGTCTGTTTAAACCGTTGGTTTCACGCACGGAAGTACTCTCTGACCACGGTCTGTCTCGTGCTAACTTCCAGGTGACTGAAGATGGTATCGAGATTGCTCGCGCTTATCGCGAGCTGACGGGTGGCGGAGATATCACCGAAGCCATCTAACCCGTAGGGAGCCAAAAGGCTCCCTACTCCTCGCTGTTCTTTTTTTTTTTGGTGGTCGTATGTACTATGGATTAGCTATATACCTTTTGGTGGCTTTACTTATCGACCGTAAGTTAGAGAAACACTGCGCAAAGCAGAAATACAATAATGACGATGGTTGGATTACCATTAAACGTGTTGTGTTGGCAACGGGCTGGTTGCCGATCATGGTGTACCTGTTTCTGTCGTCTTGTCAGTATTGCTGCAAGCGTCGCTAATTCTATGCTTTTATTGCAGAGGAATGACAATGGGTACGAAGATCGGATATTCGGCACTTAAACCGATTATCAATCCGCACAACAACGTGCTGAAAGCGATTCGTGATCTTGACTTACCGAAAGGTTTGTCACTTATCCCAATTGAGAAGCTCCACTGTACCCTGATGTACGATGAACGTAATAACAAGACCACAGACGATGTTGAGATACCACCTGAAATTTATCATGCTAACGTGATGGGTGTGGCGGTGCTTGGCAAAGCGGTAGTGTTATTACTCTCATCTGATAAAATCATGAAACGTCACTTTGAGTTAATTGAAGCCGGCTTTAGCTACAGCTTTGATAACTATGCTCCCCATATGTCTATCCTTTATGTCGAAGGTAAGGATGATGAGGGCATGGCTCAACTGGAACGTGTTCGTGTTCAGGTGCAGAAACTACTCACGGATAAGAAACTCCCCTCGGAGTTGTATTTTACGGACGAATACTGGAAGCCGTGCGACTAACAAGTTTACCAGGGCTAACCCCCTGGTAAATTTTTATTATGCCGTTGAATCTTTTAGAAAACCACCAAAGAGAATAGCTTATGTCTAGCCTTTACTTTAAATATGGTCAAATGAACAGCGGGAAAACCACCGCACTTATTCAGGCTGCTTACAACTACGAAGAACGCGGAATGCGCGTCATCATCTTCAAGCCAGCAATCGATACTCGTGAGACAGTGAAGCCTGAGGCTGTATCACGCATTGGACTGACCCACGATGCACTGACCGTGTTGCCGCACTCTAACCTATTCCAGCAGGTAGTTCATGCTAACGACACACGTCGGGTTGCATGTGTGATGGTAGATGAAGCTCAGTTCCTCACACGCGACCAAGTAGATCAGTTGTCCGACATCGTCGACATGCTTGATATCCCAGTCATGTGTTATGGCCTGCGTACTGACTTCCAGGGTGAGTTGTTCCCGGGCAGTCATCGTCTGTTAGCTATTGCTGACAAACTCGAAGAAATCAAAACCATCTGTCATTGTGGTCGCAAAGCAACTATGGTGCTGCGCATCGACGATGAAGGTAATGTATCGCGTAGTGGTGAACAGGTCGTTATTGGCGGCAACGATCGCTACGTTTCTGTCTGTCGGAAACATCACATTTCCGGCGTCTATAAATAAACGAAGGTGCTTATTAAATGGTAGATTTAGCTAAGCCTGCTTATTTGCATATGCTCGACTATGCACAGGAACATGGACTTGTAGTAGAAGCGTTCTTCAGAGTGAAGATACAGGATGTTGAGGTTACTCTGTCTACGGAAGAGATCGCTGCACTGAGACTCGCGTTGATCGTTGGTCTCTACACGACGTCGAATAACAACCGGCACGGTTTGGTGTTCAAGCCCCAGAAACCGTTCAAGTTGGTTGGATCTGAATTCGGCCAACAGATCTCGTATGATCGTTGTGCGATACTCTTCAGTAAGAAAGATTCCCGCATCCGTGTTAAATTCCGACTTATACCAAAGACTGTTGAACTGGTTGGCACAATCGGCGTCATCTCTTTGGTTAATAAGCTGGGGAGAATACTCTCTCCGCTCGGTAAGTTAGACATTGATCCAAACACCGTATCAATCAGTGAGCCTATTCGCGTTAACTACAACATCATCGATCGCGTTATTATCAACGACGAGAACGTATTGCTGTGGTTGAACAATAAGTACTGGCTACAGGAAAATGACCGCATCGTTCTGAAGTTTGGTGGTGACACCGATAGCTCGCGACCTGAGTGGGTTCAGGAACTTCACTCTATCAACTTTATTCCAGAAGGACTGTAACGTGTACAATATCGAAGAACCATCTTTCGTTAAAGATTTAACCTTTACCAGTCCTCGCATGTTGGACTTTGTCGCTCTGGATTGGGACGACACTCTGAATGACACATTCCTGTCCCTGCGTCGCCGCGTTGCCGAAAAAGGCTACCCATTACCCCCTGAGGGCGTTTATCTGACCACAGCTAACACTAACGGTGGCTTAGACGTGGTGCTGGCTGAAGGGTTGTTCATGACCGAACGTCGTGTGCGTGAAGGTAACGATCGTTTCAACCAGACTGTGGAACGATTGAAGAAACATGGCTCTAGTGTCGGCATTTGCACGCATCGTGGCTTCCACCCGGACGCGGCTGCTTTATCTGAAGTGGCGTTCGCCGAGCTGTCATGGAGACCCGACTTTGTTATCATCTTAGACCCGGCCAAAGCTGGCGATAAAGTAGAGCACCTGACTGAAATATTCGGTGAAGGTAACTTTACACTGGTAGACGATCGTCCTCGCTGGGACGCTAAACACGATCTTCCTGAAAACGTCTGGTTAATGAACCAACCGTGGAACCAGGATGTCAAAACGCACGACGACTTTACTCGCATTGCATCACTGCACGACCTAGCCATTAAACTGTGGCATCTCGATATGTTACTGACCTCACCAAAGTTTGTAACTGAGAACATGCAGTCGAATTGGTCTATGGATTGCGAAATTCGGTTGGCGATGCACGACGGTATCCTGAAGCGCCACGCGCGCACAGACGTGGAAGCACTGCTCGCGTTTTTAAGCGGTAAAGGAATCAGTGCTAGTCAATACGCCAGCACCTACGCTGAAGTTGGTTCACATATGGCTAGCATCCCGGTTAGCGCACGACAAGTCGGCGACGTGGCTGCCTACAGACGTAACCTGACTCGACTGGCTAATGGATTAGCGATTGTTCCTATCCAGGCGTTCGTCGAATCTGAATGGAATGCCAAGGGTGAAGCATATCGCGATATCCGTGTGACTCGGCGTCGCACAGAGGATGGATTCGAGTTGGGTATGGTTGAGTACACGCTCACACCTAACCCATATGCTACGTTCTGGATGGAAACTGGCACGACCATTAAATGGTTAGGTAAGCAGTCCCACGTCCTGACACCGCTGGCTAACCCAGTCATTTACGAAAACGATGGGGTGAAGCATTTCTTCCCGGTGGATGCTCAGCAATGGGCTGAAGAAAAACGCCTGCGGTTGATTGAGGCAATGGTCCAGACTAAGACGGACCCGACTACCCAGCTGAAGCTCCCAGAAGAGATCCTGAGAGTCTTAACTGGTGTGGCCTCCCAAGGCTACCCTAAGCAGGCTACGCTAGCAGCAATGCAGTACGTCGCGACCTACAGTGAAATTATCGGTGAGGTATCCAACTGGAAAGAGTTAACCGATTATTATCTTAAGGCATACCCGATGAGCGCCGCGCACATTCGCCAGTACCTGCCTACTGAAAACGTAAAGATTCGTTCTGATGAAAAGCGCGTTCAGTTTATCGAAGTTCGTGCAGGCGTCTATATCGTCAATACCGCACAGGGACATGACGACGCGATAGCGGAATGGGCGGGGTCACATTGGTTAGAAGCTCGTCCTGTTCCGACTGGTATGCGTGTCTACCCATCTATCTTAATGCTCTCACAGACAAGCCCTAAGTCGTACAACGCTGTCTCCGTACCGCTGGGTGAGATCACGGAAGCAATTAAGATCGTCGGTCTTAACTAATGATGTGCGATGTTCGTAAATGACGAACAAGGTGATGACTTAGAGATAACTTTAGGTCATCTTTTTACTGTCCCGAAACTCGTCGTTCGAAAACATGTTTTACTACTTGCTCTCGAACAACACTCCCGATGCCTTAGGCTTCGATAGTTAAGGTACATCCAGTAAGGAACCTACCTATGGGTCGACAGAAATTTGCTAACCAGGTTAAGCACGAAGCGCGCCGCGCAGATAAGCAGAGTGGCAAGCGGAATGGTAGTCGTCGTCGCAATGTTCAGCAGTTTGATAACAACCAACCTGTAGAGCAGATAGGCATGGCTGTTGGGCGTAACACGCGTCCTTTAGAAGCCAAAAACGAAGCACAGGGACACTACATCCTTGCGCTGGATACAAAGGATCTGATCTTTGGATATGGACCAGCCGGGTCCGGTAAAACGTACATTGCTGCAACCAAAGCAGCTGATGCACTGTTGAACAAAGAAGTTGCCCGCATCGTCGTCACGCGTCCTGTGTTGACAACCGATGAAGAGTTGGGCTTCTTACCGGGAGATGTAAGCGAGAAGTTCGCACCGTTCTTTAAGCCGGTGTACGAAGTGCTGTTGGAAAGACTGGGGGCAAGCTTCCTTGAATATTGCCTGCGTCCGGAAATCGGTAAAGTCGTTATCGCACCATTTGCATACATGCGTGGCTGTACGTTCAAAGATGCCTTCGTTATACTCGATGAAGCGCAGAACGTTACCAGCAACCAGATGAAACTGTTCCTTACTCGCGTTGGTGAGAACTGCACAGTTGTTGTAAACGGTGACGTAGAGCAGTGCGACCTGCCAGGTAACGTGACATCTGGTCTGGGCGATGCGTTGAATCGCTTCGATAGCAACGAGTACGTCGGTAAGGTTGAGTTCCTGGAAGAAGACTGCGTGCGTAGTCATATCTGCCAGATGGCTCTTGCTGCGTATAAATAAAATCGGGACATAAAACAAGCTAGGGTTTAGGCCCTAGCTTTTATGCCGTCTCAACAAATTTTTAAATACATAATACTCCAGTGCAAAGTGGCAATAATCATTTTTGGCAAATAACTATCTCACTCGACATAAGGAATTAAAAATGGAAACTACTCAAACTAATGAATCTACTGGTAAGAAAGTGGCACAGGTTGCAGCGGTGGCTGTAGGCGTTGCAGTGATTGCCGGGATCGTATACTGGGGTCTGCGTTACGTCACCAGTGAAGAAACGGCAGCAACAGTAGCGGATGCTGTTGTCGGCGATACTCCAGTAGCGTAAGTCAATCGGGTGGGTAACACCCACCCATTCTTTCTCTTATCTTATTTTAAAAAGGAATACCCAATGCGTAAATTAGCTACCACCCTGTACTCTGCAAACCGTGAACTGAAATCTATCCTGCGCAACTCTAAATTCGGTGTGTCGTTCTCACATCTGCGTGAAACCACTCAGCGCATTTCGCTACTATCAGCAAGTGACTTTGATGATCTGATGGAGTATACCCGTCAAACAGGAACAGTACTACAGTTCCGTAGTGGTGAAGATGACAACTTCATTCTCATCACTAACCTTGAAGAAATCCCAGCGGATTCAAACAAGCATGACTTCTACACTAGTGATGTGGTGTTTGATCCACGCACCAAAGAATCTCCAGAGGAGAAGAAAGACGAGCGTGTTCCGACCATTCAAAATAACCGTGAGAAGCCACAGGTTTTAAATGTCAATAAGTACAAAGACGAACTAACCAAAGTAGATCCATCGCTGCACGTTGAAGCGGTAGAGATCATGGGCACTGTGGACAGTCGTAACTTCGGTGCGACCATTAGTGAACTGACTCGTGTCTGCCCACGCTTTGATTACCTTGAGCCGGAGCAACAGAAATACCTGGTCGAGCTTCTGCATAAGACCTCCATTAACTACAGCTACGTGGATGCTGCGGGACTACCTCGTCGCTCTCCTGGTGTTATGGTGTTGGTGCATAACCAATATCTCGGTAAAGAGCATTTTACCTGGGAAGATAAAAGTGCGTTACCCAACAATGCACTGGCAGATCAGTTGTCAGCATTAAAGGGTAAGATCAAACTGGCTCCTGAGCCAGCCAAAGCAATACCGTCCCGTCCGGCCTCTGTAGCGAGTTCTAAGCCTACTGCACCAAACATGGTAGAGTTTGCTGTCAGGAAGGAAACACTCGCTCAGGAGACTGCACCGGAGTCACACGAGCATACTCCTGATGACATTCCGACTCGTGACAATACGTCCGGTCTGAGTAACGAAGAGTTACTGGCACAGTTCAAAGACGGACCGTACACTGTTGCGGAGGATGGGGCATTACCTCTGGCTGAAATCCAGAAACAGCTGGGTGAATGTCTGGGTCGTATTGCCATGAACCAGGCGCAGATCTCCGTTGCTCAGATTTCAATCAACAGCGCTAACGCTGCAATCACTAACGATGTAGCACTGATGTCCAAACTGAATGAGGAGTTGAAAAAGTTTGTCAAGTAAACCGAGGTGCAGAGTAGTAGTTGCTGCTGCGGTACGGTGGAAGGGCGTCATCTATGTTGGCGTCCGTCACTTTGACGATATCATGCGAGCACAGATGGATGCAGCTGGTATTGTCGATAGCGATATCACTGAACCCATGGAAGAGGGATTCATCTGTAATCAACGACAATGGTTGAACAGGGAAGAAGCCGCAGTGGTAGCTAAAGAGGCAGGGCAATTGGGGCTTTGGCGGGACGAACCTCTATTGGACTTCGGTCTCCAAAGTGAGAACTTATATTAGGGACATCAAATGCGCTTTAACGAGAGATTCGAGTACCTGGTACGATTAGCTTACATGCATGCCATTGACGCGCTGATGGGCTATCCAAAGGAGTATACGGTATATCCTAAAGGCGAACATAAGACAGTTCGCTATCTGGATGGATTGTGGGAACTGCGTCCTGTATATACATACAACAAACGCGCACTCTCGTTTATCAAACACAACTATCGTTATGGCTGGTCGGTTGTCAATGCACCAGAAACATACAGTCGTTTCGTGGGAAGGGATAACCTCACCGAAGACCCCGGTATGGCAGTTATCAATATGGTGACTGGTGATAAATTCATCGAAGATTACCGTAACTCAATATTTAAACCATAAGGAAACGCAATGACCACCATCACTCTTTATTCTGCCGGAGATGAAGTCTCTAACCGCCCATTTGACATTACTCCAGAGAACGTTGAACATTACGACTTCGACAGCTTTGGGGTTCATCACACTTGTCCGGTTGTACGTTTCCGACTGCGTTCTAAGAACATGGTCCCAACCTATTTCATGGTCGCGGTTGGAGGTATTGATCTAATCATCCCACCACCGCACTGGGGCGGGAAGGAATTGTACAGGCTTACCAAAGATTATATCCGCATCAGGGCCAAGGTGGCGCTGTTAAACGGCATATTCTTTAGTAACCACTGCATCCACCTTCTGGTGAAGCAAGGTGCACTACAACACACTCCGCTTGTCATCGACTCTATTGGCAATATTGTTGCCACAGCCTCGCCAGAGATTGACAAAGCCTGGGCACCTATCTTGGTTGAATTAGATGATTTCCGTCGTATTAAGATGGGCAATGTAACGGACCAGTTGAGTAAGAAGCACCCTGACCAAACCCTGGTTACACACGGACGCTTAGAGCCAACTGACACCATTAACTTAAACTCCGACCAAATTGGCCGTAATCGCGCATCCAATTACGCGCTGATCCATTTGACTGCCGGTAGGTTTGCTTTGGTTGTTGGTGAAGGTATGGGTCTTATGGAGCTGGTTCGTCAGGTGGTGGCAATGAATACTGACGTCCAGGGCATCAACAAAGATAACATTGCTGCGGTACGTGCTGCTCTGCTATCTGCTACTGTAGACCAGCTGGGTTGGGATATGTCTGGTACATACACAGCTAAAGACTATGAAGGGTGGGAGGTTACTCAGCGGTTTAATAAATACACCCGATTGATCACTTTCCGTTCTGTCTTTGATCTGGTCGATAATCCTAACCAGGGCAGTGTGGCATTCAGTGTGAACGTACCTTTCAACGATATCACGCCAATGCGGGAGTTACTTGCTAGCTTAACTAAGTCTAAGTTTAACGGGTAACAACATAGTAAGGAGGGACTTCTGTCCCTCCTCTTTATCCCTCTTTCTTTTTTAGTTTTTAATTACCTGAAGTGTACTTATTATATGTCCAATTCCAGAGATGGGGGAGGAATAAGGAGGGGGCTATGCGAAGCATAAATATATACTATATAGAAAGAGTAGTATCTAGTATATAAACCTATCCCTTAGAGAGAGTAGCTACGACTACTCTCTTCAACTATTCATTACATTACATTACTTGATTTAAAAAAGCGCGAAATTGAAACTCTGCCTTTGGGTAGGAGTTTCGTTTTATGCCGTTACTTATAAAAGGAACCAGAATGTTAACTGTCACTCGTGCACTTGAATTTGTTATTGACTTCTACGTTAAGTACTACCCGGAACGAACTAACCCGGTGGATTGGATTAACCAAGCACGGGAAAGAAGTGATGGCGTAATGATTGCAGGCAGTGGTATTTGTTACCAAGTCGCTAAGGCGATTCAAACGGTTATGCCTGAAGTTAAACACACCTACCTGTGTCTGGTTGCAAGCTGTGGGAACAACGAGTTCGGCGAGTATCCACTACACTGCGTCATTCACCATGAGGGTAGGTTTTACGACACTATGAATTTGGGTGGTGTCGATGACATGCACCGGTTAGGATGGTGTATCGCCAATGACGTTCAGGATGAGGTCTTCTTACCAGAGAACGCAGACGACTTTGAAACGTTCGATCGGTGTTATCGCGATCTTCCAGTGGATCACTTTACCTACGAGTTAATGCTCGCTTTAAAAGCATTTGCCTCGGATCAGTAAATTTTCAGATATATATAATCGAATTGATAATAACGAGCAATCATGCTCATAATTCACCTGCAAAAAGGAAATTCGATTATGTTTAACTCTATCAACAAAAATACCTGGACCTCTGGCAACGACGTTCTGTTTGCTACCCCTGAAGCTGCCAAACGTTTCGCTACTGAAGCGGGTGTCGAAGTGGATGTAACTGCTTCTGATTACCCAGCTCGTGGTGTCGTTACCGCTGGTCGTATGGATCTGTCTTCTAGCGGCGCTATCCGCATGGCTGTAGAACAGCTGCTGATGGGTCAGTCTAAAGAAGAAAACGAAGTGTGCACCAAACAGACCTACACCAGCGTGTGTGGACGTAAGAAGTTCCACTAAGTAAACACCGGTCGTAGAAGTATCGCGATGGTGTTTTTTGGTACTAGTGGGGAAACACCATCTTCATGCTAATCCATGAATCCCAACTCTTAATTAAAGGAATTAGAATATGTTACTTACTCGTGTAAAAGAAGCGTACTATCGTGGTGTCCTGCGTCTGCATACCTCTAACCGTGAGGAAGCCTGGCCAGTGATCCTTCGTACCGATGGTATCTTCGTTGTTAAGCCGACCTTTGCGATGCCTAGCAAAGCCGGTTTGCCTGCCATGGACCCTAAAGTCACCTTTGTTAAAATTGCTGACCTTTCAGATGAATTCGATATCCGGTTCTGCCCCGAAGTTACTTTGGCTAAGACCACCATCCACACTATCCGTGATGCAGTAATGTCCTACCTGGCTAAACGCAAGCTCGACCACGACGTGGACGAAAGCTCGCTGTATCATGTCACTCACAATGGCGAATCTGGGGTTATCGCTAAGTGCATCCCAGAAGACAACAAAAATGCATGGATTGAAGTGGAGGTAGTTACTCGGTTGGGCGTACCGTACATTGTATCCAACGGGGGATTGTCTAATCCGGCATTCGTTAGCGGCGACACCATTATTGCCATGAATGCACCGCTGCTCGATACGACGCTCAACACTACATGGACCTTCGCTGATGAAGAAACTAAGAAGTGCCTTTACAAGCTGGCGCACCTGAGTGAAGCGGGGCAGTTTGAACCGTTCTCGCCGACTGCCGATGTCTGCACTACACTTGGGGGTGATAGCCGTAAGCTGTTAGTTTCCGTGGTCTACAGTGGGGACGTTAAACCAGAGGGGTACGTAACGTATCCTAAGCTGGAACTGGTGTCACGCCCAGCAGATGCTGAAGATGGGGCTAGTGAAGAGATCGGGTACCTGTTAGCTGGCTTTGTACCACCGTACGGTAGCCGCAATATCCAACAGGATGGCAGTGGCAGCGAGCACTATAAATACGTGCCTATTGGCAATACGATCATTGCGATTGCTGAGTTGGCTGCGTTAGTGGAAGGACGTGTGTGGATTGAGGATTCTCATCTGGTCGCACTGAAACAACGTGACCTTAAGGTGGCCCGTTTAGCCAAACGTCGCGTTGTGCACCAGACTACACTGATGTCTACGTCCGGCTTCCCCATTAGTATCCGGGTCACGACCACTGAAACTGATGGTGTTTTCGCCGTATGTCAATATCGTGAAAGTGCGTACGGTACCACCGAACTGAATCCTGACGATCTGTATCACATTGGCGACCTGGTGTCATCTGGCCCTAACGCCCTCACGCTGGTATACACACCACTGACGGGCATTGTTCCTAATCTGGAACAGTTAGCCATGTCCATGTCTCGTCCTGTGTATATGTCGCCAGATGCCAGTGCCGCTAATGAAGATATTTCAGCGCGCACTAGCGGTTTTGGTAGCATGGCTCGTGCACAGGGTTATGGCGTTACGCAGCATCCACATTTGGGTGGTTGGACTAATGAAGCGCCACAGCAGGGCTACGGCTATGCGTCGCCGTTGACTAACCATGGGTCTCCTCGTGGTTACGACAGTTACCAGAGTCATATCGCATGCTCACCTGTTGCTAACAGCTTCTACAGTGAAGTGGAGATCCCATTCAAGCATACCTCACGCAAAGTACGTTTCCTCGGCAATACTGCCGCTCACCTGGCTAAAGCTGTGCTGACCAATCCGGGTGATATCTACCTGCTCGATAGTCATGCCTGGAAACCGTTGACCGAAGACAGCGTGTCTGCGATCGATGCCATTCTTTCTGCGGTTGGCCACAGTATCCCAGTAGAAGGTCTTGTGGATACTTGGGTGTCTGGTGTATCGGTAAGTGTAAGCTTCTTTGGCAACACGCGCCGTACCACAATCAGTATCCCCGAAACCGATGGCTTTATTCGTCAGGTTGTTTTGACGACACCGGCTGCTGCTTTCGTTGACATCAAGAAGTACCTGTAATTCAAACCAAGGGGTAGGAAACTACCCCATCTTATTTCTAAAAGGAGTATCCCATGTCTAAACGCTATTCACACAGTTCCGTTCTGAATGCAAAACAGTTATTAGTTATCAGCCTGAGCTATATTCTGGCCATGCACATGAAGAACAGAAAAACCCTTGCTTCGTTATCAAGAGAGATAGGTTGCAGTGTAAGCCTCTTGAGCAGAATTAAGAACGGCCATGAAACTGGCTATACCTTGGACACCGCCATGACCATTGCTGATGCAATCGATCTCGACTACCGCATACTGATGACCCGTGAAAACGGTGTCTCAGCAACCCACACCGAAGTAGAAGAACCGATAGGTTACTGCCTGCGCAAAGGACTGACTCAGCGTGTTCGTTATGCCAAACAATACACCCAATCGCTTCACAGCTAAGGATAACAGATGTCGGGATCACTACGCATCATGGTTTTAGAATCACTGCAACACGCATCTAAGTACACTGGCGGTAGAGTTCGCTTTGATGTCTTTGCCCGTAACACACTCACACACTCGAAGGCGTGGGATGATTTTCATCGACATGTAAGTAAGGGTGACATTATTACCTGCGATGGTTTGGTCTGGCTACCGGAACATCATAACACACCGCTGGTGGCATCGGAGTTCATGTGGAACGATTTGGTTAGTCGCTGGACTGCGACACCCATCGAGAAGACGGTGGATTCGTTTTTCCACTACCAGGGACCAGGCCACATGATGGACCCACGTATCGCGCTGATGGCATTCGGGCGGTACGCTGGTCTGAATAAAGTTGAAGTCTGCCATGCTTTAGCGACAGCGATTGCGATTAGGACTGACCAACCCGACGCTAACCCGTTGGAAACAGTCACACTCAACCTGACCAAGTTGTTTGGTATGAGTGTGGCCGACATCAATACCGACTACCAGTCAATCGTCAACTTCGCGGTGGTGGCTTTCCGTAATGGAAGAAGCGACCATATTAAGAAAACGCTTAAAACCATCGGCGTACAACGCGAACAGTTATGTGATGAACTCGAAACCTTAAAATAACCAGGTGGGGACTTCGGTTCCCACTTATGCCCTTAGGAGGGTAAAATGAAAAAGTTCCTTAAAGTAATCGCTGCTACATCCGTTTTACTCACCGCTGCCGCAATTGCAGACAGTGGTCCAGCCTATAAGCTAAGTGCCGAAGTCCGCTCTGGTTCTTACAACGAATGGAACGAAGTCACTATTGTCAGCACAACTGACAACCTCGTTATCGAGAAAGTTACAATGAACCGCGATCACTGTCGTGTGGGTGTTCACCCAATGACCGGGAAGCTTCCCTACCCCGTTAAGTTAAATTACGGCGACTCTGTGAAAATCGATTTCTTCGAATGTCCGAATATGCTGGACGCACAGGTCTACACCAACCAGGGTAATAACAACTGGACGTTTAAATAAGGAGCCAGAATGAGCATTAAAACACGCGTAGCTTCGAGCACCATCCTCTGTTGTGCTAAGTGTGGCGGTGACGTCGGTACGATTGACCACCTAGCCGATCGTGAAGCCTTTAGCACGGCCTGGTATTGCGACGACTGTGGTATCCGTAACCACTTCACAATTAGCGGTGGCGTTGTCACTGAACAGAACCTTGGGCGTGAACCTGAGTATGCGTTCAAGAAACTACTGTTGGCGGAAGCGCGGAAGACTAACCCACCCCTCCGTTTTATTGCGGAAGGTGTGTTGATCACTAAGGACCCAGAAGGTAAGATCACTCTCGACGATCTGAACAATGCCAAGTTCTGGTTAGAGGAAAATACAGTTGTCACCAACTGGCTCCGTGTCGAGGCGGTGTTCGAAGGCGACGACTCTGGTCTCTACGATACTTTCTCACTGCTGGCCGCCTGGGGTCCTGGCGATACGGATGCGCTTACCTCTCCGTCACTACCAGACAACAATGAAGCGGACAGCATGGAAGCCATCATCGGCGGTGAGGACATCTTCGATGGCGATGACCACGAGATACTCTACCGTGGCTTCCTGGAAATGTTGTCGGACACCGACACAGCGCGGGATGTCCTCTTTGAACCAAGCAACAGTTCGGCTGACTGCTATAACGCATTGAATGAGTGGTGTGTAGCATACGGCAGTAATCCGCGTGCCTGGTACCTGTTGGCAAATTACCATCGTAGCATGGACGACGACGTGCGCGAAGGGATGCTCTCATTTGAGAATGACACTTACGACTTATTGATTGTTGGCCGTAACGTTATCTTCAATGTAGCGACAGGCGATCTTAAAGTCACAACCAAAGGGGACCTGATCGGTGGCTGATAAATTAGTAGGCCAACTCCTCAACGACTTTGTTGACGTATTCCAGGTTATCACCGGTACTCGGGATCGTAAGAAAGCTATCTACAGAATCAACAATGGTTTCTGTGGGATGGCGACAATGGCCGTGGGTAATATTCTTATTCACGGTTATGACTACGATCCCAAACGTGTGGAATGGCGGTCACACTGTCTACATATGTGGCTCCGTGTCGATGGCGTAGATTACGACACTATGTTTCCACAAGGCTACCCGCGACACCCAACTGAGGAGTGGTTGTTAAATGAAGCTCGTTATAACAACAGTGACATGGGTGACACAATCAGCTCAAAAGAGGACAACTCTGGTTACTTCCAAGGGCAACTCTGGTATGCACAGTTATTGTTAGAGGTGTTCTACGCGCGTTACGACATTGAACCACCGGTATACGTTGTTGAAAACCGCAAAAAGTGGAAACGCGAAGGCGATACGTCCGAGTGGCGCATTAACAGAAGATACGACTATCGGGTTAAATTGGCCTACCGTCTTCCGTTAAAAGCACTAACTCTCCCAGTAGAACCTACTGGGGTTTGGCCAAACACCCATTATCACTTCGGCGAATTCGAAGAGCACTACACTCGTAAATTGCGAGACTTCGACTTTGATCCGCGTGGGGTTAGTAAGGCTAAAGCTGTCCGTATTGGTAAAGCGTTAGCTAAAGAGAGTCGGGTCAAAGGTATTCACGTTCGTCGGCTCTAGGAGGACATTTTGTATAAGTGCACCAAACGGTTCTCACACCATCTTCAAAGTAACATCGCTGTTGCGTTGGAGGCGATGAGTGTACGACATAAGCAATCTGACATCGCTAACCTTTGCGGTTTATCAGCGGCCGTTGTTTCCAGAGTGGCCTGTATAAAAGGGTCCCTGGATGCAGCCATGTTGATAGCAGAAGCAATAGACCTTCGTTATACTTTTACGATGACCAACAATCAGATAGAGTATAGCATCGAATCCCCCGAAACGACAATCGAAAGAATGTCACAACCCGACTACAAATTAAGGAAGGCACGCCGTGACCGCGACTAACAACTACGAAACTCGTGACATCGAAGAACTGGACAGCGTTGGCGGTTATTACATGCGTCACGTAATGGCAATGACCAGCGAACGTCTGGACAGCAAAAGTAAGATCGCTGCTGAATTAGCGTTTCGTGATTTTACCATCGACCAGATGCAAGCCGAACTCGATGTATTAAGAGAAATGGTCGAAGCGTCCGGTCAAGATCTCCCCCACTTCAATAAGGAACAACCATGAAAACCGTAATTTCAATTTCCGCTGTTGCACCGACCGAAGAAATGCGTAGTCAATTCGATACCACCAACCCAATCGAGGTTGAAGAGATCGAAATTGATCGTGCATACGCCCGTGTGGATGCCGCGTGGTTAGACGAAGACGCAGATAACGATCTGACCAGCTTGATCGAAGAACTGGAGCAGGGACAGTGTCTGTCTTTGGACGAAGAACAAGTCGCTGTGCTGTTCGCTGATCTCGAGCGCTCCATTAGTGAAGAGAAAGCTGGCTCTGCGGTGTTGCACCAGTGGGATCGTTTCCGTGAGGCAGTAGAGTCTGAGTTTAATGAATCGCCAGACGGTTGGTTGGCAGAGAACATGCTGCTGCTGACACTCGTTCGGGCATAAAAACCAGGGGGTCCTTAGACCCCCATCACTGTTAGCTACTTTAATAAGGAATAAAATCATGGTTTATAACAATGGTCCTGAAAACACCGTCCCTAAATTCGATCCGTTCGCGGGTGGTAAGTTCCTCGAAGCCCTGCTTCCTGAGGAAGCCTTTGTTGTGGCACTTTATGCGCTGGGTGTGCCAATGCACATGTTCCAATTCGCCACAGCTATCGCTGAAGTTACGGGCACTTCTGATAAAGGTAAAATGTTCAATGGTCCGTTGATTGCGTTAGCGGCGTCCGATCGGGAAGGTCGTGAAGAACTGTCTCCATTCGCCATCTACCCAAAACAGCATTCGCCAAGCGCCTTTAAAAGCTACCCGCGTATTGTTGAGTTGTTGTCCGACGATTCCAAGATGGAGACTATCCGCACGTCGCTAATTCCATACCATCTTAATTTTATCCAGGCATTAAGAAACCCATTCTTTGCAGCGATGGACGTTAACTCACGAGCGCATTGGTTATTGCGTGCCCGTAAAGGTAACACGGCAGAGGTAGCTAAGATGTTGGGTGATTACGTCTTAGCCGAAAACCCAACCCGCCCATGGGACGTGAGAATCGATGAGTTGGTCGGTAAGAAGTTCGCGCCTTTCTGCCCAGATGTAGTTGGTGCGCTGAGTAACGAGTTTCATAAGTACATCAATGAAAAGGGTCGACTCAAAGGCATGTCTAAATCGGATATCATGAGTGAGATCCAAAATCATCATGGTGCACTCACTAAACTTTACCAGGCACTGGGAGAGCAAAATGGCCAACGGAACTACTAGCATTGACAACAAATTAACGACAGCACGTAAAGAGCTTGTCGATAAGGTTGTTGCTGAATCTCGCGGAATGCGCGTTCGGTTAGCGAATGTCGTGCGAATCATCAACGGGTTCGATTGGGACCTTTTCGATGAGGCGGTTATGCGGGGAGAACTCAGATACGACGGCGAGTTCGTGTGGAAAGCTGACGTCTATCAAGGCGATAACGTCACCGTGGCCATGGCAGTGTTACATAACAGTAACATTACAATCGGCTCGCATAAAGACCCGATCATGTTTCTGCGCATTGCGGTAGTCTCGCTTCTCACTGTCGAAGAGAAACTAAAGCTACTGATGTGCTACGGTGTAACCAACTCACCAAACGGCATCATCGCTGCATTGGCCGAATACATCGATCATGTATACGCCAACAGTGAGCCGACCGAAGTGATGCCTGTGCGCTATTACGTTACTCAGGCATTGGGCGATATGTCACCTGCTTCAGCCGAAATCGCAATGAAGGTCGCTGAAGTAATCGGCATTCGACCTGACAGTCGCTCTGATGCAGCGACATATGCTGAATACGTTGCCGCGCGCGTTAAGTTCAAAAGTGCGGAAGCTAACTTCAAGAAAATCGTTATCGTTAAGGAAGCAAAATGACAAAGAATTACATCAAGCTCGTGTATAACCCAGATCTCAATAAAGGTCTGGCCTTACCCATCGAGTCAGATATGTTCGAAGGGACCATCATTGGGTGGGTTCTTCGCACTGGCGATGGTACTGTGGAATGGTACTTCGACAAAGACGTAGCATACGCTGCATCTGAGATCCCTACCTTTATCGGTGGCGTAAGTAAGTGGCTGATCGAGCACGGTCTGGTTACAGCGTGTTGGGAAGGCTCTAACGAGTATGATCAGGTGTTTGCACGCATTGAACATAGCTTCCTGACCTGGCTGGTGAAAGGCGACCCTAACGTGCCGCTGATTCCATACCCATTCTTCCGGGATAGTGTCAATGAGCTTCTTCAGTTCTACCCGAAAGACTTCCGGTTGATGGCGGTGGGTGAAGAGCTGGACGACTATACCAATGAAACCGGATTGGCAGAACTCGATCACTATTCACTGTTGAACATGCTCTGCCACTTCCACTCAGAAAGTTGGGTACATAAGTGTGAGCGCATGACCCTGATTGCGTATCGCCATCAGATGGATATTCACCCGTATGCCGTGGCCATCACACCACATGTCATCTCAGAACTCCTGAACGACAGATCGTAATACACAACCCCTGCCGAAAGGTGGGGGTTTTATGACTCCTCTTTTTCTTTCTGTTTTTAAATATACATTACCCTAATGTAACGAACGACTACTGAAATAAGGAATGAAAATGTTGACGAATATTGAAACCAAGCAGTCTATTCTTGCCTACGGTAAGATGACGCTAGGACCGAGTAGAAAACCGATTATGTTTACTCGTGACGCAAAGGGTGAGTTACCGACCGGTTTACCGCCAGGGTATGAATATTTATCTGCCACTCTGCAAGTCTCCGTCATTGAGATCGAACAACAGGCGACGTATGAGAAATTGGTTACGGTCGGTTTCTCACTGGACACCGATCGTGAAGCTGAGTGTGTTGCTCGACCCATCGGCATTTGGCACAAAACTAAACGTGGCTATAAACCACTGAAAGCTCGACTTCAAATCGAGCCTCAGTTGGCATTGGTGATCTCCGATCTCCTGGCAGAGCAAGAGGAACGCCTTAACAGTGGAGTGCGTGTCACCAAGGGACGTGGGCGAGAACAGCGTAAGATAGAGCGACTCGCTGAAATGTGTCGCTTCACCGATTGTCGCTGGGAACGTGATTCCGAAGGCAGGGAGATCTACGTTAGTTACCAGCATCCCGACCGTGACTTCAACCCATACAAAAATGAATTCTGGGTGTGGGAAATCATCAAACGTTGCAGCATCGAGGTTAGCTATAAAAATGGCAAACAGATACTCACGTATCCAGGTCATACAGAGACCTTCACTGAGCCTGGCTACGGACATCGTGCTATGCGTGAGCACATGTGTGACTGGTTGCTGTCTTTGAAAAAGTAAGGACGTAGTTATGGACGTAAATGCAATTACGCCTGGGGCAGTATTGGGCGGATCTAATTTACCATTCACTGCTCTAGGTTCAGAGTACGAGTTGATGATCAGTCGTCACTCAAATCCAGTGATGGTGATTCAAGGACCAGGCAGAACAGCATTGGTTAAGTTCTCAATGGTCAACGGTATTCGGGCTTATAATCGTCTGACCATGCGCGGCAAACAACCTGTGGTTGAATTTGACATTACCAACCATCCGAAGATCGATAGGATTTTCATTCGTTGTGCGCTGTTAGAAGAAGCAGAGGATCTAGTTGATCTCCTGCATACCCACATTCTGGAGCGCACGTCAGGCGCGTAGGGGGACAGTAATGCCAAACTGGGTAGCAAACAGGATCTACTTCGATCCGGCGAAAGGTGCTACAAGAGAGAGCGTTATCCAGGCCATGGATTCATCCGGGTTCAGCGAACTGTTGGCACACGGCGTGCACTCAGCCAGGGCGCTATTCCTTCTAGTCTTCTCAGGGGTTATTCGCGTTCGTGGAGAGTGCTACGGTCACGAACCTTTTAGCTGGATGACTAAATACGGCGGTGCTCGTGTAGACTTCAATAAGCCTATCGACGACGAGGCGTCAGATCTTGCCTTGGAATTAACCGGGGTATTTGATACTGACAAATTAACTCGATTGGTTGCCTTTGCCAACAGTCGTCGTTTCTTTGATACCATCGACACACTCGTGGAGTGCGTAACTGCTTCGGAGTCCTGGAAACAGAGTGCCGATCTTTTCAAAGAAGTCTATTTCGATTACTGTGCCGATATGTTTACACGAACAGATCAAACTAACACCATTAACGATCGCTATTTCGGCTGGTTAAATTACTACTACCGGAAAGATGAGGAAATCCCGGTGCGTGTAAAGGAACCCACGGACCCCGATGGCTATCACTCTATGTTGGAGGTTATCCCGCCTGATGTCTTACCTGAGATAAACGGGTTCAATGGCCACATGCGTGCGCCTGATCCGGATAACCCACTTCGGTTAGGGCGGTTAGGCAGTCGTCACTCCAGCTACGGTAGTTACGTGTCTAAGTACGGGACTAAGTGGCCAGGATTCCAGTTCCATGTTAACGTCGATGAAGACACTAAGATGGTTTATCTGGACTTCGACACGGCCTGGTCTCCACCTAATGAAGATTATTACGATCTCCTTAGCGAACGACACCCATCCATGACCGAAATCTACTACGCTGAAGCGGGCATGGCATTTTGTGGGAGTGGGTTGGTGTTACATCCGGGCACGACGTTCTGGCGCAGCGCCGACCTGAACTTCGAATATAAAGATCCGGATAACGATGATTACGAAGTAGTATCCATTTCACCAGAGTGGATCGTTGATAAGGTAGGACATTATGGTGGGTGAACAAGTAGCACAGTTTAGCTTCTCTCCCTTCCCTGGGGAACGTAGAACTTTGGTATCTTTGGGTTTAGTCGGTGACGGCTATCAGCTTTCAGAGGTCACCACCGATAAAGCATTACCAACAGTTACGCTGCACATGGTCGAAGTTATGTCCACGTTCGGCACACATACAGAATCGTGTGAGGTTTTAAATGGCGAAGAAAAATAAAGGCAAGAAGACACCAAACGTGTCAACAACCGTGGTTGACGTTAGTGCGAATACTAACGAATCTTTAACAATCCCGGCAGCTGAAAAGGGTAAGGTGCCGGAAGCGGGCACGCTGCCAGAAGGCTATAGCATCGATCCCGAAGGCTTTGCTCGGTTCCAGGCTGACGCCGAAGCGGGTAAATTGCGACTGCCGGACGACGAACCTTCAGCTGAACAGATTGAAGCATTCGGTGGTCAGCAGAAATGGGAGGAGTTGAAACGCAAGGTCAACGATGTACCTTTCGAAACTCGCACCATTGCTCTGTCTACCCCGACATCCAGCGCCGTGTCTTTGGAGCAGGCGTATGGTCGCGTGCAGCCGCTTAAAGATGAGTCTCTCTGGCCGTCTGATGCATTGGCAGAAGTCGCTGCGGACTTTGGCGTTGAACTTACTGCCAAAGAGAAGTCAGAAGATCCGATTACTCTGTTGGACAGTGAACTCGAGGCGCAGGGAACTACGCTGGTTGACGTGCTGAAAGGTCGCAGTGGCGAACAACAGTACCAGGTAGCAGATACTGCTGAAACGAACTTCACTGAAGCTGCGGAGGTGCAGGAAGTTCCGGCTGAGCTGGAGCTGATTGAGCGTCCTAAACCAGTGGCCGTCTTCGCTACCGAAGAACTGAAGAAACTGATTCCAGACGAATTCGGTCTGGTGCCAGGCACGCTGGTGCTGATCGCGTTTAACGCGGGACAGTATCGTCTTCAGGACATTACTGCCTGGCTGGATCGTTCGCTGGAATGGGTTGACAATGAGTCACCCGATTTCATCTTCTACAATGCCTCAAGCGATCGTAGCATGATCCGTAACCAACGCACTCAGGCGGTTATTGACAATAAGGTCGCAATTGGCATTCTGGCCTGCCAGCCGCACTGCTTCATGATGGAGCCGCACCATATTCCACACACCATGGAAGCTGACGTGGTTCTCTCCATCGACGCGCTGCGCGTTACTCGTGATAAGTATCGTGGTATTACTTTTGACCACAGTCTCGAGCGTTCGGTTTCATTTAAATAAAAACCCAGGGAGACTTCGGTCTCCCATCTTTTGCCCCTAAGGAATCAAAATGTCAGAACAAACTAAAATTGAGAACGTGGGTCCAGACGAACTTCACGCTATTATCATGCACGGGCAGATGGCGATGTGGGATACTGATGAGGAAGGCGTTCAGTTGCCTTACTGCACCGTCCCACTGGATACAAAAGCTATCCTTCATTATTTCTATACTCAACTACCCGACGAACCGGAGGCTGAGCACTACCGTCACTGTCAAACCTGCGCGCGCTCTATCCTGTTAGCTGGGAACTGGGTAGTTGCTAACTATGACGGTACGTTGGATAGCGTGATGTTCCCGTCGTGTGAAATTGCGGACAACTTCAAGAACGGTTGGACTGAGTTACTGGAGAAAATGAACACGTTCATTACTCGTCGCGTAACCGCCGATAACATGACCGATACCGCTAAACCGCGTGTTGTCAAAGGTACTGTTTGTCGACCACTTGATGGCGGCACATACCCTCGGTTCACCCGTGGTGATGACCGGCGGCATTTCAACGTGTTTACTACGCCACGACAGCTTGAGTCGTCCCGTACGCTCTGCAAAGCTAACGATCGAATGTTTGCCCTGGCTAAAAAGATAACGGCCTCTAAGGGCCTTACATCGACAAATATTGCAGGGTTGATTGACCTGCATGGTCGGGACCATAACTTCGGTCATGATGTTTACACGGCCATTAATGCGGCAAGCATTGTGTTGTGGAATGTAGACCAATACGCTGATTGCGAAGAGAAACGCAATAACATCCTTACCTTGGCCTGCGGGTATAGTGAAGGACTCCAACGGTTCCCGACCGAACTTCTGGATATCCTGGACGCATTTGAAGAGCACAGCGATTATGAGTTGCTGTTGAAATCATTGAGTGCAGCACAGCTCTAACGGCATAAACCCTCTACCCTTTGCGGGGTAGAGGGTAACTATGCGCTATTTTATTTTTATCCGCCTGAACGGATTGACGTGGCTTGCCAACATACCCCGTTCATGGGCTTCTGGGTGAGAACCAAGTTTCTTAGTTTTCCACCCTAAGTACAGCCTGAGGTAGTACTGGTAGTCGCCTACCTTAACGATCGGCAAGAATGCAAAGAGACACCAGGTCTTGGGAGTGAGTATGAACACATAGCCTTCGCTCACCACTGGTGAACCTGACTCTACGCCCGGATTACCCCACAATCGGAACGGACCACTGAATTCCCGCCCACAGATCCAATAGTCAAAGTTATATGCTTTGTTGCGCCAGAGCCACGCGACCCGCTGTACATAGGGTCCTATCTTTGGATGTGCGGCTACAAAGTTTTCCCAGCGCCGGATATGCGACGGTTCCCCGTAGATCGGGTTGTCGTACGTTTCCAGCCACCAGAATATCCACGGCAACCTCTCCCTTTTACGGAACAGAACTGCAATGGGAACGAAGGGGTAAGCAAGCAACCCCGTGACCACAGCCATTATGGCTAATGGTATCCAACTTAAGTACCACAGTACTCGCATACGCCCTCCTCAGGGTCAGTGTAATTACAGATACACATTATTAGAGTGAGGGCATAAGAGGAACACCCGAAGGTGCTCCCCAATTGTCTTCGTGTGGTGGCGGCTTCCCGATATCTCAAGCGCCTGTCATCAGGCAATGATCACAGGAGCCGCCCCCTACAACTGGTCAACATCTGCATTGCTGCTAGCGTCTGCTGCTGCATGCGTGTTGTGTCAACCATCGAGAGCATTTCTCTCAAATCATAAACCAATAAAGTAAAAAATTACTTATTTAACAGAGGTATAGTAAAATGTGTCGAGAAGCCGAACAGTATCACCAGGAACTGAACGAGCGTCTACCGGACTTCGACGAACGTATGGCGTGGATCGAGCAGCAAGTAGAAGGTGCCAGCGATTTCACGCGTCCATTCACTGACCCAGACGAACCCGACAACTCAGAATGGTAACGATATACACAGTTCAGATTGCACAGTGGAGAAAGTGCAAGGAGCTGGGTATTGAGTTAATCAACACGACTGTAAAAGATGGCCTTCCTGCGTTTGCGCCTACTTGGAGCATCGTAATGGATGTTAAGTCTGGTGTGATATCCGAAGCCGCTTATACAGAAGTTTATCATGAACTCATGCGCCAGTCCTTTTTGAAAAACAAGGACGAGTGGCTTGCACTGCTATCTAAGGATAAGATTGCTATTGCCTGCTACTGCAAGGCCGGCAAGTTCTGTCACCGCCACTTACTGGTGGAGTACCTGATCGCAGTATGCAAGGCGTATAAAATCCCATACACCTTAGGAGGTGAAGTGTGAATAGACAACTTGTGGTTTCAACGATCGGGGTTGCGATTGCAACGACACTAGCGTCATTAGCAATGTACGCTGTCACCATGATCGATGACGAAACAACTACGCCTAAGGCAAAGCCGGGCAATGCATCCGACTCAACTCAGAGTGATTGGGTGGATGTAACAGTAGGGGAAGAGCTGTTCCCGCAAATCGATATTGGTCAGTACACTGATTGGTCTGAAGTTGATGACCCGACTGAGCCAGAAATCGACATCATCGAAATCGTTGATCGTAAACCCGCCGGCGTCAATGTTGAGCTACAGGTTGGGGTTTCCGAACCCGACATCCTCTTCTGGCCTGTCCCCAAGAACCAGGAAGAGCACGCAACGATGAACAAGGCACTAGCGAAGGTAGGATTGAATTCTGATATCATCATCATTCCTACGACCTACAGTAACGATGTTCTGGTGGTCTTGTCCAAGCTAGTGATGTCTGCCAACGGATACTTGATTGAGTTATCCTCATTCATGGAATTCGTTATCAACGGGCGCTTTGACTCAGGCGATGTGTTCTTAGAACAACACACCGGTCTGTCGTTGGAGCAAATGGTTGGAACTGAAGCATACGCTAAGGTGCGTGCGTGGGCGCGCGCGCCTAGCTCAATGTCACTGATAGGTAACATGAACGTCATCTACGATTGGCTTAAATATAAGTCAACGCTACCCATCGAGATGGTAGATACGATGACAATCCGCGATGTAATCGCGTTGATGACCGTGTGCGACAATAAGTCTCGTGATGTATTGAAGTCAGCACACTACGTGTCCAAGTACCTTGACGGTAGTCGCATGGCAATTGCTGATTTTATATCAGTGGTGCGTCGACATACCAACAAAAACCCGGCTGCTGTAGCAATGCGGAAAGCGGGTATTCGTGACGGAGGTGTATTCGACTATTATGGCGATTCTCTCAAACACTATTCGCAAATGGAACTCGTGTCTGTGTTACGGACATTAGGTAAGTTTGCGGTAACGGATAATCGTGCTCAGGCTGTGATGAAACGCTTTGCGAGTACAAAGTAATTCTTTACTGGCCTAGCATGATTCTATGCTTAATTGCGACACGCTCTACTCGAAAGGGTAGAGCGACAAAACAAACGCCAAACAAAGGGAGAATTTTACTATAAACTAATTAGATACGTAGTATCTATCCTTTTAGTTAGTCACTTGTTGACTAACGGTATGTCTGGACGTTTAAAGGCAACCCATTCCATTTAGGTGGCCGTAAGCCACCGCTAAAAGGAGTCATAATTTTGAGTGATTACAGAACCGTCGTTATTGCTGACAAACTAATAATTCGACTCCGCATTGCCGATGCCCAAATGAACTACACGCCGGAACTACTTCGTGCCTGTCTGGTTTCAGTGGTTCAAGCTAGTGCTGGGGTACAGATTCCCAATTGTAAGATTGCAACAGCTCAAAATATGGCAGAGGTTGCTTACTTCGCCGGGCTGCGTGACTTTCCGTTGGATTTACTCGCTGAAGAGTTTAAGAAACATTTACTGGAAGCCACGAAATCAGTTAAACATCAATTGCGGGCACAACAGCTAGCCGGAATTATGACTATACGGTTATCTACTGCCCTCAGTGTGCTTGAGGCCCAATCGTGAACTATCTTGACGTAAATTCATTCAATGCTGCTCGCTCGCTTGTTAAGCATTGCGAAAAAATAGATCTAATCGGCATACCCGACGAATCAACGATAGGCGTTTGCCTTGACAAGTTAGAGGTCGTGGGTAGCTACTGCAAAGCTAGGTTATTAGCCGCAGGAAAGGTCGAAGGGGATCTCCCCGACATTATCGGTGGTCCAGGTATGGACGAGGGTAAGCCTATTGACTTATTAGCAAAAGACATCGTCACCGCAATGTCTCGAGATAAGTTATTGGACGTGGTTAAATACACTGCGTGCCTTGTGGCAAGACTTACTGCTTATTATCGCCACAGAAACGATTTTGAGTGTATGCGTAAAGTTCCGGTATGGAAACCAACAATTTAAGAGGTTAGAAATGCAAGACATTACAGCTATAGCTATGGGTGGACCATTTGGTTTCAGTTCTGGTTTTATGGAATCCCCGCAGATCGACACCCAGGTTAAAACCATCGTTGGGTCGTTATCTGGCTACCGCGTGATTCAGGACCAAAGTCGCCCTGAGTACGCCGCTATCTTTAAGGATGGCGAGTGTGTGGGAGAGATGTCCTTTGGTGTAGCACAACCTATCCACCGGGTTAGTTACAGAAACGAGTTTGAAAATGGGTATGCTTTAGTATTCCAGGCCACCGTTAGCAGACCTAGTTCGCATACCGCGATGACCTCAAGTATGTTGTCATCCCAACCGGTCACATTAAATATTGAAATAGGGTTAGAGAACGAGTCTGATGCCTTCAATATCTATCACGAACTTGTTGCAGGTGGTAAGACACCACTTTTACGCGCTGAGGTACTGGTTGATAAAACAGGTGGTCTGTTGGCGCGTTTGCAACAGTCCCATATTGAACTGTTGCAGGTTGAGTCGCTTTACGATAGCGAAGCATTTCTCGAAATCGATGGCATCGAAGATGCGGTAGTGTGCAAAGCAACCGATGAGTTTATTGGCTACACGGTCAGTGCTCAGGACGAAGACGACCCCGGTGCTTTATTTATGCGCGTGGTTACACCACGTCGTGAGTTAATCGAAGCTATCCTTAGCGAATAAAACAAGGAGTGTGCCATGTTACGTGACTCAGAGGTGCAAGGTATTCGCAATGCCACGTATCAGATTTTAATGGCCGACACTCGCTTGTGCGACGACGAAGCGGAATTGGTCTTAACACGAATCAGTGTAGGGGAGTTTACTGAAGCCTTCAGCATGATTCGTGGTGCCACACCCTTTTGGAATCTCGCCGCAAAACGTCGTATTACAAAAGCGATTCGTCGTTTGCTCGTACCTGAGTATATGACCGATCTCATCGCAATACGAAGACTGGCTGGACTGTTAGAGGAAGGTTTCTGCATGCGGAGAGACTATGTTGTCTGGGATGAAACCTCAGATTTAATCTCTACCATGAACTGGTTGATGGATCACGATAAAATCAACTACAGTCTGTGGCGGAGATTTCTCCATTGCACCGGCATAGCAGCAACTACCAGTTAACCCAGTTTGTAAAAAATTACATAAATGCCTGTATTATATGGAGAAAACTGTAATCCCTCAATTGCAGTAAAGCGACCTCACGCGCTGACCCTCACCTCCATTACTTACGCTGCCGCTAGGGGTACCCTTAATTGGGTACCCCTTATGCCCTTTCTCAATTAAGGAACCAAAATGGAAACCAACGAAGATTACTTAAAGATCCAGCGCAAAATGGCTGAGTTAGTTCAAGGCATCATTAACGAATCGAAAGAATTGAGCTACGAACTGCCAGAGAGTTATATTCGTGTAACTCCGGTGCGCGAATACCTTAACGGGTTGCTGTCAGCGATGGGTTTGGTTGATCGCGATATCGACGTCGATGTTCAGGACAGTTGGATTGGCGACATTGTAGTCCTGAAATTCGATAGCGTTCTTCAGTTCACCCTGATGAAAAGCGAAGTAGTGAGAGCACTTACCTATTCGAAAGTAATCAGTCTTGGTACGGGACTGATGGATATCCCGGACCATCTCTATACCGATCATGGTGTGCTGGGTTACCTGAACGATCTCAGTGTGGTAATGCAGCTCTCCCCCAAACACCACTTCACTGATGAAGAATTAGAGGCAAGCATCGAAGCCTATAAATGGTGGGGTGAAGGTACACCACTGTGTGAGCACATCCGCCGTGCGGCTACGGCTTACTTGCCTGGCAACGGCTACCAGCGCGAGGCGATGTTGACCCGCGCATTTCTGGCGTACAACATGTTGATCAAAATGGAAAAAGACGAAAATGGCGAAAAGCTCAGTGTCCCTGTCAATGATACCGTGCGGGTCTCTGAGGGAGATTTCGGCGGAAACATCTAGCGGTGCCATTGTAACCCTAACTCGAGAATACCACGTATACGGTGATGTTGTTATTGCTGCTTTTAAGAACTCGGTGGTTTTGTTTGGGTTAGGTGACTACGCCGATAAGTGGCGACGCGATGGTCTGATTAAGATGTGCCTGCGTAAATACGCCGAGTGCCATAATGACGAACTCGTATGGTACCAGGACGGTCAGCTGGGCTTTGGTGCCAACCGCGCCAGGAACGTTCCATTAAAACGTGGGATATATATTACCATTGGAGATAGGTGGATATTTACATACCGCCCCAATGTTCATGTTAAAAGCGGTCTAGTCTTTGGTACGGATTCGTTTGCGCCAAAGACAGCAGCTATTACTAAAACCCACGAACCCATTAATTTCGATATCCTGCTGGATGAATGCCGGCAAATAGGGAGCATTAAATGAAAGTAGTTGACGTTGTTCTGAATAGCCTTACCCCAATCTCTCTGAAAGTTCTGCTGGAAGATGCGACTGCGGTAGAGATCGTTGAAGCAGCTGGCGGCGAAGCGCTGATTCAGATCGAGCACGCTAAGGTTGAGCGCTACACCGTTCTGCACGATAAGCCTGAGTTCGACCTGTCTGAGTTCTGGCGTCAGATGTATAACTTCACACCGCGTCTGCTGATGATCCCTAATGAGCAGGCGTTCACCGGCTTCACCGCCGCTAAGTGGCAGGTGTTAGGTGTGGTCTCCACGGTGGCCGACTTTGAAGGTAATGCGGTTCTTGCTCGTGTGAACATTGTACATGAGTATGCGTCGAAGACCTTCATGCCTTCACTGCGTAAAGATATCAAGCTGACCTATCTGTTGGTTGATCAGGCTGAGCCGTCACATCTGTATCACTTCGCAGACATGATGGATAAGATCGCTGAGCTGGGTGAGCAGTATTCGTCACAGTTCCTGGTTGCCAAAGGTACTGATGCCATGACCATCACGGTTAAATACAAAGGCATCCGTGACAATCGCCATCTGGAACTGAACAAAGTTTTCGATGAGATGTTGGGTAAACGCCATGTCGAAGAAGGGCAGTAAGAAGAAACGCACTGCCAGTCCTACCGGGGCTAAAAAGCCCCGGATGGGCCGGGATGAAACAGTGGATGTAGTGAACACGATCGGGGACATACTCAACATCATGAGTTTGGCTATCCTAAATGATGCAGACGAACAAACCTTACGGAATTTGGCTATTCGCAAAGGTAATGAAGCTGCACACCCTACCGTGAAGAACATTTGCTTTAATATAGCCACAGCCCCCGATATTGAACGTTCCATAAACGTACTGCGCGCCCGTCTGGGTGACGCGTTAAATTAACTCTAATAAGGAAGTAAAATGAAGAAGTCACTGATTGCTCTGGTTGTTCTGTCTCTGTCCGCTACCGCTTATGCCAATGAGTGGAAAACAATCGATACCGGCACCGTCGGCGTTACCAGCGATAATTCTGGCGCACAATTAGAACTAACCACGGTCGTCAGTGAAAAGAATGACCGTGGCTTAGCTTTCTATTATTACCCAGCAAACCAACCAGCACGTTGTGATTTTGCACAAGACGTCTACAAGTCGTATGTCGTCAATGGGCAAGAGATCGCCTTTAAGAAGTTCTGTATGGAAGGCAAGCAAAATACGGCTTACACTCCAGTTGACTATACCAGTGCATCCAAACTGGTTGCGCAGTTAGTTCGCCCAGAATACAGTGTTGTAAACTTCGACGGTCAGACCTTCTCCACCGTAGGCTTTGGTCAACAAGTTGAAAAACTGTTGGCAGACTAAATAGAGGGGACTTCGGTCCCCTCTTATATTCCTTTTTCATTTTGTACTATATTACGACACAGCGTACTTAATCGGAGGATATGATCATGTTATTTTGTTGCGATAATTGTGGATGCGTAGACGACACGGATTTAGCTAGTCCTGATGCAGTGGCGTTGCCTCCAGGAACGTTCTTATGTTCCCGTTGTCGAGACAACATTGTGGACGGTGAGCAAGTCCCAGGTGAGTGGCATGGTCAGTTCCCCCGTGAGGAATACGATCCTAAGTGCGACATTGTTTGTAATAGGGCAAACGGCATAGGACTCAGTTAATGCTCTACGTTACTCGCGGTGATGCGATAAGCGTTGCCCAACAGTATCGAACTAACTTCGCCCATGGTTGTAATTGTTTTTGTAAGATGGGCTTAGGGATTGCACAACAGGTTAAGCGAAGACTACCTGCTCTGTATGAAGCAGACATGGCCACAAAACGTGGAGATAAGAATAAGCTAGGCACATTCTCACTGTGTGATTTCGAATGGGGAATAGGCTACAACCTATATACCCAATACACGTATTCGCACTATGACGTATCTGCACAGCTAGGTAGAATCTACGAAGCTGTAGATGCAGCATTAGCTCACAGTCTTGAAGCTAACGGTCAGGTACTCACTATACCAATGATCGGTGCTGGTGCGGCGAAAGGATCTCCCCGTGAGATTATTAAAATATTCCAAGAGCTTGCTGACCTTTTGCTCGTGGAATACGATAAAACGATCTCCAAGGCTGCGGAACCCGTACCTTACCATAACCACCGGGTGGCATAGAAAATCGCTCCTGATTAATTTCAGGAGCTTTTATGCCGGTATTTATTTACTGTTAACCCCAAATTTATGAGTAAGAGGGTTTTTAGCATTTTAAACTTGAGGATAGCGTCGTGGGTGATGATAATAACGTGTCGAGTTTGTTGATTGACTTGACTCGACTAACAGCAACGTTTTACATTAAGCAGTTGCATTGGTGCCAATACAAACATCTTACACCACTCACTCGTGAGGAGTGCGAGAAATGGGGTGCATTGGCTACCGACGATTACCTGAATACGCTCATGCACTGGGCTGCCGATTCCACACAAGCCAAAGATTACTTAGTCGATCGTTTACCTTGGTTTCAGGGTGAGCAGATTGACGAGTTCCGGGCTGCGGTGTTAGATGACATCTATTACGTATTCGTCAAACAACCTATCGTTAACTACATCGGTTATACCTGGTTTGTTTGGTCTGTAACAGAATGCGCTGGTGATCTTCTGCTTAATAAGGGCATGGATTATCGTGTGATGGAATGGTATCGCTTGACTGGCACGGAGATGCCTGAAGAGGAGTAACCCGTGGAGCTAGATCGTCGTAGAGCCATTGTTTATGACGTTCAAACTCTAGTGGATAACTTTTATAAGACGCTTGGCAATGCTGGGATACCAGCAAGTATAGCAATACCTGATGCCGTCATCACGACAGCAACGATGAATCAAGTATTGGGATACTCACCTTTTCGTGGAACCGCACAGCTCCGAGTAAAAGAAGAATTGATGGTCTTCGGCGTACCGCCTCTGGTCGTTGAAGACCTCTTTTCTAAATTATGCGCCAGAGTAAAAGAGCAGATTGAAAGAGTGGCAAATACAACCATTTTTCAGACCGACTACTATTGGAAGTTTGTCGACAATGAAACAACGATTTTAATTATCGAGAGGTAGTATGCAGCAGAAACCGGTTATTGTGGTGCTAGACACTGCCTTGATGGAAAGTAAGCTAGAGCAGGTTAATTTGCCGGTGGGATTTGACCACGGGTGGTTAATAGCGCTGGCTATCGGTATGTGGGATCATGCACAGTCGTATCCAGATGCAGAAGATGATCTGCGTTGTTGGCTACGCATGAGAGTACCACGCGACCAAAACGATGCTATCTGTCATTTGGCAGGTTCAATGGGGGCGTCTTACGAGACAGCTCTTTCTGCATTGTGCGACCACCTTGTATTGATTGTACTGGAACTCGTAGAGTGCGTTGAGTATCAGTATTCTCGCATTTTGGGTAGTTTTGTGTATGACGGCGGTTGGACAATCAGTTCCATTAGCTTCTTCGGTGAAAGCGTTATCTTGCGTTACGACCGGACTTACATCAAGGATATACTCAGTGCACAAGAAAGCTTACTGTTTAGACTTGACCAGCTGTATCGACCACACTTGCCAGCTCTTAAATACTGAGTTCCCCGATAGCTACGTTGAGGAATTTGTAGAGTTGGCGGTATTACTTAATAGCGCCAGGATACGCGGCGAGGAAATCGTCGATATATCAACTATGCTACGTAATTCGTTTCGACCTTTTGTTGTTGAAGAACTCACTAACCGTATGGTCCAACATTTATACGGGATGGTGTTGCAGATATCCAATAACTGTTGGCCTGTCTGCCAGGGTGTTATGAGTCCCAATGGAAACGAACGAGTAGTCGAAATATTGGTGATGCCAGACAAGACTGTAATGGTCTTTGTGGAGTAGCAAATGAACCCAGGATTTTTAATGATCTATAGTTTGAGGTTTCTGGGTTCAGGTCCGCATTTTGACGAACTTGCCCGGTACTTCAGTTTTGAGCAAATCATCCACTTTGCGTTCGATGGATTTTACTCCATCAAGTATGAAGAAACGCGAGACCAGTGGCTTGAAATAATAGAGTGTAATGCTACCGAGATACTCGAATCGGATTACAGTCGCCCTAAGGAAGTGAACGTAAAACAAGTATCTGAATTTATACAAAGCCAATTTAATATGTACGTAGCCTGGCTCTCTAGGTACGTAACCCTACCTAATGAGTCGTCGTTTGCCTGCGTAGAAGAAGTATGGTTCGAAGGTGACGACGTTTATATACGAGGCTACGATTATGCACGGGAATTCAGAGGAAAGCCTATTGTATCCACACCATGACGGACTGGGGAGACGCACTACTACGCCCCTTCTGTGTGTGTTTGAAATGGGTGGCAATAGTGATCTTTTCCGAACAGTTGCAAACAACTATGAGTTGGATGAATTGTCATTAGCACACGCATGTTTAGCAATGGCCCTTGATCGTATGTATGGATGCGGCACAGGTGTCATAGAGAACCGGGTTCGTCAGTGGTTAGAGGCTGACGACCGTTCAGAGTTCGCTCCCGGACAAGACCACGATGGTTTGTTCGCCGGGTTAGTAACTAACATGAGTTACCTTGCCGATGTACTGCATGGTGTGTTAACAAAAACGATTGATCCACGTAGATATGAACTAATACGTGCTGATAGAGTACAGATAGTCGGTACCGACTTGTATCTGTTCTTGTCAGTGGTGGAGGCATTGATATGAATTATAGTGGTGGGTATAGTTACCGGGGTCTACCAGAGACCCTGGCCACCATTCAAGAGAATAGCCAACCTGAGTTTATGATTGTTGGTCTCGAGAATGTGCACACGATCGCGTTGAACAGGAACATCGGATTTGTACAAATAATGTACAGCGCCGAAGAACTCGTTGAGTACGCAATCAATGCGTATACGGCGCAACAAGAACGACGTCCTTGCGGAGCACCTTGCCACTACGTCAACCAGAGCTATGCTGGTAGTCAAGATGACCGGATGCTTTTCGAGGAACTGTTAATACAGCTTACGACCCAGATTGACATTAACGTAAGAACGGCGTACATGCGGGCTAATGTGCAGCGCCCAATTATCGGTTATGTGTATAAGGACCAGATGCTGTTTATCCGATTGGGGTAAATATCCATGTTATTCATTTTTGGAAATCAGAGACTTGATGACTTAATTCCGTTGACACTCCAACGTGTTTATTCGGAAGAGCCACCCGACCCACACTTAGCCATTGGTTACATTGCGAGAGCATGCAAGGAACTGTTGAACTCGGATGAGTCAGAGGGTTGCGATATTTTCGATGAGTTCATCATGGACACATTGGAATCCATCCTGAATGAATTCCTCCTTAAGTTAACAATGCCATTTGCCAATATCCATTTGCACGGGGATTCGACGAATCCTTATGACTATTTCTTAATTTTGGAGATTAATGATGGATGTGTTAGGCAAAGCAAATATCCGCGACACCGTGAACTTCTCTCTGTACCAACAAACCCAGAACATCATCCGCACAGATTACAGCGGTTGCAAAATCCTGGGTATCGTTGATGCAGACTCGGTTAAACAAGCGGGATTTGATCCGTACGCTATTCACGCCAATGTTTACGGTACACTGCCTGCTGGTACCCCAGCTAGTGCCGATGACTACAACTGGTTAAAGGTTAGACTGGCCAATGGATCGGTAGACTTCGTAGGCTTACCGTACATTATCCCAGCCTCGATCACCGTTATCGATAATAACACCATGGCGTTCTACGTCGAGAACTGTAACCAGGACGTCATCAACGCGATTACAGCAGCAATTGCTACCACCGGTAATAAAGTGGCAAAAGTTGTTACTGTAAATTAACTATTATATGTGTTACAGTCTGTGTCAGGGGCGCTACGGGTAACGGGGGACCTTAGGCTGTACACATTCCTTAAATAGCGCGTTTCGACGGTCCCTTCGGGGACCGTCTTTTTATGCCTCTTTTCTTTTTTTACTTTCCTTGCTGATGGTATGCGTAGTAAACAGTGAGGAAAATAAAATGCAGTTATTTACACAACCACAAGAGTCATACGGTCGTGACCTTGATATGGTTAAGCACTACTTGCACGACGCAGCTTCGTATCTTTCTATTAAGAAAGGATTACCGTACGAAGAGTGCTATGAGAAAGTCAAAGCGGCAATTAGTCCTGGTGGTAGCCATGAGTTTAAAGATCCTCGTGTTCTGTACCTGGCTAAAGAGACAGAAGGCAACCGCGATGTGTATACAGGTACCGTATCGGGTTATCTGCGTACCGTGAGTGAGCGCAATTGCATCATGTCTCCAACTATGGCAGTTTACTTTAACCCCGCTGAGAAGCGTTCACTGCTGGCCGAATATATCTTATTGAACTTGGCCAAACGTAAGGATGTTAAGAAGAAGATGTTCCTTGCTGATATGGCGGGTGACAAAGCAGGTAAAACTTTCTTCAACATTCTGCAAACGACTTATAAGGTAAAGAACAACAGTTTGTCAGGTGCTCACGCATCGGCATCTACCCCACTTTACAATAAGTCCTCACACTCAACTCTGACTTCAGTGTGTCGTTCTGCATCGGGTACCGCTAACGCCTCTAACGAGCGCTTCATTACCGGCAACCGTCATTACTACAACCTGGATATCACGCTGAGCAATATCATCTCGATTGTCTCTAACTCAGACTACGTGAAGATCCAGCGTGCAATGGATGAGTTCAATCTTCATTATCCCTCTGTTGAAGAAACCCTGGCCACCATTAAGCGCTCTACCGATTTGTATTGGCGCGCTGATGACAAGTTTGCACAAGTTGCTGAACTGGTTAGTCGCTTGTCACCAATTCAACGGGCTGCGTTCTGTTATATGGGCGACCTGTGGAACCTGAAAGAGTTCAACCCGGCGTTCATGCGTGAGATGTTAACGCGTCTGATTACTAAGCGCACTGAGCCAGTAGAAGATCCGGTGGCTGTTATTAAAGCGCTGGATGACGACCAGTTTGCATTGGTTGGTCTTTACTGTGGTAGCATCTTGAATGGCTCGACTATTTGGGACGTGGTTAAAGAAGACGGCGAACGTTTACAGAAAGTTGCTTCTATCGCTAAGGGTGTAATGGATGCTATTGCTTCGTATGCAACCTACTACGCTGCTTTCATGGTAACTGACAACGTTCCTGCCTCACTTGCAGACTTCCCGTCGTCTGTTCGTCGTACTGCGGTCGTGTCAGATACTGACTCAACCATCTTTACTGTACAGGACTGGGCAATCTGGTATCGCGGTCAGTTGGACTTCACTGAAACATCTAACGATATCGCAAGTATCGTGGTGTATTTCAGTTCCCAGCTGGTTAAGCATTACCTGGCAGTTATCTCTGGTAACATGGGTATTGTTACGGAGAAGATCCACAAGGTCTCCATGAAGAACGAATATATGTTCCCTGTATTCGCATTGACACCGCGTGCTAAGCACTACTTTGCATACATGTCAGCGCGTGAAGGCAACGTGTATACTGAACCTGAGCTGGAAGTCAAAGGCGTAACGCTTAAGAACTCCAAAGTGCCAGACGAGATCATGAATGGCGCTACCCAGCTTATCCGTGATATCATGGATACCATCCTTCGCGGTGAGCAGATCGATTTGCAGCAGATCCTCAAAGATGTTGCCGATCGTGAGCGTGAGATCCAGAACAGTATTCTGAACGGTGAGACTCGTTACTTAACCACAGCACAGGTTAAAGCTCCTGAGTTCTATACCAAACCAGAAAGTTCACCGTATGCGTATTACGAGTTGTGGGAGCAGGTATTTGCCGATAAATACGGCCATTCTGATCCACCTCCGTTCTTCGCCATCAAAGCATCAGTAGCAGCCAATAACAAAACTGGCTTCAATGGATGGATTGAAGGTATCGAAGATAAGGACCTGGCCGAGCGTCTGAAAACCTGGGCAGCTCGCTACGACAAGACATCAATGACAACGATCATGCTGCCAGCAAACATCGTCATGTCATCTGGTGTACCACCTGAGATCACCCGTATCATCGACGTGCGTAAAATCATCTATAACACGATGGAGGCGTACTACCTGGTATTGGAATCATTAGGTTACTATATTAACGTTGACGACCGCATTAGTAATTTGATATCTGATCGCCATTAAGCGACATAAAGCCCTCTCTACTCCTTTGCGGGAGTAGAGAGGGCAGATATCTATTTTGTCCACACCGCAACTTGCGTGTCGAAGTCAAAGCGCAAATCGTTGCGTATGCGACGGGGTGCTGCATCTAACAGCCTGTCGTTCACCACACGGTTCACCAAACGCCAAGTGTAATTACGCTCCATCTGGTTCTGCGTGTTGTTAAAGAGAGCAGAAAGATTGAGTGCAAAAGACGTATAGGGAATGTATGCTGCCTCTAACGCCCACTGGTTCTGTCTGGAGATAACAGTATCCGGTGTCTGTATAAAGGAGAGCATAGACTCGTCTGTGATCGTAGGAATACAACCAAAGATCTCATGGAACGTCATGTGGTTAGTTCGCATGTCACTCAGGATAGTATCGATGATCCGATCGATGTTAGTGTAGTTGGTCGCAATGGCAATGCTATTCGCTCGCTTCTCTGGGGTCACCGGAACATTGTTCAGTGTCGCCATGATACGGTTAAAGAATGCCACGTTCGTCTGTGAGGGCAAGAGAGAAGGAAGAACGTGTTGACCAATAAACTGTTGGATACGTTCAGCTGTGCCAGCTTCCTTTTCAACCTGCGACTTACACCAACCCCAGTACATTACCGCGAGTAACGGGATGTTGATACTTATAATGACATAACCATCCGCAACGTCAGGTACGTCCCCGTTGGGCAGTGCCATATTAAGATCAGTTAAGGTGTGACGTAACACTTTAAGAGGCTGTTGCTCAGACCAATTGTAGGCCGCGTTATATGCATCAAAGTCATCCGCTACGGAAAGCAGATATTCTTTGTCGCGCAGTCCGTAGAACCACCCTGGGTTCTCTACACTGATTGTGCCGTTAGTTGGTGCAGCAATACCAACACCCATGCAAAGCTGAGGTGACATGTCAATAATGGCATCTCGGTATTTTCTTACATCGTCGTACAAAGGTATGGAGAAACTGCCAACCAACTTAGAAAGAATGTGTTCCGATTTCACCGCATAGCCACTGGTTCTCCAATGACCTTGCAGTCTGACGACATTCTCTTTCCAACGACGGCGTACGGCTTCAAACCCCATATAGAAGTAGCGTGGAGCTTTTCTGGGGTTTGGCGTTTCGAACAACGTATACATGAAACCTCCACCTTAGGTAATTTTTTACACTGACTGCTCTATAATATAGAGAGCTTACTGACCCGCAAGGTCAGACTCTTCTAGGGTTATATAAGTCATTCTAAAAAAGTTCTCCAGATTTTGACATATACTATGTAGAGAAATCTGCGGGTGCCCCTAACCGGGCACAATGCCCTATGGGGTAGTTCCAAAGATTTTTCAAGTATATATTACCTTAGTGGTTGGTATAGGACTAACCGAAAACATTGCAATGTTTAAGGAATGAAAAGATGGCACTTGTCCACGATAAAGATAAAGACCAATCTGAAAAGCCGAAAGTTGAAGAGCCAATTAAGTCTGATGACACCGGACACGTTGGCAGCTTAGGTTCAGCTTTTCTTGATGCGGTAGCTAAAGATAGCGAAACGCATCTGGCGGAGACTGTAGTCAAAACGGCTACTAATCTCAATCAGCAGAAGGCTGCTGCACAACAGCAACCGAAAGAACCCCAACCAGTGGAAGGTGTGTTGGTAGACCGTGCGGAACATCACACTCCGCATGCTGAACCAGCGCGTCAACACCGCGAAACAATCCAGCCCGCTCGCGTGGCACCCGTAGCATCACAAAACACTCAGAACACATATAAAGAGGAAAAGAACATGTCACAGAACTTCGGAACTTACGGTCTGGATGACTCTTACAGCAACATGGATCGTACGCTGGGTCTGAACTCTGGCGCGGTAGACGTCAACGAGTTCAAGAAGATCGCTGAGAACATCATCGACAACGATCCGGCCAGCTCTAAATCAGGCGCATACGGTAAGCCGATGTTCCTGACTCTGGAAGCGGCAACTCTGGGTCTGCCATGCAACGCCCTGGGTGTTGTAATGCACGCACAGAAAGACGGTCGTCGTATCCCACTGCTATTCACCCTGCTGATGGAAAGCGCAGAGCCGCTGGAGCGTCGCAGCTACAACATGGGCAACTACAGCATCCAGATCGCATCTGTAACCGGCGATATCTTCAACGATGCGGTAGCGCAGCTGATCACCAGCCACGTCCAGCGCGTGCTGAACACCAAAGAAGCAGTACTGTCTGCCGGCGTTAACGTCGTACCTAAGTCTCTGGACCTGAAAGATCCGGAAAACGCTAAGTACGTTCGTAACCTGCTGTTCTTCGCACTGGGTGCACTGAACACCGCCGCTGACGTGCGCTTCGGTTCTCAGAAATTCCTGAGCCTGGTTAAACCTCTGGGTGATGGTCGTTTCGAGAAGATCGCACAGACTCTGCATGCTCAGGCTGTCTGGGGTGCTCGCGCAATGGAAACCGCAGCTGGTCTGCCAATCCGTTCTGACGTAGTGCTGCAAACTACCATTCGCTCTGGCAACAAAGCGACTGCCAACCTGACTCAGAACGTAGCTACCCGTCCGGTAACTGCACTGGCCGCGTTTATCGATCTGGTGTACGCACCACCTCGCATGGACAACAACGGTCAGCAGACCTACGCAAGCTACGGCATTCCGCAGAATGCGAAAGTAGTATGGTTCCCACGCATGGTCATCACGCGTAACCGTCCAATGGGCAAAGTCATCAACGTCGGCGAAATGCTGCTGACTCTGGCGACCTCCACTGTTCTGGGTTCTAACTACAACTGGATCAATGCGTTCCAGCCTAAGCGCGGCGTCGAAGATATTCACGACATCGGTGCTCTGGGCTACGAGCATGAGTTCGTACCTGGCCAGCGTGCTAAGATCGATACTCAGGATAAATCCTTCAACCTGCCTGACTTCCTGAACCACACTGTGGAAGATAACCTGCTGTACAGCATGGATATCGAAGAAGCTGGCGACCTGACCTGGATGGAAGCTGCGCTGCTGGCGTGTGCGGACAAAGGTCCTGAAGGTGAAGCTGCTCGTTCGTACATCCGTCGTGCTGCTGATGCACTGACCGGCAATGCGTTCTCTCGCCACTTCGGTGAGAACAACAAGATTGTTGCAAACGAAGTAACCCGCGTACACCTGGGTCACTATCCGGACAACGATCAGCTGGTTGACCTGCGTAACATCGACCACCTGGCAGTTCTGAACCAGACCGGTAAGAACGGCAGCACCATTGCTCAGAAATGGGCTAATGCGATGGCGAGCTACAACGGTAACGAAGCGCTGTCTCTGGAAGAGCGTGAGAAGATCATCATGGAGCTGGTACCTAACGCAACCATCACTGGTTACGCTAACCGTATCACTTTCAACGCACACTTCCTGTACGCGCTGGCTAACGCAATCGCTGAATGTGGCACTACTATCAACGTGGTTGAAGCTGACCGTGTTGCGCGTGGTGACGATCGTATGGCGTTCTCTTACGCTAACGAATTCGGCCAGGGCGCTAAGCCTCAGAACAACCTGACCACCTACGGTTACAGCTCTCCGGCTCGTAGCAACCGTGGTCCGGCTGCACCACAGTCTGGCAACATCTGGTACGGTCAGTAATAGTACCGTCTTGATGTAAAAACTAAGGGGAGCTTCGGCTCCCCTTATGTCCGCCTTTCTATTTTTGTATGTGAGGTCTAAATGCGCGTAAGAGACTTTATGTTAACAATCAATGCGGATTCACTTCCCATTGAGTACGGCATCAGTCAAGAAGTAACGGACTTCGATAAAGAAATCACGTTGCTGTCTTGTCGTCCGACTATTGTTAACGACATTGATTCCTCTACCGTTGAAGGGAAAGAGAAGCTCAACGCACTACTGATTACCAACTACAAAGGCGATACGCTGCCAATACTGCCGTCCTGTGACTGTGGTAAATGGAAAGGCGAACGCTTCGTTGGTAAGATCTGCGAAGACTGCTCCTATATGGTACTCCCTGCCACAGAGAGACCGATAGAATCGAATGTCTGGATTGCAGCACCTGAGGGGGTGCATGGTTTAATCAATCCGGTCTTCTGGGCGATATTCTCAAAGCTGTTAACCTTCAGCGGCAACAACGTTTTAGAGTGGCTGGTTAGTTCTAGCTACAGACCGCAAAGCGATAACCTGCAAGTGTTCGACATCATGCAGGGATACACTATGCGTAACGGCGAACCCTTCCGTCGCGGATTGAATAATTTCATTGAGAACTTCGATGGGATTATGGAGCTGCTGACAGACGGTAAAACCATTCGTTCTATCGCGCCAGGTATGCGTGTCAAGATGCGTGAGTTCATTCAGATGAACCGGTCGCGGTTATTCTGTAAGTTCTTACCGATACCCAATAAACTGGCTATTGTCATGGAGCATACCCCAACCGGTACGTATTCCAATGAGACGCCAGCGGGCACAGCGCTGGATGCAGTTCGATCTATCGCCAGTATCCGTGCTACACCAATGCCACTCTCACAGACAAAGTGTGAGAACCGTTGTGTGTTAGCGGTTAAACAACTGTCTAGCTATTATGCTATTCAGTTCCGTGACTCCCTGGGTACCAAACGCGGGTGGAACCGTAAACATGGTGTTGGTTCACGCCAAGACTTCTCGTTCCGTGCTGTAATCAGTTCAATCACTGAACCGCACCATTACGAAGAAGTACATTTACCATGGGGTCTGGCTGTGAGTATCTTTACGGTACACATTGCTAACTACCTCACTGCACAGGGCCTGAACCCTAATGAGATCGAACGGCGTCTGCACTGGGCAACCATGCACTACGACCAGGAGATTGATGACCTCTTTAAGAAGATCATCGCGGATTCAGATGACAAAGGTCCAGCCATGTTGCTGAACCGTAACCCAACCCTGTCGTCTAAGTCCATTCAGTTACTGCAAATCACGAAAGTGAAGACAGACCTGAAAGATGTAACGATCGGCATCTCCGTGCTTATCCTGGTCAGCTTCAACGCAGACTTCGATGGTGATGCACTCAACGGTAAGCTGATTACTGACCGTTACATGCGTCGTATGTTGGAACCACTGCGCCCACACGTAGGTGTGTTGGATGTAGGTCAACCACGTAAGATATCCGGTAACATCACGATACCGGCACCTATCCTGGCCACAGCTGCTAACTGGCTGTACGGGGAAGATTAATATCGGGCAGGGGTAAAACCCTGCCACTTATTTTGTCACTAAGGAAATGAAATGGGATTAGATATTACAATTGTTAAAGGTCGAGTGCACCCGTCGCATCTGCCTGACATGCAAATGGGTAAAACCGTCGGCCCTGGTTTACTGTTCGACGGACAGGAGATCGTGCAGGTCACCACCGATGTGTACTATCAGCGTCGTATGTTCAAAGTGCGTGACGTACTGGTTAAGGTACTGAACAACGGTAGTGAATCCGAGTATCATCTACTCACGCCTAGTCGCGTGTCCGGCATTATCGATGAGGCAACAAACGAAGCTAAGCGTTTGTCAGGTCTGCCAGACGATACTTATTTCGATGAGGTACAACCTCTGTTAGACTTGGCTTCTTGTATGCGTGAAATCCAGCGCGACGAAGAAGATGAACTTTACTTTGCAATCTGGGGGTAGTGGATGGGCGTCATTAACGCGATTGAAATAGCTGACGTGCTGAAACGAATGGAAACCACCGACGTAACCGAACAGGAAAATGTTGTTTATGCGCAACAGCTGGGTGAGAACATTCGTCTGGGTGGGGTCTTTAGCGCAATTGTTCCGGAAATGAACACTGCGTTCCTGACCGAGTATCTGTGCAAACTCTGTGGGCAGTTTAGAAATACACCGGTGCCTCTTTTCGTTGGGGAGATGCGCTTCTCTCGCGTCCGTGGGTTAGTTGTTGTAACCAGTTACCTCTTTCATTAATAAAGGATTCAAATGAAACGTCTCAGTAAAGCATTCTTCAACGCAGCTGTAGTTCTGCTGTCCGATGCACAGCGCGCGGGTATGAACGTCTATGGTACGATCAGCGACAAAGACCTCCCGGCTGGCTGCACTCACTGGTTTAATAGCAGCATCACTGCCCCAGATGTGACGGTACAATCTTTGGGTAAACTACTGGAAACGGTAGAAGCTATGGAATACGACGATGGTACCATTGGCGCTATTGCCAGTATTTGCATTAGTAAAGAGCGTGACCAGGTGCGACTGAAAGCGAGTGTTGTTCGTTATGCGCCTATGACCGAACAACAAATGCGTGACCTGTTAACTACAGGACACCGCGATTATTTCAATGACTGGACGGGTAAATAAATGAGCAAGTTTGAAACCGACGTATCGCTGGTAAACAGCTCAGCAGATTCTTATCTGGAACAGTGGGAAGCCGGCCACGATGTCGCCGTAGGTATCGGGTTGGGTACGACCATCCCGCATAGCGAACTACTGCGCCACGTTAGTAAGGTCTATTCCGACTTTACTCGCGAAAGCTTTGATGACTTTGCAAAGGAGGTCATTAAACAAACTACTGGCGGTACCACTGAGCAATATGTGAAGTATATGCAAGTGGGGTATACCAAAGAAGGCTTCCTTCTGGTGGCCACCGTTTACGCATTAAAGCCTTAAGTTAAAAACTACAGGCTACCTCAATAGTGTGTCAATACGAAAGACTATTGAAATATATATTATCACCTGACAAGTAAAACTGTCAGGTTTAAGGAGTCCAAAATGGTAGCTGTTGTTAACATGGATCTTATCGCTGAACGCTTTGGCGATATTGATTCTGCTAAGTTAGTGTTCAATGGTTCGAGTGAACCATTGGAGTACTACATCAAACAGCCGGGTGAGAATAACTCGGCTACGTCGATAGAGCCTACCGAAGCTGAAATAGGCGCGGGTATTGCCATCGAATCTGTTAGCGGACGTCAGATCCTAAAGGACACCTCGTTTGAGCAGTTATGCTCAGGTTTACTGGCATCGATAGCTTGCCTTAAAGGGCTTTATCGTTCAGTAGATCTTGAGTCGGTCTCACTGCGGGGTCAACCTGGGGGCGTGTACGTAGTCTACAAGTTTAAGGCGGTATAAAATGGCAAACGTAATCGAAGGCGGCAGTGCCGCATTTGACTACTTACTGTATGGTGAACGCGATCGTGGGTTTGCTAACTATCTGGACCAAATGCGAGATGAGGCGGTTAAGCACTTAGGCTCTACAGCACAGCAGTTTGTGATGAAGACCAAAGAAAGCGTAGAGCGTTTCTATGGTTCGGATGCAATGCGCTTGGCTCGTGCCGCAGTGCGTAAGGTGGCCAGTCTGTATGCGATCGATGAGATCTATGAATTGGCTAACATTGGTCAGCTACAGCATGCACCACCTAAGATGCTGCCGTACGTTATGGCTGAACCCGAACTGCGTGAGCTTTATCACAAACAGCGGGTTGAAGGCTACGGTAAAGATTATATCGATTACCAGCCTGGCGTTGTGGGTGAGGGTCATAACGAGTACGAGCAAGTTGTTGATGGTATCTTCATGCAGTCGGAAGACGATGAAGAAGCGTGCATCGCAACGTCCTATCTGCACCATGACGAGGATACTCTCCTTGACCATGACCAGCAAATGGGTATCATGCTTGTTACCTGGGAGCAGGTTCGTATCGCACTTGCGAAAGGTAAAGAAGATCCGACTTCACGGTTTAACGCGACACTGGGTTAATACTACGCCTCTCCTTCGGGAGAGGCTATTATGCTCCTTTTCTTTTTTACACAGACGGCCAATCTATCGAAGGCAATTGTATGTTAATTGTTAAGGAGATTGTCCATGAAAAGACCATACCCAAGTTTGTCAACAAAGGGTTGGATTGAAGACGTCCCTGGTGTGATTGATTCAGTTGTCGCAAATTTCTTTTTGACACATCCATCACTCAGTGTTGAATTCAAAAACAGCATCAAATCACTGCCGGCTATCATCCAACAGTCTGGTAATGATGAAGGCGCAATACAAACAGATATCGGCAACTCCCTGACTGAATTATTGGGGCGATACTTTGATAAACCTGTTGTAGAAGCACGCGTTACGTATCCAGATACCGATGACCTCACTCGCATGAATGTCAGTGTGTATATGGCAGTAGAACGCGATGGCACATCTTACAACGTGGCTCGTGAGCTTTCGACCACGAACGGTAAGGTTGTTGGGATTATGGAGATAAACAATGGCTGAGCCAAAGAAACCCGTGGTCGACAAACAGACCATGAACGCGGTGAAGTTCATCGTGGAGCAAACGAAACTGGATGTTCCACAAATAGGTTACGATCTGTTTGTTCGGGATTTCCTTCCTTTATTAGCATCGCCCCCTGAGCGTGACAAAGATGGAGAAATCGTTCCCCGCGACTTAACAGCGTGGATGAGCATCTGTATGCATCCATCTAATCCGGTTCAAGTGCTTAATCGAGATGGTTCGGTTAAATTCACTGTTCCTCCTCTCGTCGGCACGATACCTACTTACTACGCTGCACCACGCGGTGGGATAATGGGCATTGCTGCTGAGGCGATGGAAAAGCGCAACCAACATCCGGTATACGGTGAACGTTATCTGGCTAACGCTTTGGCTGTTTCTTTAAAAGACCAAAAGCAGTTAGACGACGACCGTACCAAAGAGTGGAACAACGTGCTGGTAGAGCATGGTTACCCGCCGCTGCCTGGATTCCCGGACCATCGTGTTGATGATCCCAAATCTGATACAACCGCTGCCGCAGCACCTGCTCAACCGTCTCGTGTAATAACGGACAACGACTACGATGACCTGTAGATTCACAAACACAAAGAACCCAAATTACCTGTACATCGCAGAGCTTTCCGATATTCACCTGGGGCATGCACGTACACCAACTGAGCACATCACAACCAACCTGTTAAAAGCGTTCCCTGATAACCCAGAGACCGCCGAGTTAGACATTATCATCTATGCGGGTGACGTGTTGGACCAGTTGATAAATCTGCCTAAGTCGTCAGTGGTGACAGAGGTGGAGCTTTGGATATTGAATCACCTGGTCCTCTGTGCCAAACACGATATTGAAGTATATATCGTAGAAGGTACGCCTCGCCATGATCGCAAACAAAGTTATCTGTTTGAGCACATCAACACGATGTACAACATCGGTGCTAAGATCACGTACGTCCAGAAACTGTCTGTGGTGCGTTCTGCCAAATGGAACGCCACCTTCCTATTCGTACCCGATGAACATGCGGCTGATCAACACCAGGTCTATCTTGATGCTGCTAAAGCTGTTCGTGATGCCGGGTTAGAAAAGGTAGACTTTGGTATCATGCACAGTGCATTCGAATACCACTATCCGCCTGGATTGAACTTGCCTGCGTTGGACTCTGACTTATTCTTAACACTGGTACGTGAGTGGATCTTCATTGGTCACATTCATGTTAAGCAGGTTAATCGTCGGATTATCAATGCCGGTAGTTTTGACAGACTGACGTTTGGTGAGGAAGAACCCAAAGGGCACTTCCGTGTTAAAGCTTACGGTAATGACACCGTAGGCGATGAAGTCACTTTCGTAGAGAATGTCGGCGCTAAGCGTTACGATACAATCGATGTGTCGGGTTTAACATTGCCTGATGTGGAGATTGCGGTCAAGGCTAAGAACATGCCGATGGGTTCTAACCTGCGTCTTCTCTGTAACAAGGATGACCAGGCTTTCTTCGCAGAACGTGAGCTACAAGCCACGTTTGACACATTCCGCTTAGTGGTCAATGGGAAGAAAGTAAAAGAGTCCAGTGTTGCGAAAGTCGATCCCCTGAAACCAACCCGCGCAGTCATAAGCGTAGACATTACGCCGATAAACGTGAAACGGATGCTATTGAACAGGATGGAACTCATGGAGTCTCCCCCCGACGATGCAACCGTTCAAAGACTGTCGCTCCTGTTAGATGGGATGATAGATGGATAGCATGCAGTTTGCGCTGGGACGGGAGGTAGGTGACCTCCCGGTCTCTATTGGGACTTCGTTGGCTTTTGAAAGCGTGTTCGCTACGAATGCGTTGGATAATTACGACGTAGTTCTGATCAATCTTAGGACAATGGTGCGGAATTTCTACTCCGCATTTAAGTCCGGTGTTGGTGAACAAGTAGACCCGGCAGATGCTGCACTTATTGTGGTAGACGAGCTTCAAACCCTCGTCTCTCAATTTAAGAAGGCTATCCCAGTGGTTTACGTGTCCAACTATGCAGACATTGAGCGTTTTTTACCTGGGTGTGTTCCTATGGTACACCGGGGTGAGAAGCGTATTCTTTTGAACGCACTAGAGGAGGATGCTGTAGCAGCAATACTCAGGCAAGGTACCATTAAGGTGGAATGCTTTGAGACCTGTAAGCTACAGTTTAAAATCAAGGGCCGTGCCCTACTATTCTCGCATGTCGTCACAGACCTTTTTATCCGCTATGACTTCACTACTCTCGATCTATTAGAATCGTATACTGCCGCTATTAAAGAACGCCATCAATGGTACACGAAACTTACCAATGGTAAGGAACTGACCTGTATGCCGTTTAATAAGTTCACATTGGCGGTCTTCGGTGACAAATCGGTCTACTTGTCCCCACAAGGCTTAAGCGTTCGCAGGCGGTTACTGGCACTCGCCGAGGCTGAGCATTGGACGACAATCACGTCGATGGAGAAAATCCATAGCGACCTGAAAAAGTTAGAGGCTGGTGAAATAAAGGACCAACTGATATCGCTGTCCAGTCGATATTTGTAACTTTCTACATTCCTGTAGGATGCTATAGGAACTAACAATGACTTGGAGTATTCAATGTCTGACAATGAACAGAAACCCGCACAGCGTAATATCCTCAGCGAGTTTAAGACTCGCTTGATTGGACGCCCTGTGGATGGGGCTAAGAAAGCACCAACGTTTGCTTTCACCATTAACGACAAAAATGATGTGTCTATCAAAGCGTATAGCAACATCGAAGGGGATCGTGGTAACGGTATGATCTCTGGACGTGGCGACATCAGTGTGCTGTTTATGATCACTGCGCTGGTGCGTGCTGCCGTGTCCTGTAAAGGTCCATTTAAACGCACTGTAAAGCACGAAGACCATTCATTTATTCGTGGTCAACGTTCTGAACGTCCGATGTGGCAGTTCGATCTGGATATCGTACGTGACGCAGGTGACGCCGATGTTCGTCTGGTTCTGCGCTCCTACAACCGTGCCGATCTGGAGTTCTACTTCCGTCCAAGCGATTACCATCGTATCGTGGATGGAGAGGGTCGCGAGCTGAGCACAGCCGAGCTAGCAGATGGTTACGCGCTGGGGTGGTGTGAGATGGTCGAAGACCTTGCCTCTGACCTGCTTAAAGACTATCAGGTTCGTTTCTATACTGAAACTGACCAGCGTACCGTTGAAGGTCGTCCGCCGTCACTGGTATTCGGTAGTATCGCAAACAACCCTCGTGCCACGGTGTTTACCAACATCGAAGCAGATCAGCATAATAACAAAGGCATGATTGCTGGTAAGATCGACGCGCCAGTATTCTACGCCTATTGTCAGTTGCTGGGTCAGGCAGTCAGTGCTCCTGCTGGCTGGCGTCGTGGTATTAAGAACTACGGTAACGGACCTAAGCAGCAGAATGGTCGTTGGGGTGAGAAGGTTCACGAAACGACTATGGTTGTTGGTAAGAACGAACAGGGTGTTATCTACATCGCCGTTCTCGACCAGGACCGCTCACGTCCTAACCTTCAGTTCCCTCTTCAGTCTCATCGTCGCTACGCACTGCTGGATGAGAACAGTAATCCAATGTCACCTGACCGCGTTTCTGCACTGATGGCTATCAGCTATAAGTCAGTGTTGGAACGTTCTGTGGCTAAGCACCTGAATAGCAACTACGTTCAGCCTGATACGTCTCAGTGGACTAACAACCGTCAGGGTGGTAACGGCAACAACAACTGGGGTAATCGTCAGCAGGGTGGCCAACAGGGCGGACAGCGCAACTGGAACAATAATAACCAGGGTGGTGGCCAGCAACGTAACTGGAACAACAACGGAAACGGTAATGGCAACAACAATAACCGTGGCCAGGGAAACAACCAGTACGGCGGCGGAAACAATCAGTCCCAGAGTGGTGGACAGCAGCATTCAGGCGGTAACCCGAATGGCGAAGTCCAGCAGCCTCAGGTTCTGAGTCGCGATAGCGCACCTGTGTCATTTGATGAAAGTATTCCTTTCTAGGATAAACAGTGACATAAATCAGACAGGTCCAAAAGGACCTGTCTTTATGCCGTCTAGTATTTATTAACAAGCCCATGCATTGTTATGCAGTACAAACAATCCAATCGATCAACATGCGCAAGCGCCACTCATGGTGAGTGAGGACAAGCACGCAGGAGAATACAAATGGAAACAGTTAAATTAGAAACTCCACTTTATCTCGAAGTAGTCAAAGTTGGTAGTGGTATTTTAGTTTGCCGGCTGAGTAATGGTTGCGATAACGTACCTTTACATGTCCGTAGGGCATTCGCTGCCCTGATGTTAGATACACACACCTGTCAGTCTCGCGGTACACTTGGTGGTGCTGGTAAGATGTATGGTATCAGTCATTTCCCAGGCACACATCGTTACGACTTCATCACACCGGGTGGCTTGATGTCAGATACTGACTACTGGTTCTACGAGCTTCACGGGTCATTGAAGCACGACATGACCGAAGGTAGCACCATCAATTTCACAATGCGCGATGGTGACATGGAACTTCCGCTGAACTCTGACAACGCACTGAAGGCTGTTGCAACCAGCCAGAACACTAACCCGATTCGTGTGGTGTCGTTCAGGTACTTTGATAGTACGCTTGAGCCGATTAACATGAACTAAACCTACCAACAAGAAGATCCTTTGGGGTCTTCTTTTTATTCCATCGGAGGAATAAAATGTCCACTCTTTTCGAACAACTCAAAGGTGTAGAGTTTCCAGAGGATGCGTCATTTGGTACACCGGCTATCCGACAGCTTGGTACCCCATTTATTGGGCGCGGTATGACGGTGCCACAGTTATGGTACCCATATAGCCAGTCGTATGCCTACACATTCCATGGTGCTCTGACCGTGTGCGATCCACCGCACTACCCACAAATGAGCCGCACCCTTTTGGCCGGTGCAATTGGTAAACTGCTGGGTGTTTACGAAATCGATGACCACCTGCCTACTCACTTGGTTCCGTACGGAAGATACGAGCACACATACCGTGATCAACGCCACGGGTCAGATTTCTACGAAGGTCAATCTACCATCTACTTCGAGCCGAGTAGTGCGATGTCAGATGTGATGACTAAGTTACTGGTAGCTAACCTAATGCCAAAGAAATCGAAGGTTAAGTATCCACCTTTTACTGAGCGTACAAAGGACGCCTTCGAGGCTAACTTAGCTAAACGTATCAATCGGAATAAGCCATGACGACAATTGCGTGGGATGGTAACATACTTGCTGCTGATAGCCGTGAGACCTCAACGGGCATGGGTATCACCACAGACAAAGCAATGAAGCTTCTGATGGTCGATCCAGCTAAGCACAGTTATGATGGTGTAGGTGCCGTAGCTTTTGCATGTGCTGGAACGGCAGGTGGGTGCCGGATTTTAAAGGCGCTACTGGAAGAAGGTTTAACCGCACTGACGCCAGTGCCTGATAAAGTGGATTTCACTGCCATTCTCGTAACTGAGGATGGAAAGGGACATTGGTTATATACCGACGAAGACTATGCCTTCGTACTCGGTGAGCCTATTCTAACCGATTCTGTGGGATCTGGGTCTGCCTACGCTCGCGCTGCCATGAAAATGGGGAAAGATGCTAAGGCGGCAGTAGAGTTTGCCATGCAGTTCGATCCCAATACCGGCGGTGAAGTTCAGCTGTTTGATTACACCGCGTGGACTAACGGGAAGTAAAAAATTACAACCCTTTCTATTAGTATGAGATGAACTCCATGTCAGCTCGAAGGGTAGTGCACGGCGACAGACGTGCATCACAAAACACCACGCCATTCTCGAAAGGGAATGGCGTGGGACTTATTTTGCTAAGGGAAGAAAATGGTACAGATTAAACAGGCAGTGGCGGTACTTAAAGTTAATCAAGTAGAATGGTTAGCGGACGGAAAGATTGAAGGCTCGCCCCTCACTATCGTCTCTGGCGCAACGAATGACCTGGATGGCCTGCACTCCATTCTAAAAAAGAACGATATCGAAATCGACACAGCGAGTGCGTGCAATGATTGGGTAGATGTTACGCGCACTGTAGATAATCGCACCAGTGTACTTACACCCGGTAGTTTTGTTGTTCTTTGGGACGACAGCACTGTCAGCACTCTCGATGGCGTGAAGGATGTTAACATTGAGAACGGGCAACCGGTCGTAGTGTTCTAAGAACATTTGAGATATATATTATCTTAGTGTAAAGGTTAGCGTAAGTAATGGAGGTTTGATGTGGAGATCTATCCGCTAGACAATAGCGATAAATTGACCGGCATTGTCATTGAGCATAAAGGGAAAAGAATTGTCTCTGAGGGGAGCATCTTTGACCGCACACCTTTCCCGTCGACGGGTGAGTTGTTTATGGACATCAATGCATTCTGGGGTACGTTACCTGATGACGTACAAGATCGTATCATGCGTATCTATTCGGATATCGAAGAAGCGTTCTTAACGACGTTTAACGATGTTCGTTTGCACGAGCGCGTAGTGGCTCTGGTTGCTGAATTGTACAGTTGCTGGTCATATGCTGACCTTGCGCGCTTTGTCCGTTTGCACTGTAATATCATCGTGCCAAACGAGATACAAACGGCGATGGGTGAGTACAGTAGTTCTGACCGCACGTATCTGCGTGACGACTACATGGGGCTAATCTGTCTCGTTACAGCACTGCGTCCGATGATTCCAATCTGGAACTTATTCGTACGCGAATCTAAGAAAACGTCAGGAACTCACTTCAAAGAGTTCATGGCAATGGGTCTGATGAATCACACGGAGCTGATTCATACCGCAGACTATGACAAGCTCCAACGCTATGTTCGCATGAACGTAGATACAGCCAAGATTACCATGTCTGCAATCGTCGCAGGTATCGGTAGTGCTGAGCTGGAAGATTGGGTATTTGGTGTAGTACTCATTCGAAAGGTGTGTGTCGGTGTTGTAATGCACAGAAGGCCAGATGGTCAACTGTTCTCTCAGTACAACTCAAGCACTAACATCGTTTCAAACATTTTCCGTCAGATCGAAACCACCCTGACTAGCCTTGACCGTAAGTTTGATGGTCAGGTGCGTAAGAAGCCGGACGGGATGGAATATCGTGATGACGATAAGGAATCACAAGCTGAGAAAATAATCGTTAAGCAGCAGATCAACGACTATAAGTTTCTGCTGGCATGGAAGTACGCAAAGGGTGTTGCAAACGCACGGCGTCTTATTGATCCGTCACTACCGATGGATATGGTCGATGCGTGTGTTGGCCACTTGCGCCGCAATAACGGATATCTGCCAACCGATGGTCAGATTGCGCTGACGCAGTGGGCAGTTGACGCTGCGTTGAAAGCGCGTTTCATTCCAGCCCTGGAACAACCAGAGCGTGTGAACATGATAGGATTAGCACAGGCGCTTTATTGGCACTGGGGCTTCTACGACTTGGCGTCTTTATTAACAGCTGAGCCTTCTATTATGGACGACGATATGGTTTTCGGAACGGATACCCGTAGTCGTGTAACAAACGAGCAATTCCGGATCTTGAAAGAACAGTATCCCTTCTACCACAGAAGGAGTAGTGGAAAGAAAGATACCGGTGAACAGCAGCGTTCTGAGAATGCTGCGATGATAGCGATAGAAAAACTCTTTTCGCTATTTGACGGTCGTCCTTATCTGCTCAATGCACCACAGGAACTTTTGGCACAAGTCACCATGCGTCCGTATCGCTCCGGTGGTCATCTGATTCCCTCGGACTTCAAAGTGCAGGTAGCGGCGTTCATCATCAAACTTAATAATCATAAAGCAGGAGTACAGGAATAATGTTTATTCGTCGCGTATTGTTTACAGAGACCGGTACCTACAACGACATGTGGTCAGCAAGCTACGGTACTCGTGTTAGCGCAGACAGCCTGGCTAAACTTCAGCACGCCACTGAGCTTGGCGAAAACCTTTCAGTACCAGCTCTATCTGTTGTGGGTTCAGAGATTATGCGACCGTCTGCCAAAGTTGAGGCAAGCGTTAACATCGTCAATGGTTGGAACGAACCGAAGTTTCGCTTTATGATGGAGATTGAGCAGGTATCTTCCAACGGCAATGTGCTGGTTGATATCCTGAGTGGGTATACCGATTACATGGGTATCACTCGCAGCGAAACAATGGACCCGAACATGATGTTGTTCATCAACAGCATCACATCGGTAACGGTGATGGATCGCATTGGTCCAAATGGCCAGGTTCAGAAGCGACTGCATATCCGTGAGTCTAACCAGGTAATGCCGGGGTATTTCAATCCGGGTCGTGAGGTAAACCAGTTCTATCTGGCACCTCAGGATATCTTCGACGGTATCGGTCTGACTACAGCACTGGGTGGCATTGCTGATGCCCGTGATCTTCGCACGATCGATTCACGTAATATCGCACTGGATGGACCGCGTCTGTCTAACCGCGCTAATAACCACAGTGGTAGTTATCTCTCTCGCGTTATGAGCGGGTATAAAACGGCACTGAGTTCCGCGAGCGTGCAGGATGCGAACATGTCTAGCGTACTTAAAACCGCTAAGGCAACTGTAGCAGACCGCAACCCCTATGAGTTAGCATCATTGGGTACCTTGCTGAACAATACCGATATGTCGCATCGTCATGGCGTGTCCTGGGGTGAGCTGCTGCGCTTCCGCCCAGATCTGGAAAACGCAACTCACGTAGCGTTCAACCGTGGTGTTGCAGTATCTCACGATACATTCATTGCACGTCGTGGTGAAAGTGAGAACTGGGATACTGTGTCCAACGAAACCGTTGTTGCACGTATGGTGGCAAGTACCCTGCCTACGTTGATGAACGATGGTAAGTTTACCAAGATGGTTGTTACCATGTCAAACGACATGCCTAACCCAAACAACGGTACGCCGTATACCATCATCGTACATGACGCACAGAGCTTTGCTAAGATTCTGTCTCAGGATGAGTCGTACATGCGTGATGCAGTTCAGTCGTTCTGTCATCGCGTTGCAACTGAACTGATGGCTGGTATCACTTTCGGTAACCAGATGTTGGCTCACCTCGAAGTATACTGTGATCTGTTAGGCGATACTGAAATCAAGATATCCCTGAACGGTGGTCCGCTGGTGCCTTACCAGAACCCACAGTGGTGTGATGCATTGACTACACCAATCGCCACTCTGGATGCCAACAAGCGCAGTGTTATCGCTCGCGATATCCAGGGTCTGATGGAAAACATCAACACGGTATCTTACCGCTAATTTCGAAAAGGATTAATTATGAGTGTTGTAGAAAAGCTGTACGTTCCACTGGTGACCAGTGTAGATCTGCCACCAGATGAGGATGGTACGCTTCGTTTCCACCTCGACGAAAAGAACAGTCGTGTGGTTAAGGTAGATGACCTTCCTCTGGTCATGCCGATTCCAGAACGTCTGCGCGGTACCGGCCTGAATGGTGTGGTAGCTTTCCACCCACTTTCTGAAAACATCATCCGTGGTGAATCCCCGGTGCTTCGTAAGCTCCGTACTGCGGTAATCAACAAAATAACGAACAGTCTGTCTCTGCTGATGTTGAGCATGGTTGAGATCGCTGCCGACGTTGATTATCAACAGAAGCTGAAAGCCTCTGAGTCGGAGTTCCTGCGTGCGCTGCCAACCGCTGATGCCAAACTGGCTAATGCGTTGGGTAAAATCATCGACAACATCGAAGCTGAAGGAAACAACCGTCTGGTTCGTATCTTCTTCAAACGCGGTGGGATGTGGAAGGGTGAGAAATACGCCCGCGTTGCTGTAGTGAGCTTCCCGCTGGTAGAAGCGGCACACGATGATTCCAAAGAGCTGTTCGGTGTTAAGCTGCGTGTTGCAGACAAAACACAGATTCAGGCTCTGCTGGAATATCTGCTGCCTAACTCGCTGGAACCAAGCGACACCTATGACTACGGTTCAAGCAGTAAGTCTGCACCGTACTTCGACTCACTGATCGGCGCGTATGTTAATCTGGCTAATGCCATTAACAAACATGCCAAGAAGCTGAAGAAGCATCTGGAAGTCTACGACTCTATCTATATTGATACGAGCTGGGCTGATGAGATGGCCAATATCGATAAACTGGCGTTGGAAATCCCACCACTGCCGTTTAACGAAGGTGACGTAGGTATCGAAGAGAAGCATAAGCAGGAAGTTGCTAACGCAGCTGAAACTGTTGCTGAAACTCATACCGCTGGTCGTCCGGCAGTTAATCTGGCGAGCAAGTTCGCGACGGCGTTGGAACAGGATGTGGTACCGGCTACTCAGCCAATGGCACCATCTGTACCTAACGTGGCTCCGGCTGCCCCTCAAGGTTACGGTGCACCGCAGACAGCTGCTCCTCAGGCACCACAGGTTCAGTCTGGCTATCGCTCACCAGCGGCAGCACCACAGTCTGTACCGAACGGCGGTACTCTGAAGTGGAATGAAGTACAGGCAGCCAATGTCCCGCAGCAACAGCAGGGCTATGGTCAGCCACCACAGCAGGGTTACGGCTACGCGCCTCAGCAACGTGGTTATGAGCAACCTCGCGGCTACGGTCAGCCCCAGCAGGCCGGTTACCCAGGAAGCAGTACCTACAATTCCGGCTACAACACCGGATACGATAATCGTGGTGGGTATAACAGCAACCAGGGATACAACCGCGACCCTGGTCGTGTGATCGCTAGTTACAGCTAAGTAACGGCATAAGAGGCTGGGGAAACCCAGCCTCTCTCTATTACCTTTTTATTTTGTCAACTCGTGCTGTACTGGTTACGGAAGATAGCAGCGAGGTTTTGAATGACAGTAAAGGACGGTATTAAAATCGTAGTGTTCAGACCGTTGTAGTCTGCTGGATTTGTCATGTCGTTCACACGCAGAATAATCCAACGCAGATACTCGGGGATGTCAAGGTTGGCGAGTAAACCATAGAAGTCATAACGCCAACGCCAGGCTTCGCCTTCCGGTATATCCCTGTGGTCAAAACCGTCGGCCGTCTGTAAATAAATACGATGCTGTTCAATCATACGTCTGAAGTCTTCGGTGTAGAAGATGTCATCGCCAGAATCTTCACGTAACGAGGTAACTGACAAGGTCATTGGAGGCCCCACTGGATAAGGATATCTTGAAATACATATTATTAAAGGGCTAAGTAATAAACAGTGGTAGCGTAGTCGTGAGGAGCTTACGTGGAAAAGCACAGTGATTTGTTTGGGGTAGAGTCAATCGTTGGGAAGACCAATGAACTCCACGTCAACAACCTAGGTGGCGGGTCGAATACTAACCCGTGGGCCGCAAATGATTCAGCATCTCGTGCACAGATGTATACCAGTCATCTGTCTCAGGTGCCTGTAATTGCAGACCCAAGTGTTCGCCGTACCCTGACTGGTGTAGAGCGGGAATACGGTCGTTATACATTCCAACAGAAAATACCCGAGGAAGGTCGTTTCATTCGCGTCATCGATAAGTATCCAACCCAAGGTGCTTATCGCTTTAGTTATAATCCACAAAAGCTTGCCGTCTATCGTTCGAACAATCCAAAGTATCCTAACAAAGCATATTTTGGTGTTATGGACGTGTCGACGTATAACATCCGACATCAGTACTTTGGTTTTATGTATAAACCGAAGGGCAACAGAATGTCGATGCTGGTAGAAGATGGTCCAGCTGAAGAAGGTATGGTTATTGCAACCAGTCCATCTATCGATCAGTTTGGTAACTATCGAACCGGCGTTAGTTCTAAAATGATTTACATGTCGCTACATACAACCATTGAGGATGGTGTGTTAGCAAACCGTGCGTGGTTGGAGCGCTACAAATCGGTAGGCATTGAATCGCGTGTGGGTACGTGGGGTAATCGTTGTTATCCTATCGGTCTTTATAGCTCCAATGGGGTTTACAGGGCACACCCCGAGATCGGTCAGAAGATCGCACCACACGGCATCGTCTATGCTATCCGCGAGTATGACGAGCTGTTGGCTGTAGTTGATATGACTGAGAAGGCGTTGGCTGAACCAGACTATATCTTTGACCAACTGGTCTATGGTAAGCCTGGCGCAGAAGTTATCGACGTCACGGTATTCCACGACCATAATCTGGACCGTGTGAATAATGAAGAGAAAACACCAAAAGGAATTGATGAGCAGAGTCGTCGCTATTACGAAACTTTACTCGCCCAGCAAAACAAGCTGATCGATCTGTATGAATCTTTGAAACGCCAACATGGTGAGAAACTCATTCTGCATCCGAATCTACATCGGATGATTGTGTGGGCATATGCCTTCACTAACCATAAGTCGGTTCAACAGCCAGATGGCGCTCGTGTCAACATGACATATCGCCGTGCACCGGTGGGTGACTTCCGTACTGAGATTGTGTTCAAATATGACATCATCCCTTCAGTCGGTTCTAAAGTTACAACCATGCACGGTGGTAAGGGCGTAATTGTACAGATTCGTGAACCTGAAGATATGCCTAAGTGGCCAGACGGTACAACCGCTGACCTGGTGATGGATAATGACTCCAACATCAAAAGGATGAACTTAGGCGGTGTGTTCGAACAGGCAACGAATGCCTTTGGTGCTCAGATGACACGACGTGTTCGTGAGATCATGGGTGTGCAGGGCGTAGTAGCCATGGCTGGCGTAGGTGGTTCGCTGAACAACCAGAACCTCGTAGACCAGGCATATGACGAGTTAATGGAATATTACAGCATTGCTAGTCCGTTAATGGCCGAGCTAATGCGTCGTGAGATTTCAAGTGTCCCGGAATATCGCAAGAGTCATGTAGGTGCCGTTTGTCAAGATGGAATCTATCTGTGGCTTCCGCCACACACTGAGGATATCGGCGCAACAATCATCGACCGCCTGGAGCAGCGATATGGACTGGAGATGCATCCGGTTACGTATCGTGACTCTAATGGCAACTTTACCACAACCAAGCAGAAGATGTTGATCGGTGAGACCTACATCATCATGCTGGAGAAGAATGGTTTTGACTGGAGTTCTGTTGCGTCACCAAAACGCCAACACTTCGGTATCCTTGCTCGTATGACGAATATGGACAAGCATTCTACTCCTGGTCGTGAGAACGCCGTTCGTATTACTGGTGAAGCAGAGATTCGGCTCCTGCTGGCATTGGTCCCAGATTATGTCGTTGCTGACCTTCTGGATCGTCCGAACAACCCAGCTGCACACAAAGCAGAAGTTCGTAGTATTCTGGAAGCTAAGAACCCTGCCCAAATTGAGCTGGCTGTTGATCGTAATAAAGTGCCGTTGGGTGGTAACCGTGCTATCCAATTCATCAAACACATCATGTGGTGCTGTGGTATCAGCATGCGTAGCTTAGGCAAACGCGCTAAGGGGATCTTTAAATGACAACAGCTCTTGTTGAGTCGTCAGTTGGAATAGCGGACGCTTATCCAGCTCGTGAGCTATTGAAAATGCCAACAGATGCAATTTGGGCTAAGTTCGACCAGCCCAAGTTTAAGATCAACGTTAAGTTCGATAACGGCATTGTACAAACCACCGGTCGTGAACTAATACTCTCCCAGTATTTCTGGGAGTTCCATCGGCGCTATCCGGAAACGCCGTTATTAGTTGAGCATCTGATGGACCCAAAGGTTCGCCTTAATAAAGGTACGTCCCTGCAAATGATCGGAAACGCATTCTGGTCGGTGTGGGATACGTATTCGGGTTCGGTGAGTCTGAATGATCTTCAGCTCTGTGCGTATGAAGTAACTAACACTTTGTATAACGAAATCGTGTATCGCTTACCGGCATACGTGACCAGTATCTCGGCTAAGGACTTCATCGATGTATTGCGACACCCTGAACTGGTAGATGCCCTGTCAAAAGCAGTGCCTACTCAGAACAGCATTGCAAACATCAGTCGCGTAGTACAGAGTATTCTCACCCGTGAAGGAGAACTGGTGGGGAACCGTCCTGCGGAATCGGCCAAATCCGGTTTGGTTTCAGCAGGACAGCAGAACCAGATATTCGGTGGACATCGATTCGTAACGGATATCGATTCCAACGTCTTCCCCCACGCAATGATGGCTGGTTATGCTCGTGGCATGCATCGCTTGCATGACTATGCCATCGAATCACGATCTGCTTCTAAGGCACTGTTCTTTGCAAAAGATCCGCTGGCTGAAGTAGAGTATCTGAACCGTCAGCTTCAGCTGTTAGCACAGAGTTTGCGTCACCTCTTTAAAGGGGACTGTGGTAGTACAATCATGCTGCCATTGACAATGACAACCTCTGCTGACCTGAAGACCTATCAAGGTAAGTATTATTACGTAGAAGAAGCGCCGGGTACCGCACCTACCCTACATCGCATCACTACTGCGGATAAACACCTGCTGGGTCAACGTGTGTATGTGCGCAGCCCATTAGGGTGTCGTTGCTTACCACATCAGGGCGTGTGTCAGGCGTGTCTGGGTGAGATCTCGTTACAGATTCCAGATGGTGCTAACTTAGGCCACCTGTCTGTAATCGAACTCTGTTCTGGTGTATCACAGAACGTGTTGTCAACTAAGCACTTGGATAGCGGTGCATCTATTGAACCGTTCTTCATCAGTGAAGGTGATCGTGCGTTCTTGGTCAACGGTAAGAAAGAAAGTCAGATTAATCTCAACCCTAATCTGGCAACTCGTCACACCATCATGACCGTCAGTCAGACTGATGCATTTAACCTGACTGAACTCAACCACGTTAAAGATCTGACCGTGTTACCAATCACTCGTATTTCAGAGATCGAGTCGGTTACACTGACCTTTGACGACCTGGGTACGGAAGACCGGTTAGCTCTTGACGTATCTGTGGCTGTGGGTTCTCGTAAGAGTTCCTTCACTACGGCTTTCCTTGCGTATATCAAGCGTAAGGGATGGTCGGCTACAGAAGGGCGCGGGTATGAGATTGATCTCAGCGATTGGGATTTCAGCAAGCCAGTCTTCGAACTGCCGCTGAAGAACATCAACACCTTGGAGTTTATGGCCGAGGTTGCTGACATCATCAAGTTCAAGCGTCTACGTCGTCGTCGCGACAAACGTGCAAAAGAAATGGCCCGTTCTGAGGACGAGCTGGCGGCGCTGGTAGTGGAGCTACACGATACGGTTAACAAACGCTTTACGTTTAACATTGCACACTGTGAGTTGATCTTGGCGGTGTGTCTGGTACGTGATGCTAAGACCGGCGATTATCGTTTCCCACATCCAGAAGAACCGCGTGAGTTTGCGCCGTTTAAAGAGTTGATGAACAACCGTAGTATGACCGTGGATTATGCGTTTGAGAAGCATGGTCAGACTCTGTTGAACATCGATAGCTTCCTTAACCCTGAACGCCCGTCGCATCCAATGGATCGTATTTATTTACCCGATCTGTAAATAGTATGTTTAACCGGGGACTCCGGTCCCCTAAACTACTATGGAGGCATAGATGGCGTCTGTTAAACTGGAGGTCTACGGTCAGAGCGTAAAGATCATTCCACTTGACCCGTATGCTAAAGCCTGCGCGTTAGAGTTCTGTCGGAGTATGATCAAATACAAGACAGAGCGTATCGTTGATACATCGCGTGGGTATCATGCAAAGCTGGTTAAAGTGCCTGACGTTACGTTCGCCGCAGCTCCCGTCAGTCGTGAATTCTTCTGCGTCCACCGTGGCCAGTTAGATGAATTCAAGACCTATCTGGTTCGTTGTGGGATTACCCCAGCGGAAATCGAAGTAGTCATGGTACCGGAGTATACTCCGATTAAAGCCAACCTGAAAATGAAATCGTTTTGGGTTGACAAGCCTCATCAGACACCAATCATTCAGTTTATACTGGAAGACGGTAAATTGAAGATCCTACCTGTTCAGACAGGTGGGGGTAAAACGTATATGGCGTTGAAGGCGGCCTCGATTATCGGGGAACGCATGATGCTCATTACTCGTGGCGGGTATATCGATAAGTGGATTGAAGACGTTAAGAAGACGTATGATATCGACGATGATCGCATACTCGTTGTGAAGGGTGAGAAAGCCCTAATGCGTGCAATCGATAAGGCTAAGTCGGGTGACTTCGACTATGACGTACTACTGGTGTCAACCGGTGGGATGAGTGATTACATTAAACACTACGAACTCTACCACGGCACGGAAATGGGCGAGCATTACCTTGACCCTCGTGCACTGGGTATGTTGTTCGGTGTAGGTCTGCGTGTTGTCGATGAGGCACACCAGATGCTGCACGCCTACTTCCGCATTGATCTATACAGTCACTTTAATAAGGTGCTGTTCTTGTCGGCTACTATACTGGCAAACGATGCGTTGGAAAAGCGTGTACATGAAATCATTTATCCGCACGATTCCCGTTACAATGGTGCAGAGTGGAAGTGCTACATTACTGCCACTGCCCTGCGCTACAATCTGGAAGAACCGCATAAGGCACGCTTTAAAGACCACAGAAAGAATTACTCTCATGTGATCTACGAGCAGTACCTGATGCGCAACAAAGAGAAGCTGAAACACTACCTTAATATGGTAGGGAATCTCACGAACGATTTCTTAAAGAATCGTAAGGAAGGTCAGAAGTATTTGATCTTTGCTTCGACTGTTGACATGTGCGACATCATGGTGGGTGACCTCAAGAAACGCTTCCCCAGTGTTATTGTTGGTCGTTACGTGGCTGAGGATAATCTTGAAGATATCTACGGTTACGACGTTATCGTGACAACGCCTGGTTCTGGTGGTACCGGTATCGACATTCCGGATCTTGCTAAAGCTCTTGCAACATGTGCCGTTAGCTCAGCCAAACTTAACGTGCAGATGCTCGGTCGCTTGCGTGAGCTGAAGAACTATCCGGGTGAAGAACCTGAGTACCAATATCTGGTTTGTTACGACATCCCCAAACAGGTGGAATACCACAACCAGAAACTCGAACTGTTCAAAGAGAAAGTTAAACATCACCGCGAACAGAATACGGGTGCGTTAGTATAAGTGGACTCCCGGGACTTCGGTTCTGGGGGTCTTTTATGTCGTTACGAGGAGTAAAATAATGGGTACACAAGTTACATACGCGAATCTCGATCGCCGTCGTGATGAAATCCTGATGGCTATCAACAGCACCGATTCGATTACATCCATCGAGCGTCGTTTTGACAACGGTCGTGTGGGTCGCATTAGTGAGTGGTTTAATAAACAATTCGGCCTATCTCCCACGGTATTTCGTCGCCGCACGGCCGCCGGCTCCACAGCGATGGTCTCTGGGAATTTCTATTTCCTCGATGCGCCACGCGCAACACGTCAACAGATCGCTCAGTGGTTCGAGGAACAGAAATCGGATGCTGTGTTGCGCAGTAATTTACCGGAAGGCGATTATCAGATCTGGACTATCGGCGACTACACTTGTGTGATGTGCACTGACAGCTACCAGAAAACAAAAACGGTATATCGTAAGATCTATAATTACGATCTGGATCTGGACCACCCGTTACTGAAAGGTACAATGGCATGTTTACACAGTACCGAGTGCCGGGGTGTTACACTGCCAGATTCCACTGTCGCGTACATGCTCGGTTTGATTTGGTTGGGTGACTGATAACTAAACAGTTAAAGGAAACGTCCCCACTTCTATAAGGAAACGAAATGTCGCAGATTACTATTGACAATTTAATCGATGTACTGAATGGAGCAGACAGGCTCGGTTCAGTTCCAGCAACAGTGAAGCATGAACTCATCGGGGAGATCGATCCCTTTAGTCCCGATCTTACAGCAAGTGAAAGATTGCTTGTTCTAAGGGCCTGTAAGCAGTCCAAACCTTTCTTTATGTGGATGTTAAGGCAGTTGATCATAAAGCCGCCTGCGGAGCCTAAGGACGTCCTGTGGGGCACCGTTAGCCTACTGATTAACACTACCGGACCACTGACGGTGATGTTGAATGAGTTGTTGGCCCGCAGCTATCCGATCTTGCGTGGTAAGTCACCTAACATAACGTGCTGGATGTTTGAGTCAGGGCACTTGTGTATCGTTGCGACTTACGGCGATAACGGCAAGACGTATAAGCATGTTGCTAAGGTATCGGCTGATACTTTGGAGCGGGTTGGCGCTAAGTTCAAACCAGCGGGTGTCCGTGGCCGCCACATTGCCGGACTGTTCGATCGTTCTTGGGTAGGGTTTATGTCGAATGAGTAAAAGAAAGGTATTGCCATTAAAGGCTGTGGGTGCCGAAAGGGCATGGGGGTCAGTAACGGAAGTAAAGATTGCCAACACTCGCTTTGGCGGGTCGGTGATTGCTGCCATGTTAAAGCGCTATCCCGAACTGCGTGGTCACAGTGTCAGTTTGAAAGGCTGGTTGTTCGAGTGTGGTGTGCTGGCGGTAATGGCGATTCCTCGTCAGGATAACGCGATGTGCTATCGTTTGTTTGGTGAGGCTACGGAGGAGTCCCTCCGTAGTGCCGGAGCATCTCTTAAACGATCGGCCGCCTCGGCCCACGAAATAGCCGACCTGTTCTATTTAGAGTATAAGGAACAAAATGATGAAAGAGTCTGCGAGTGCACGCCTACGTAGGGCATTCCCGCGCATTACAGATGAGGAAGCGAATAACCTCATCGGCGACATTGACCCCTGGTCAACCAAACTCACTGATGCAGAGCGTGAAAAAGTTACGCAGTTGTGTAAAGACGTACCGGGTTTCTTTTTCTGGATGATGCACAAAGGAAATGAGAAGAAGCCAATCTACAATAGCGCATGGCGATACAGGCCACCTCGTTTACGCCATGACGTTTGCGGTGGGGTTCGAAGCGTCGATTTGTCTGAGGGGAGCTTTGGTATTGTTCTGTTGGACTACATACGACACGACCATAAGAATCTCGCCGGGCGCGAGCTTACCATTCGTGCATGGTACTACGACAGCGGGCACCTTCTGATACTGGGTACCATAAAGGACTCAGACCTTCCATCGATTAAGATGGTTGTGTCAACCATACCCGCGATCATTGAACGCCACGGTGCTAAGTTGGTCAAAACTGACTTTGAACCTGCCGTGTTAGCAGCGCTTTTCGATTTGCAATATAAGGAGTACCAGTGATTACCATAATGCCTATCATAATTGCACCCGATGGCGGTGCATTAAAGGTGGACCCAAAGGACGCAACGGACTGGATGGTGATTCGTCCAGGTGCCAATCGACCCGATAAGCGCTCTATCCACGCGCGGCAGGACAAAGCCATTGAGGTTGCGCGCGAAATAGCCAAAAGCGAAGGTGTTGGTTTTGGCTGTGCCATGTTGTCGACTAAGACCCTGGGCGATTCCACCATTTCGATGGCTGAGTCGTGTGGGGCTAGTGAGTTCTATGTAGTGCCCATGATCGAAGACGAGGTATCCGGTGAACTTACAGCCTGCGCAGATCAAGAGGCGACTACTTGGGGTGTGACTAAGCGTCGCAGTGAACAAGACGTTGACCACGACCCCGTAGATTCGGTGTTGGCACAGTTCAATACTCGATACGGCGCAGATAGACTGTTGTCTAATATCCTTGACTATCGTGACCCACCGCTTTACGTGGAGAACAACGAAGACTTCACGGATTAAAAGATTTTTAGATATACACTACTTACTTGATTACTAATGGTAGCCCTTAATTGGGCTACTTTCTTTTATGCTCTTAAGGAATAAAATCATGACTGATAAAATCGACCTGGCTGGCTTTAAATCATTCGAACTGTCTCCGATCAAAATCAATTACGACAACTCAACCTTCGGTCGCAATGAGGTGTCGGTTTGCTCTATTTTAGAATCCGACGAGTGGGCTGTTTATGGCCGTAACGGTGATGGCACCGTTACTCATCTCTTCGATGGCGGGCAGCGCACTGCCATGGGTATCTTAAGGATTGCCAATCCTGACGCCACTATCTATCTGAAAACCGATACGGACTGTGTGCAGATCACTCCAACCCACGGTACGAAGTCGTTTGGTGTGCTGCCTTGCCGCATTGGCGACAATGGCGTACTGGAAGTACTCAGCAGTGAGGCCGGTGTCGAGAAGTGGGGTCTGTTTGCATTCTATAGCACTGGCGACAAATCTAAGTCTTACATCGAACTCGGTCGTTGGTCTAATAAAGAAGCGGCGTATTTCGCGCTCTCTGCGATCATCTACACGGCATAAAAAGCCAGCCTCCTCTATCCTTCGGGATAGAGGAGTGCTATGCTTATTTTTTTTTTTGCTATTTACCGCCACGCAGTTCCTGTTCGAGCTTACGCAGATCAGCATCGGACGCGCCAGTAGGTGCCGCTTGACCGATTGCGCTTAAACGTATCAACTCTTCGGAGTACTCTCGTGGGAGGTTCAGAAAGTCGATCAAGTCTAACCCAAAGCGATCTTTAATGGGATGCTTTAAATAACGTGCAATTTGATTGTACAACCCACTACCTTCAGTGTATCGTTCGCTCTCATGCATGCTGACAATACTCAACGGGTTAGCCTGCGGAGAATCATGGTTAAAAATGCCATAACTCTGATCGTAGGACTCATTGAGCACGATGTCTATCTCTTCACCACTAAGTGGTTTTTCGAGACGGAATAAAAGCGTACCGATTTCAGTACGCTCTCGGTCCACATCCCTACCGAAGCTAGGGTCGGCGACGTGCCACGCTAGATTGCGTTTTCTTCCCTCAGTGCCTGATCGATCTTGTGGCGCTGAAGGGTCAAAAAAACTTGCATCATGTCGATTGGGATAATGCGTGACTTAGGACCATTGGCCTTCATCTGCAACTCTCCACACTTCGGACATGCGTAGTTTAAATAACCGATAACACAAACAGTTGTAGCATCGATGAAAGCACCCACCGCTTTGATGAATGTGCGCTTAACATCGTCGACACTTGCAATCTGCACAGTACACGCCTCGATTGACGCACGGTCTTCGATACGGGTCGTGATCCCTTTCTCATCCGTTACCTCAATCGCCTTAACCCAGTGGCTGTATTGGCGAGGTGCGGTGGTGCGAGCAACGTCACTGATATAGTCGCTACGCTCTTTGCCAGTCAGGTTATTACCGAACTGGCTGTCCGTCGCAGATACGATGGCCTCTACCCAGCTATAGCCGGAGTTCTCGTACATCTCGATGGTCGGTGAACCAAACTCGATGGTCATCTGCTCGTTGAGCTTAGCGACGTTAGCGCCGACGCGCAGTCCGAATTCGGACTGGTATTCGTCGATCGTAGCCTGGGTGGTGCGAGCACTACGTTGAGTCATGATCGCTTTCTGCTTATCAGAAAGCATACTGCGATCCACCCATTGCAGTTTACCGATATCCAGCAGCGCTTCCACGATGTGGGTACACTTAGTGATATCAGTCATGCAAGGCTGACGATACGGATATCCGCCCGGATAGATAGCTGTTACCATACCCCAGATCAGCGTAGGAAGGTCCTGAGTTTTCAGAATCTTCTTAATGGTTGCTGGGTCATCGGTCGGCGCGGTTGAGCTATACAGATGACTCAGGATGAAGTTGATCAGATGCCCAGCAATGTAAACCGACGTGTTGGAGAATACCAGACCTTTGGTCATACGACCGAGGGCTACTTTCTCCATGGCAATACGACGTTCCAGCTCGTACAGTTCTACGTCACCTGGTGCTTTGATGCTAACCCAGATGCCAGAGTGCCAACACGGGATCTGAATGATCGCACCCATACCCACAGCACGCGTAACGCGAGCCAGTGCATCAGCACCAACCAGACGCTCACCAGATTCAACCGGCAGGCGTTGGCTACGACCTGCGTAGCGTACACTGTTGATCTCAATACCCTGACCCCATTCACCACGAGCGGTTACTGACTCTTCGAACGGGGCACGACCATTGGCGGTGCGGAAATAGTTAGGGTACGCTTCTTCTACTGCTTCAACCCAGGCAGCTTGCGCCTTAGGATCATCGATACGAGCGTCATCGACCTGACTGTTTAACAGGTCAACTGTGCCGGCCAGTGTACCATAAAGAATACTTAACGGTGGCAGACCACGAGTCTGCGCATTATTAGCATTGGCTTTACGGGTATCCAGTGGATTGATCAGGGTAGACTCAACCTTGGGTTCGGTATACTTATCTTCATCCGGCAAGTTACCAAACTCAGGTGCTTCTTCATCGGGTACACTGTAGTTAGGCGGTAAAGGAATGTCATCTTCCTCTGCCACCTGACCTTCAGTTTGCGCTGGTATTGTTTCGGCAACAGGAGCCTGTACATGTTCAGCTGGTGTTGAGTTTTCGGGGTCAATTGAACCAGTCATGCATTACTCCCAATCGTTGCATTCATTTTTGCACGGGCAGCGTCGATGATGCTGCACATGTTTTCCATGGTCGGTGCCACACCGCGTCCAAATCGGTTAAGCCAGTCTTCATAACGCTGACTGACATTCAGGACGACCATAATATTGTTAGCGCCGAGGGTGCCGGTACGCAGATTGTTATCTGCCGTACGAATTTCAGAAAGGGTCTGTTGAACATCTTGCAGGCGACCAGAGAGGCGTTCAGCCATGGAAACCAGCTCTGGAAGGTTAGCGACATGCTTCAACAATTCGGTATCACGAAGATCCTTTCCTAATTGTGTGCAAGTTGCTATAAGTGAAAGACAATGACCATGAAGTTGATCGAGTTCTGCGAAGGTCTCCGCTTGATCGGCCGCTGACATTGTGGGTGCACCACCTGGGGTACTTCTACGCTTACTCATCTCGTTTCCTTTGTTATAGCAATTTTATCCATAACGTTTAATACCCCGGTAAGAAAATACTTAAGGAGTACCTATGTTTGACGAGCTTGACTTCTTTTTAAGTCAGCACACGTCGGATTACAGGAAGGCCAATATCTTAGAGGCGCTTAATGCGTGCTTTGAGGTACAAGGCACCCCTGTACTCGACAAGGTGAATGATTTCTTGTTCAGTTCTAATGACTTGTCCTCGGACGTAGCGGTCCAGCAGTTTGCAGACTTTGCATTAGTCAACATTGTCGCCTGTGCTGCGGAGTTTGGTGTTGTGTTGAATCCAGATCTTATTCTCGATGAAAACCTCCCGATCTTCACAGACATCGTTGGTACATTACTGATCGCTGACCAGTATGAAGACCCACATCGTCTTATCTCCCTCATAGGCGACGCAGATGACACGGAGGAGGCGTTGGCTGACGTAGTTGAGGAAATCACTGGACAAGCGGCTGAAAACGTTCTGGACGTCATTGGTGCGGTTGACCGCGACCTGGTCCAGAAGATGCTGGAGGAGAACGCAGCTCACGTCGCCTCACTCGAATCTAAGAACGTGGTTGACGACACGGTGGAACTCCGCCGCAGTATCATCGACCGTTTGAAGCACACGGAGTATTATAGCCGTGAAGGGTTCGTTGAGAGCAACCTCGTTATCAGTGGCATGTTCGGTCAAGATCCGTTCATGATTCTGGAATCACTCACCCCTGAGATCTACGACTTTAAGGACATGGAGTTGGCAACCATTTGCTATCAAATTGCTGCTGCTTCGAATGTTCTTTCTAATGCTGTTGTTGGTACAGCTAAGAACCTCGTAGAACGTATCCTAACGGAAGATCGTGCACAGGAAAGACAGAAGATCGCTTTCCAGTTAAATCGCTTCCCAGCGCCTTCTGTGGAGATCTAAATGACACCTTTAGAGTTCTTTAAGAAAGCGTGTTTAAACTTACGCTATAAAGAGAAGGCATGGGTCTTCTCTGTGTTTGGTTGCACACGCACGACGAACGCTCAGTTAATGAACGGTCGTTATCTTGACGTCCATCGTATCGAGGGTATTCCCTATTGGGTCGATGAAAACGGTGAACATCAGGAATTCGAAAACTTCGACGTGCCGCCTAACACGCCGCTGTTATCTTTCAAGGATAAAGTTGATCTTCAGATTGGCGATATCCCGAACCTCGTTGAGCCGGTGACAACAACCGTTGGTAATCTCTTTATCAACTGGTATACGCTGGTTCACGTCTTCGGTAAAAAGATCCCATTCCAGACGGGGGTAATTACTGTCAAGTCCGTACTTGCGCAGATACGCCCTCTGTTCCAGAATGACGTTCTTCATCCCGATGGTAGTATCAACTACGACGCTCAAGATCCCAACGTGATCTATGCGCACGAGTATGTGCGATACGTTCAATGTACCACTGCACTTGCAGGCTTCGTAGAAATCTCTGTGCCGAGCGCAACGCCTTACACTGCTCGTACATCACCTGAAGTAATTGAACTGCGTGACAGGCTTCTGAAGGAGCATGAGCATGAGTTGAACGACCCAACGGTGATTGCAGATATTGAGAGGCAGTTAATCGCGAAAGATAAAGAGTGGATCGACAAAGATCCAGACAAAGGCTTCTATATCAAAGCCAAGTCATTCAACATCGTTCGTAAGAAACTCTTCCTGTTGGGTGGTATCGAAGCAAGCTTCAATGGCGACGGTACATACACCTTCGTTAAGAACAGTCTGATGGAAGGACCAACGATTGAAACACTGCCTGCGTTGATCAACACCTTACGTAGCGGTAGTTACTCTCGTGGTGCGCTGACTGCATTGGGCGGCGAAGCGGTTAAGTTCTTCCAACGTGTCTTGCAGAACTCCCGTGTTGTTGCCGGCGATTGTGGTGTTACTTACGGTGTACCTTATCGTATCACCAGCGAGAACCACAGCAACTTCAAAGGACGATTCCACATCGTTGATGGTCAGACCGTACCAATCGGGACGGACACCAAACCGTTAATCGGTAAGGTAATCGAACTCCGTTCTCCACAGGCATGCTTAAGTGAACACACGGACTACTGTTCTGTGTGTATGGGTGAGCAGGTCTCTGAATCTCCGACTGGTCTGTCGGCCATGGGTTCAAACATGGGTTCGGTGTTCATGAACGCAATGATGTCTGCGGTACACGGTACAGCACTGATGGTAAAAGAGTTTGATGCTGAGTTACATATCAGCTAATTATATGCTCAAATTATCATTGTAGCTCTGCTCGGGAGTAGTGGGTATACGGAACTCACTACTCCTCTTTTTTCTTATGCCGCTATTAATGATATGGAAGTTTCTGTGTAATTTATAACCTACTGGAGTTTAGGCCACAATGTCCGAAGAAATGAAAGAAGTTCAGGATACAGTAAGTCTTGGCGTACGCTCCTTACTGGCTCGAATCGAGAACTATGCCCAGAAAATGGCACCGGGTAAACGTCTGACTGAAGATCAGATCAACATGGAACAGAAAGGTCTTTACCTTACTATCCAGTCTATTCTGACGCAGCGAGAGAACAAAGACTTCATTGATGCCTTTAACGGCACCATTGATTTGTTCAAGCAGTATGGTGACGGTGCACTGTCATCCATGTTTGTATCACGCAATCACTACAGCGTTAAGTTGGACTCAAACGCCCGCCGTGACTTTGCAGCATGGGTGAACATCTTTATCATCCTGTCCAAGCCAAACCTGCGTCACCTGTTAATCAAACAGACTGACCCAGAGAAGGCATACCGTGCACTTCCTGAGATCCAGATGATCCGTGCCGTTGACCACATCAAGCGCCTGTTGGCGTACGATGCTCAAACTGCCGCATAAATAAGCACTCCTCTTCCCGAAAGGGAAGAGGAGGCTTTTATGCTGTTATGCGGTTTCGGCTTTCATGCCTTCGTTCAGCTTCTCTACAACTTCTTTACCCAGCGCCAACTCAGCGTCAGTAGGTGTGCCTTCAACCCACGGCAGTTCATCTACATGAACGAAAGCTTTAGTCTCACCACGCGCTGGAACACTCACACGAATGTCACCAGGCTCTGGAGGAAGGTCGGTAACTTTAGTCTCTACCGGCGGTACGCGATACGCAGCCAGCCAGTAACCAGGAGTGCGAGTCTGAAGCATGCCAGCGTTTGCATGCATTTTGAACGTACCGGCGTTCTCCAGCGAAACCACAGTTGCCATGTCGATGTTTTCCAGTGGAATAGGAATGTTCATCGCACCACCGTTAGTGTAGCCCCAGATAATACCAGCGTTAGTATCGGGGTTAAACGCAAAGTTGGTTTCCACAGCGCCAGTAAGTCCGATAGCAGCAATGACCTTACCCGCCATGCTTTCACTCAGACCGATATGAACAATCGCTTGACCAACCAGGCCAACGAACTCATTACGAGCACGCTTACGCATCGCCTTTTTGCGATCTTTCGGAGACAGTAATGCAATGACATCATCTTCAGATACATCGATCGCGTTACTGTCTGGTTTGGCAGCTTTACCTTTCAGAGACTCATCGATCTCTGCGTTGGTACACGGATTGCCTTCTTCAGTAACGAACGCGGTGCCCGCCTTCAGATGTGCTTCATACAGCTCATTGCCTTCAGGGTTCAGTTCAGTCTTTTCCATTTCAATATCCTAAAGGGGAGCTAACTCCCCGTTTGTGTGATTAAGCTACCAGGGATTCCAGCTCTTGCAGAGAAGGCATGCCGTAGATTTCAGTACAGAACTGCACAGCGTTTACACGACCGCCAGTTAGGTTAATGCCATTGCGACGCTGCACAGCTTCAGAAACACCTTCAATACGAGACAGCTCGCGATAGGTTGTTTCCTTACTGATGTTCATGACGTCTTCTGTAGTTGGGTAAGCCCCTTCTACGTCCAAGTCTGCAACGTGGGTGCGGATTAGGGTTTTATGCTCAGGCATACCCTTAATGCATTGGATGCCGTTATCTACCACCAGGTGCGACGGTAAAGTAACGATCCAGTCGTTCATGCCGAGTACGTACTTATCCAGTGGGTCTTTACCCATCTCATCGGAAGTCGTACCAAACACACGACCATGTTCCAGTGCAAAGAACTCCATGTCATCACTTAAGCGACGAGGAGTGGACGGGAACCGAGCATACTCAGAGTGACCGCAGAGCAACGAGATCGTCTGTGACAGATCGTGAGTCTTCGCGTCCAACTCTTCTAAAGAGACTGTATCGAATAAGTTATATACGGAGTATTCGATAGGATACTCTTTCTGTAAGAATTGGTGCCAACGGAGTCCGTTGAGGTGGTCAGCCTCTTCGAATTTAAGTTTGCGAATACCCAACTCTTTGTTGAGGATATAGTCGAGTGCGTAACTACGTTCGTTACCGCCTACTACACGGATACGTTTGTAAACACACATCGCATCTACAAAGTAGAAGCTGGAGAAACACTCCATGACGTGCCACTGCTCTGCTGGGTGCAATGCCATCGTTTTACCGGAGGCAGTAACCTTCTGCGATTTGCCGGGTTTCCAGCGAGCATGTTGGTATCGTTCAGGAACGCATGGGTCGCTCATGATTCGAGCAGGGTCCCAACCGGCCTCTTTGATGCAGTTGATGATTTTGGGAAGGTCGAACGCGATGTTCCAGATACTGACGAAGTCAGGTTTCCATTTGTGGAGTAATGCAAAAGCAGCCTGCACACATTCGAACGCCGTTTCAAAGACATCAAAGATAATGTCTGCGTTCCACTTCTGAATATAGTCGCCAACGAGTTCAGTGGTCTTAGACAGGAACTTTTCTTTGAGGTTAAGTTTGTCGCCATAGAACTTCTTAACGCCGAATACCGCTTTCTCAGTACCGAAGCTGACAGAGATCAGGATTAACTTGCTTCCATCACCTGTAACAACATCGGTCTCTATATCGAGTGGAGCCACGGTATTGTCAGTAACCGCGTCTGGGTATTTCTGCTGGTACATGTTCTTTATCAGAACCGGTGTGGTGCAGTCGCAACCGTAAACATACGGACTGCGCAGAATCTGTTTCAGTGGTAACATGGCATTACCAAAACCCAGTGCCTTGACGATACTGCGCCCAAGGTTTACCTGAGTTGAACTGAACTTACGAACACGAGAGAGATCCTCAAACTCTTTCTTGTCCTTATGGTTGCGAAAACCATCTTTCGTGATATAGAAATCACGCTTGTAGTTTTCACGCACATAGCAGTGCGGTACAGTCCGCTTGTCTTTTAAATGAAGGCGCTCTTTAACGAAGAGGGCGTCATTACGACTACCGTCCTCTGCTTCGGTGTAAAGTACATGTTTACACTCACGCGCCACAATTTGATCCATTGGGATAAACTCACCACTGGCCAAATGAATTCCATCACTCATTGGGACTCCTCTTGTTTCTCTAACTTACGCTTAACTCCAAATGATATGGCCTCATTGTTTTTTAATAACGATTCACTCCATTAAGAGGGTTTGTCATATGGGTAAAGTTAACCCTTTACTGCAAATATCCACCGAAGGTTTGTACGACTATAAAAACCCTCTGGTGCAGAAAAACATCTTTGATATTCTCGACAAGTTCCGTGAAACTGGCGACACCGACACGCTGGCACAACGTCTGCAAGAACTCGTCAAGACTACCTACAACGTCAACCTGAAAGTGTCCATTACCGACATGCGTGTGCCCGCTATGGTGCTGCACGAACAGATTGCCCCTGAGTCACTCCCTCGGTTCCGTCCTCGTGCTATCTCTGACGCAGAGAATGCTAAAGGCAACGGCATCGGGGAAATTGAGAAAGTATATCGCGGCCTGATCAACATGAAGACATTGCGTGTTGACGGCATTTTCGCAGAGCTGCCGGTTTACATTCTTCTGTCCGATCAGTTGGCTAAGTGGTCAAACGAAGAAATCGGCGTTGCCTTTATTCACGAGTTGGGTCACTATCTCGACTATGTCATGATGGCGGCTTCTCAGTTCCGCTCATTCGGTATCGTCGAATCTCTGGTTCGTGGTATCCGTGGTGCAGCAAGTGTTGAAGAATCAGTCGAGCTGGTTAAAACCGCTGCGGGCGAATACGGCTTCAAGGTTACGGAACCTGAAACACTGAAGTTGGCTGCAACAGACGAAGCCATTCGTTTGAAGCTGTTTAGTGAAATCCAGGCAACTAACCGCTGGTTCTTGTATGGCGATAAAAATCAGAAGCAGCAAGAGTATGCTGCCGATGAATTGCCAGCAGCCATTTTCGGACCTCGTGTCGCCGCAGTTGCATTGAGTAAACTGCTGTCTATGACATCACATCCAGCGTACCGTAGCTCCCTGCTGTTCTATGGACGTACCGCTGCTGCCATTGCCCTGGTAATCTTCGGTAGTGCCACGGCGATGCTTCCTATTGCGGTATTCGGTGCTGTGGGGCTTGCTGCTGACCAAGCGGAGTCAACCCAGTCGGTAACTCACCCTAACCCGTTGACTCGCTTACAGCGCTTCCGGGGACTGTTGCTGTCTGACGCCAAGAATCCGGAAATGACTCGTGCACAGGTCACGCAGTTGAAACTCGATCTGGATCTGATCGACGCTGAGATCAGTCGCCTTAATGCGGCAAATAAAAGCGGCCTCGAGTTCTTGATGGAGATTTTCTCCTCGACTCGTCGTTCTAGCAGCGATCTGGAAACCTACGAACGTGGTGTGTCCGAATTGCAGAACAACCCAATCTTCTTGCGCGCTGCGCAGCTTCGTCATCTTAAGGATTAATCATGAGCATTCCTGCATTACAGAAAGCAGCTGGCATTCTGAAAGAGTCATTCCCCGACGCAGATCAATCACTGGCGCTGTCTCGTGCCGTTGGTATCGCACTGGGCATGGCTACACCGTTAAACGGTCTGGGTGAACCAGAGTTCGACACCATGACGCGTGTCGAACTGATCTCTGCTGTGAACAACAAGAAAGAGGTCTTCCACGTCATTTCGCGTTGTAACGAAGAAGCATTGCTGTGCGTAGATACGGCAGTGCGTCAGTTCACCAAAACCTTCGTCTTCCGTATGGAAACTGCGCGTGGTAACGCTGCTGCGTTTAAATTCGGCGGTTCGATTGAGGAAGGTACTATCCTTGCGGTAGAACTTCTGGTTCCTGTGTTCCGTGGCCTGCTGGCTGTCAACTGATAACAAAGGAGGGTGCGCATTTGTGCCCTCCGTCACTTTACGATAAAAAGGCATAAAACAATGTCAGAACTCAATGTCGACTTCACACACTCTCTGGATAATATCGATCAGCTAAGTAGCCTTCGTGGTAAACTGGGTAATCTGGCTGGCCCGTTAACTAACTATCCTAATCTGACTGCACGCTTTGGTACCTTGTTAACTAAGCTGGGTGGTCAAACCGTAGAACAACTGCGCGAGCAGATTGAGCAATCTTTCGATAGCTCCGTAAATGACGCCTACATTGCCATTGCTGCATCACAGCGTGTGCGTGTCGGTGACATCCGCGCACTCATCAGCGCTAACGACGCCAAGGCACCAGAGTTCGCCGATAGCTACGATCGCTATTACAAACAGCGCAATCTCGAAGACCGCACAACACCCGATCTTCTTTATATGCTGCTGATGCGCCCAACAAATCAGACGGTCTATGCACAGCTGGATAAGTACGCTATCGTCATCCTGCAAAAGCTTGCTCGTAATCTGAACGTGTTCACCAATCGTCTAGAGCGTGTGACTGCACAGACTACGACTGAGGTGTTGGCTGAGATCAAGTACGAGCTGGAAAGCATCACTGACCACCCGCCAGAAGAAGAGTTGCGTGCCTGGATGGAAAAGACCGGTGTGTGCTGCGGTGGACGCATCCATAAACGTCTACTGGTTCTGTTACAAACCGCAGAACGACAGGCCGCTATAGTGCGCCCAGACGACTGGTACCCTAATTGGTTCACCATGTTGTCTAAACTGCCTGAAGCGTCTCGCCTTTTCGGTAAGCACGAAACGGAAGTTACTACAGCTCTCAATGTCGTCGAAGCTCGCCTCGTCGACTTGGCTCATCTCAAGACCGAGAAAACCCCTGCGTACTTAGCCCAGTTGGTTGCTGAGTTCGGCCACCAGGTCTCTGAAGCGATGAATAGCGTACATGCGCTGCTGTCTGTCCGTTCTCTTTTTATCGAAAAGTATAACGACGTTAAAGAGAATGTAACCCCCAACTAATAGAGGTTCCGCATGGCCGGTAATAACCTAACGATGGACCTTGATTCATTGACGACCACGACTAGCAATAACATGGAAACATTGCGTCGTATTAGTGCGTCTTTGGAATCAATGGAAGAGACCATCCGTAATGATGGCATGTCGCGAGATATCGCCATGCTGATTGAACAACAGTCGCCTGGTGCTATCACTGAAACAACCCGTGTGAATGCTTTCACCCAATATCCGTCACAAGTGAAGCGTGACGTTGGTCTGGAAGCTATCGGTAGTGTTCGTGGTAAAACCATGAAGGGTGTTGTCATCGCTATCCTTAGTGCGGCCATTGCGGCAGTCTCTGCCTTCCTGATGTACCTCATCAAACGGTTCACGGGTAAGGAAGCTAATGAGCGTCGCGATCGCGTTAAGTCTAAACAGTGGAAGCCGGAGACTCCAGCTGAAGCGGGCACGAGTCGTCCGGAGTGGCGACAAGATCCAGAGTTCATGGCGGCCTGCGATGCTTTCGTAGGTACAATCAACATGACGTTGGTGAATACCGGCTCAGGGCGTTTTCAGCCTTTCCTGCGTGACGTATTCCAGGTGAAGCCAAAAGCTCTCTTTGCAACGTTGAGCGATCACATCACTGAAGCACTGAAACTGGTACGTGAAACCACAGCAACAATTGGCAACACACCACTTTCCGTTCGCTACGACGAGCAGACCGATGCCGTTACAGGCACGATCCGTAACCTGTACAACGAACTTCAGACTCAGTACAACGTACTTGAGCACGTTCGTCCGATTGGTGTACCGGGTAAAGGTCCGTTGTCTGAGCGCCTAGTAGAAATGCGCAGTTTGGTTGAAGTCGATACTAATAAGCTGGCTATCACTCGGGAGCCAACGCTGACAGATATCTACTCCTACCGTGGCGTTATCGATGAGAGCATTAAAGCGCTCGAAGAGATGCGTATGGAAACTCTGACGAAAGAGTTGCGTGAGAACACGCAGTTCATGCAGAGAACGCTCAACGACCTGGATATTAAATTCACTAATATCCCGAACCGTGCAGCAGACCTGCTGGCTGACTCGATGTACTTCGTTCAGCGCATGTTAGAAATGCAGACAGACCTCATCGCTATCGTCAGTACGCTGACTGAGAACGCATTGATGGCCGACTCTGCGTATTGCCAGCTGCTGCGTACACAGATCGCGGCTATGGAGCGTGTAGGTATTCGCTTCAACGGCAACGAGCCTGAGTTCGCAGAAGACCGCAAGTTCTATAAAGAAGCTCGCAGCTATCTGGGTTAACGACATAAAAGCCTCTCTACCCTTTGCGGGGTAGAGAGTGCTTATTTATGCCTTATCGATAGTCTGGAGCTTGTGGTTCACGAAGTCGTATGCGATGTCTTCCTGCACGCGCAAGATCCCCTCTGGTAAAACAACCAGCTTACGCTTCACTGCGCAACGAGTAGATTCGTCAATGGCGGTGTAGGTTGAGATATCCTTAGTTGGACCAAGGTCATCCAACTTAACGCCAATAACGTCAGTACCGGCCGCTGCCGTAATTCGAGAGATGATGTCAGACACAGAGACAGTGTTACGTGCCAATACACTGTTGATGATATCAGATGCACTTTGCGACAACGCGGTACGCAGTTCGGTGTTGGCATAACTAACCAACGACATGACGTAGGTGACGTGGAACTGCATCCCTGCTGGGACACTAACCTCACGACCATCGTTTATGACGATACGACTGTACCCCAGACTGCGTTTCGGATAGAAGCGGATAAAGGTGTTCTCAATCAGCTTTTCTCCAATCTCAGTGATAGGTCCAGTGATCCAGTCTACCAGCGCACTTGGTACGTACTGTGCGTATTCTACGTCTTCTGGGTCAGTAGCGAAATAGTAGACGCCATCCAACATCAGAATATCAAACTGACGTTCCGTCTTACGGTCCAGGAGTTTGATAGGTTTACCATCAGCGTCAAGCTTAGCCGTTCCAGCCTGATGTGCGATCTTCTGCTTACCCGTTTCTGGGTCGATTACTGGATCGCCTTTACGATGTTCGTAGACGTAGTTCACCTTGCCGTCTTTGATTTCGACGACAGGTTTACCACCTTCACGTTTAGGGATGTCCTCTTCGTAGTACGCGAGAACGTCAGTGCCCCACATCGCATAGCGCTCACTACCCGCCACGTTACGTGCACGACTCCACAGACCAGTTAGGTCGTCGCCCGTCACCACAGAGATACGGTTACGAGAAACACCATGACTGTTTGATGGCAGCAACATGTTACCCATCCAGGTATCGAGGCTGCGGGCTTCCAGTTGATACACGTCGTAGTCAGACACCGCATACACGAGATCCCAGTCACCTTTCAGTGGCATGGCAATTTCGCGACTTGCGTTGTTGAACATGGCGAAGTTTTCAACGATCAGACTGTGCTTCGGTGTAACGTCCCAATTTGTTTCAATGTCAAAGCGGTACACTCGCTCACCGTTTAACAAATTAGGCTCTTGCACGCCATTCATGAAGGCCCACCCGGTATCGCCTTCTGGTTGGAAGGCTAACTGCAAGTGAGTCTGGTCGTCGCGCAACGCTTTCCATCCATCGTCTGACTTAGTGGTAACGATCAAAGAGAAACCGGTAGCCGTCTTCTCGATCGTCATCGTATCAGGTGCAACACCAAGCATTGTAGTTTCGTTCCGGTCGATAAACTCGCGCCGAGTAATGCGTGGGTTCTCCATGTAATATGGACGAGCCGTGAACTTATTGTCTGCGGTGTCAAGGACGTAATGGAACGGAGTCCAGAGATACTGGACGTTGTTAATCTGGTTAGCCAATACATCGGATGACATGGCATACATCATCTTTTTCTCCGCATCCGAAACGATATTTAAAGCATCGTCGCGAATAGCAAAGAGGGTGTCTGGCTTGATGGTGATGCGAGTACCGTTATCGGCCACAGTTTCATAACCGACCAGCGATTCGATCGTAGACTGGAATAACTCCATACTACAACCAAGGCCAGTAGAAAATTTACCTGTGGTCGGCGCTGGCATCGGACGAGTAGCCAGATACGTACGTGAGTTGATGTCATCGATGGACTTCAGGATATCAAACCCTGCGCGTTCTACGGTGGTTTTCAGCTGTGCATCAGTGATAGGGTTATCCGTGTGGTTAGCATTGTGGATAACGCGCTCACGGAGCTGCTCGAAGGTTAACCCGTTAGTACCGCCATTGACCTTTTGAGTACAATAGAAGTACATGTCGTTGAACGCCCCCAGTGGTGCACTGTAGATAGACTCTTCCACAGTCTCTTCGGGATCGTTAAATTCCATCTGGTAATTAGACGGAGCGAAACCGGAGAGGTCTAAGTTGATTACGCCGCGACTTGTGTAAACATCAATGCGAATCTCATTAGTGATCTTTTTGGTTGTGATATAGATCTGTGGGATAGTAACCGATAAGCTGTTCTCTGTTACCTGCAACAGTGCGGTTGGGGTATTTGGATCTTGCACTTGCTTACTGTGCGTAGTATCCACTTCCAACCACGTACCATCAGACAGCTTACGCCAAACACGACAGTAGAAATACTGATCGGTCAAGCTGTACTTCTGTGTGACGGTAGACCCAGGTGCGATTGGTACCGAGTGTGAGGTTAGCTTAAACTGCAACACCGGAAGAACCATGGTGATATAGTCAACAGTGTCCTGGGTGGAGGCATACCACTCGACCAGGTTGGTATCCAGCGACTTGATAGGACTCTCTACGCTGTTGTCGTAGGTAATCTCAATCCCACCATACGGCATCAAACGAGCCACTACCGGATAAAGGGTAGTAAACGTGTAGTCGTTTACTGTCCAACTGGTATTGCGTGGAATGATCAACTGTTTAATACGAGTGTTTGGCACGTCAACCATACGCTGAATTAATTCAGCGCGTGACATAGCAAATTCAAACTCAGTTTCAGCTGGCGTACAGAAACGATCCAGATAATCTACGTTAGCCATATGGCAATACAGATCCTCGTAGGTTTGTGCCAACTGAGGGTACTGACGACGTGCTAACGATTCGATGGAGGACATCCCGGCTAAGTGCATTGCAATACCAGCACCCAGCAGTGTATTGAATGGTGTGGAACCATCGACAATATCGATTTCGCCATTCGTCGCACTCTCGATTGCCTCGTACACTTGATCCTGCACGAGACTAGGATTAAGCCTCGCCTGACCGATGGCCGTAGCCAGTTCAGAGATTTTAGTCATTGTTATCGCCCTTTAAAGCATTGTAATACTGCGCTTCAGCCACAGGCACCCACCACTCTAACTCCAGCGTCTCCTCATTGATATGAGGTAGTCCACGGTAGTTATAGTCCCGCAACAGATCGTTGGGTACTTTGACGTACGCGGTGCTCGTGCCTTCAATGGATTCTTTTAACTGCGGACACCACCGGAAAGTTGTCTTGTTGAACCAATAGATAATGATTGGATCGTTATACAATGCACCGGTAGCACGGAAGGGAACTGTGATTTGCGCAGTGTCGTCCATATATGGCTTTTCTGCGTTATAATTCATTGATGCGCCAATGCTGATAGCTGTCGGATAAGCAGCACCACAACATGCGATCTTTTGAACGTAACGACGAGACGGGTCAAGGACTAAGCGATAGATTCGCGTTTCGTAATCCTTTTCGTTCTCCAGCATGCTTTCTGGGTAGGGCATCAGGTCACCACGATACACCCAACCACTGTAGAGCAGCCAAACTAAAAACATTAATGTTATAGGGTCACCAGGCACGTTTCTGAAGTTGGCTGTCAGGGTATAGCTATCGAGGATTTCCCCGATACTGTCAATCTGGCTATACGTCTGCCGCGCCTTACCTTCGGGTGAGGTGTAGCTATCCATGTCAATGTCTTTCCACCCGTTCAAACTGATCAGGTTGTTTGACAACAATGGGATAAACGGACAGAAACGATCGACCAGCGGTGTGCTGATGGGCGTGTTGTTGTGCCTCTTTGCCCCTGGCGGCAGATCGAGGTTCCAGTTCCCACGCGGGTCCAGATAGGCTCGCACCATACGTGGAATGCTGTACTCTTCGTTTGACGCAAGAATACTGAGCACACGCTTTGTAATCAAATTACTCTCACTCAGGTTGAAGTTAGGCCGGGTGAGAAAAATCAAACCGTTATTATCAAGGTTGGTTGTAACGGGGTTACCAAGACCACGGTGGTTGAAGCCGCGCATCATCAGACTGTTGGCGATGCTTAGTTCGCCCAGACCATTCTGTCGTGAGATCAAATTTATCTGCCGGATAATTTCGGCTTGATCATTCGGGTTATACATAAAGACCGCCTATTCATTTTAATCTATATACGAGGTAAACGATGTTAAGTCCTCTCGCAGCCACCATCGCAGGTGAGGTTGGCGAAAAAGCTCTTAATGTGGTAAAAGCACTTACCCAGAAAGAGAAGTCTCTGCTCGATTTTATCCGAGTAGGGCAAGTTACTCCGATGGTCATCGTCGACAGTGACATTCGCCATAACCCGACCACTAAAGACATCCTTCATGTTCTCTCTACCCTGTTCACTGCATATTACATGCAGGCCCTGGTGTACGAAGATCTGATCGATGACGTTCGTATCACGCAGCGTCTGGAGAAATTCAATCCGGCACAGAGCAAACCGCTGTTTAAATCTATCGGTGTTGAGTCCCTGGGTGGCTACGGTTTAGGCCCTACCACAAAAGCTGGACTGGAAGCATATGATAAGGCCGGCAAAGGCGGCAGCGAAGTGTTCACTAAAGAGAACACTGCTGAGTTGTACGAAGATCGTTCACTGGCCGTCGGTAAAACGATCACCATCAAGCTGCACGATCGCGCTGGTAACCCACGCCCAACCCCAGTAACCATTCGTCTGGTTCCTATGACCATGGACAGTGGCGCACTGCTCTCCGCCTATAGCCTGGGTTCTCGTTGGAACACCGAGTCTGAGCGTAAGCACCGCGTTAACCAGGGTGAACTGCACTGGTTCTGGGATTACTGGTTGAAGCGTGACCTGATTCGCGAACATCAGCAGGCGTTACTCAATGACAAGTCTGGCGTCTATGCCTCACTGTCTGAGCGCCGTAGCAGCAAACTGTTGAGCGCTATTGTAAACGGCGAGCAGTCTGTTGCAGCCGCTGCGGCAATGAGCATTATCTCTGCTAAAACCGCAAAAGAACTGGAACGTCGTCTGGGTGGTAAGCTCTCGAACTTCAAAACTCGTGAGCAGCTGTTCGAAACCACTGGTCTGATGCTCCTGGTTGTATTCGATCCTAACTTCGAACAAATGACTTTCTACTATAGCGGTACACCTGATGCAAGTCAGCTGTCTGCCAGCGAAGTGAAGTCAAGTGGTAAGAAGCAGGATGTGAACGTAATGGAACTGATCAATACATTCATGTCCAAAGGCGCACCGAGCTTTTAATTGAGGGTATCATGGAAACTACTGAATTTTTGAGCCTGCTGCCGGCCACTGTTGATCGTAACATGGTTATCGGCCAGCTGCGTTCCCAAATGGGGAACATGACTGAAAACGTTATCCCTTCATTTAAAGCAAGCCAAGACGTCTTTGACGGTAACTACAAGTTCCGTTCACAGCTGGCTCGCACGGTGGAGACCACATTTGTTCGTCAGCGCATGACAGCTAACCGCACCAACTGGATTGGTGATGTTCTGACTGCACTGGAAACGGCGTCTGAAGTTATTCCTCGCTTCCTGTCCGAAGTCGAGAAACTGAACAGTGGCATTATTACTCGTGATGGCATTGACTTACGCACAGCAAACATCCTGCAACTCGCAGAGATGAATAAATTCATGCTGAGCTACGCGCCGAAACTTCTGCTGTGGGTCATGGCCGCTGAAGGTGCTGCAACTAGCGCGCATGTAAAAGAAAATATCACTCGTGGCGAAAGCGAGTGGTTAACTCAGAACCTGGTTGGTTTTGCAGCAGTCGTTCG